ACCTACAAGCAGTTCGGTCTGGACATTATCGCTCTCGCCAAGGGCGAGCTGGAGCTGTCCCCTGAGGTCGCTATGCGGCTGATGGAGAAGGCTCAGGCTCTGGTGAACGCTCAGGAGAGCAAGGCGGCCTATAACGCCACCCACCCCAAGAAGTCCACCGCCAAGGGTGCGAGTGCCGCCACTATGGAGAAGGCGAACGCCATTAAGAGCGTCCTCACCGCCTCCCCCATGACTGCGGCGGAGATTAACGCCGCTCTCGGCACTGACTATAGTGCCCTTCAGGTGGCGAACGCCGTCAAGTACATTGAGGGCGTGACCAGCGAGAAGGTCGTGCGGACTGTCACCAACTCCAAGGGCCTGACCAGCCAGAAGGAGTATACCGGCTATAAGGTCGGCTGACAAAATGCAGGGCGGGGCTTGACAACAGGCCCCGCCCATGCTATAATAAGGTATACCAAAAAAGATGGAGGTTCCAACACTTATGGGCAATGTTCTGATTTTCGATGTGGAAACGGCGGGCGGCTTTGCTGCTCCCAAGGTTTACGACTGCGGCGGCTGTGTGATGGACACCGCCACCGGCTATATCCAGCACCGCTTTCATTACGGCGTGCTGGAAGTGCTGGGCAATCCCCAACTGATGGCGACTGCATACTACGGTTGGAAGATGCCCAAGTATTGGCAATCCGTATATGAGCGCAAGACGGTTCCCATGCCGTTCGCCGATGTTCTCCGCAAGCTGACTGCAACGGTTGACTTTTACGACATTGAGGCAATCGCCGCATATAACGCCGGTTTTGATATGCGGGCAATGCGGGCAACCTGTGAATGGCTGTATGAAAACAGCAACTGGATGAACCGGGATGTAAAAGTTTGGGACATTTGGGGCGGTGCTTGCTCCAATATCTGCAACACTGAAAAGTTTTTTAAGTGGGCAGAGCGCAACGGCTATATCAGCGAGGCGGGCAACCCCAAGACCAGCGCCGAAGTGGTTTTCCAGTATATCACCGGCAAGCCGGCTTTCGAGGAAGAGCATATCGGCCTGGCAGACAGCGAAATCGAGGCGGCTATCCTGCATAGCGTACTCCGCCGCAAGCGCAAGGCAGACTTGACCATCCGCCCGAACCCCTGGCAGGAAGTCGGAAACAAGTACAAGGCGAGCCGGGCATAAGCCCGGCCGCCTATACAGAAAGGTATAGGAGGAATGAAAAAATGGCACGACAGAATAACAAGTACGAGGTCACCACCACCACCGGGAAAAAGTTCACCGTCCAGGCTTCCAACTATTCCCAGGCCGCCGACCGCGCCTATCTGGAAAAGAACGCCTGTTCTATCCGGCGAGTGTACGCCGACGGCTCGCGAGGAAAGCGCCGGGGGCTAAATTAAATTCGTCAAATTGCACAAAGGCAATATGCACAAACATACCCCCGAAAGTTTGTGCATATTGCCTATTGACGAGACGGGCTGCGCCGGCCGGCGCAGCCCGTTCATTCGGCGGCCATACTGCAACTTTCCCCCCGATTCCCAAAATTCCCCGCCTACACCTGTCCTCAGCCTACCCCTGCCCCTGTATTCACTGTCACAAACCGTTTGATTCCAGCGCCAGTTTTCAAACCGATCCCCCACATTTCTGCGTCCCGATCCCATATCGTCTCCGACCCCCGATTCGTTACAAATGAACAAAAATCCAACCCCCGCTAAACCGGATCTTCCAAACCCCTACCCCATCCCCTACGGCTGTCCTTCACCTCCTGCCCCATTTGACATAAATTAATTTTTGTGGTATAATATAATGGGGGAGTATAGGCTCCCGCCCTAAACCGGATCAATAACACGCCTGCTCCCACTTGACAGGAAAAAATTTTTGTGATATAATATATATAGAAAGTGAGAGAGGAGAGATGATAATGATTGACATGACTGACCGTACCCTCCAAATGGAACTCGCCGATTTCAAAGATAACCTGTTCAAGGCCCTCAGTAAGATGGCCGATACCACTGACCCCGACACATACGACATCGCCCGCGGAATTATCGGCGACATCGAGGCCACTATTCGGCATGAGTACTCCCTGGTTGAATACTTCAACTTCCTCTCCTCCGGCGCTTTCAAGGAGTGCTATGAACTCCCCGCGCCTTTCAGCGGCTGGGTAATGAAGCTGGCCTCCCGCGCCAATAACACCGTCGGCGAGAAGGCCCTGATCGAAGTTGCAGAGAGCCGCGGCCTGGACATCTTCCCCGAGACTTTCTTCATCACTACCCCCGTTTTGATGCAGATGGACCCTATCCGAGAGGGTCTTACCTGCTCTGACTTCTGCACCTGGGACAATTCCCATACCACGCCCGGCGGCTTTCATGTTAGCGGCACTTGGCGCGAGCTGTCCCCCAATTCTTGTGACAGTATCGCCGGGGATTACATTATCTTCCAGGAGAAGTGTACCCCCATGAGCCTTATCACCGACCATACTGATCACCCCAGCTGGACCGATAGCTACCTCCGCAAGGATAACTTTGAGTGGGACGCTGAGACCATTTACCGCTCCCGCATCGAAAGTATGACCTGGCTCGAGCGCTACCTCGAGGTGCACAGCGCCCAGGCCCTGAATGACCTGTTCCGCTTCATCAAGGACTACGAGCTGTCTGACCTGCGCCGCGATAATATCGGCTTTAGCCTCGGACTCCGCCGCCCTATCATTATGGACTGTCTGAGCCGCGCATAGGACGACGATGTACCCCCAGTCGATTGACTTGACTTAAAAAAATTTTTGTGATATAATATATATAGAAGATGAGGGAAGGGGCAAAGATAGTCCCGCGAAGGTTTGGCGCGATTGCCCCGGAGTGCACAATCTCCCTTCCCCATCCTGAAGGTTATAGCACAAAAATCTTCATCGCCCGCCGTATTACTTCCCCTCTGCGGCAGGTTGACATGAAAAAATTTTTGTGATATAATATATATAGAAAGTGAGAGAGGTGGTTGTCAATGGAAGTTGAAATCGTCCGCTTTGTCACCGTGAAGCACGGGAATGGAACCATTGAGCGCTGGATGAGCGCTGTCGAGTTCCGCGAGATGCTTTTGCACCTGACACCTAATGTGCTGACCGAAATCACCATCCAGAGAGAACCCACCCCCCGAACTTGAAACCCTACCCCCGGAGTAAAAGGAAGGGCCTAACGTGTGCCCACCCCCGTACATGAGAAGGAAAACTCAGGCCCGGGGTAAAACACAAATCCAAAAAATCACATTACAGGAGGAATTTTATTATGGAGAAGCGTAAGTTCTATAACACTGGAGATGCCAAGGGCTTTACCAAGCAGAAGTTCTTCGAGGCCGTCGTGGATATGTGCAACGGCGAGGACGTCGATGTGGACCTGGTGCGCGCCGCTGCTGAGTACGAGCTGGAGGGCATCGAGATGCGTGCTTCCAACAAGGCTACCGGCGAGAAGAAGGATGCTCTGCAGTCCGACTATGCCAACGCCCTGCGTGCCGCTATCGTGCCTCTGATTGGCTCTGAGCCCAAGACCGCCAAGGAGCTCATCGACATGGCCGAGGCCAAGGGCAAGAACAGCCCCAAGGGTACCCGCTGGGCCGCTCCCTGGGTGTCCCGTGTTCTGAACGCTGAGCCTGGTGTGCAGGCCGTGAAGATTGTTGTCGATACCGTCGACGGCAAGGGCCTGAAGGTTCAGAAGGAAGCCACTGCTTATCAGCGCGGCTGATAATCCCCACGAGGGGGCTTCGGCCCCCTCCCCATATCAAGGTAAACAGATGTCGGGCCTGATCAACCCTTCGCAGGGGCGGAACCTGCAGCCTTGACTGCCGATGGTAAAAGGGCACGCGCCAACTTTCCGGGTGCTATACCTTCTTAGCTATAGCTGCGTTGCCACTAATAAGCGAATAAGTGGAAGGTATGCTCTCCGCCGCAAGGGAAGCCGTGACGACGTGAAAATCCGGCAGTTCAGGTATCTGCCGAAAACAAACACCTGAGATGCCCAATACCAGTGCACATGGTTTGGGTCAATCTGCCGCTTCCCAGTTGGCTCGGCAATCAGTTCAAGTCTGATGAGCGGCGCTTTCCTCTCCCTTTCTTTCTTTCTTTCCCCTCCCTCGGCTGCTCAGTCTTCATTGATTGGGCAGCCTTTTCATACATATGCGCGCGCGCTATACCGGCATTTAGCATTGATCCGGTGTGGGCCGCGGCGCGCCGACCGTAGGTCCCGTGTTTCGAAAATGGCGCCAGACCGTTATTTTTAATGAAATTTAGGCCGCAGCGGCACAAATATAGTCCTGAATCGGAGTAATTAATACCTATCCCCAGAAGAAAAATTGATTATATTTGCTCCACGATTTCATTTGCTGCCTGTCGCTGGAAATAAACCGGTTTGTAACACCAATAAAGACCAAATGAAGGGTGAAATTCTGAAAAATTTTTGAAAATTTTTAGCCAAAGGGCTTAAAATCGCGGCCCAAGAAGCGTAAAAATGAAGAAAAATGGCTCAAAATCATCAAAAATTGACTAAAATCGGCTAAAAATGGCGCAAAAATGGTTAAAAATCGTTGAAAATCGTCAAAAATGCGAAAAAAATGACATATTTCAGCAGAAAGTTGACTTAAAAAAATTTTTATGATATAATATAATTAGAAATAGGAAATGAGACAAAATTTCCTCATTTGTACCTTGAAAATGTGATATTTTGTATATAACCATTGAGGAGTTGTAGCAACAATTGGCCCTCAAAAATGTATAATAATAATAATAATAATATGTAACCTTGAGAGCCAATAGTTTGAACGAGGGCCAAAACTTTCAACAACTCCTCTTTACAAATGAGTTAAGAATTGGCCCTCAAGAAAATTTGATATGACTATATGGCCGGTAATTCCAAATGTGTTTTCTCTCGGCCCCCGATTTTGCTTAATAATAAAAAAGAAATAATTAAAATCGGGGGCCGAGAGAAGCCACACTTTTGTGACTTACGATGGCCAAAAACCACCACAAACCTCAAAGGAGAGGAGGGCCTAATTGGAAAACAAAGCGTAGTTCTCCCAAACTCCAGAAGAGGCAGTACAAAGGCTCTCCAATACTCTCGACGAAGTAAAAGCGTCACACTCCTTCACCCCATCCATTGTAGTAGTCAACGGCGAAACCTATACTCAAGTTGACCAAACCGATAAGATGGTAGACACCAAAGGAAATGAATACTCAAGCGGTAACTTCCTTAAGACTGTCGCGCCCGACCTCTACAAACGAAGTTGGGGCCGCTTGGAAGACCCTCCCGATGGTCTACTTAAAGTCGGATTGACAAGCCGCAATCGCATAATCAAAACCGTTCAACTTCATCTTGTCAAGCCTCTCGTTACGCCGCTCACCAAGGCAATCACGCCATACTATCGCGGCCTAATGAAAGACATTGAAGCGCCCTACCGAGCGCGCATCGACTATACTGGCGCGCTTTGGGCAACTGGTTACGATTATGAACTTGCAACTGCTCTTGCACTTGAGTTTGGTCCTGCGCCAGGAGGAAATCTCCGAATGGAAGGCGCCTCAATGCATCGTCTTACCAAGACCGATGAAGGCATCCATCTTGAGATTGACTACCCGTTCACATTCCAAGAGCGGCTCATCTTTGCTTGTCAAACAATCTACAATGAAGTCGTTTCTAAGTCGCTGAGCGGCGTGCGGCCCGGCGTCGAAGAACTGGTGAAGGTCGGCATGACCAACTTCTTCTACTGTTAGGGCTGGTATTGTTCAGTACCAGGTGCCTACAAACAAGTCATTGAGAATTATATCCGAGTGTATTGCGGCAAATGTATTGACAGTATTGGAACACCTATCCCATATCCCGTCATCAACGAGCCTGAAAACTGCGTCCTTCCATACGAAGATACCCTTAAATGGAATGATTTTAAGTTTTCAAATGGAAGATCGTTAAAACAAATTCATCAGACAAAAGCTCTCACAACAAATTCTAATCTCGAACGATTACAAAAAATCTTTGAAGGCGCTGATCCCACACGGGAGTATTCCAGCGCCGAACTTCGCGCTATGGGATTGACTACAACATCTCAAGCGGCCGCAGTTAAAAATGGTTTTATTCTTAAACTTGGCGGCGGACGCAATACGCGTTACATCTTACAATTTCTAAAGGAGGAGTAAAACTTGCCTTTTTATCGTAGAAAGATTAAGTTTGAGGACTTGTCCCCAATCTATCAGCAATATCAGGCTTGGATGCGGTAGAACGCAGTTTGTGTCCACGCCCCAGATGAACATGACCCCCGCGAAATCTTCTTCATGACCGCCGAACAAGAGCGCAAAGGGCTGCCCGAAACAATCGCAAAAATCATTACTGCTCTGCGCATCGGCGACTTCATGGATGTGCTGCCCCTCGGCAATGAAGGTTTCTATCTTTATTCAACTCGCGGCGCCGAAGGCAAAATTCAAACTGTTACTCGCACCCATGTGCGCCTGCCCAAATTGTCCCACCTTATCACCCTTTCACCTCGTGATTTCTTCTTGCTGCTCAACCTCATTGCAACAGCGAAGAATACACAAACAGGTGACAGTCTCGCCCTCAATCCAGCGGCGTGCGGCATCACAGACATCAATAACACAGCCGTCGGCCAGTTCTTCACAAAGATGCGCGTCAACTATCGTATTAACGATGACTACTGCGACCGCAAATGGACGCCGCGCGACGCCATCTCATTCCTCGCCAAACTTGAGCCGACCCAAGAAAACCACTTAGCTGCCATGCAATACCTCACAGTCCTTCAGAACGACGATATTCTGTATTTCCCAATCGAGTCTATGGTCAACCTCGAACTCAACTGGGAGCAGATCGACGATGATTATTGCGTGCCGCCCGAGAGTGTTACCAATCATGTTATCAAAGGAGTCCATTAAGCGGGCTTCCAAATTTTTCCAATTTTCAAAGGAGGAAATTTATATGTCCGAACTCGATAAGGCCATTTCCGAACTGGTTTCTGCTTTCCAGGAGATTATGCCCAGCGCCCAGGTGTTCGTCGCCCAGGCCAAGCCAGAGACCAAGTCTGAGGCCAAGCCCACCAACCATGAAGCTGAATACTGGCGCCAGAAGTATATGTAGACCCTCGACAAGTACAATACCCTGCTCGCCGGCCAGTCTATCCGCACCAAGACCCATGACCAGGAGCGTTCCACCATTGCCAATCTTCAGGGTCAGATTCGCTCTCTGACTGAGACTGTACAGAAGAAGAACCAGGAGATTGCCAACATTAAGGAGACTTTCCAGAAGTATGGTAGTGAGCAGCGCGTCGCCATTCTGAATCTTCAGGAGACCATCGCCGAGCTGCGTGAGCGTAACGCCAAGATCCTCAGCGACAGCAAGTCCAAGGACGCTCGCATTAAGGAGCTTTATGACAATCTCCAGCGCATTACCATTACCACCGAGCCGGCTAAGATGAGCACTCCTCTCGGCCTCCTGCCTGTCAACTCTACTGGTATGCGCCGCCTGGCTGATGCTTATGCGCAGATCGCCAGTTTGTATAACCATCGCTCTACCGAACAGTCCACTATGGCAGAGAAGAACGCCACTCTCCAGAAGGAGAACGACGCCTATGAAGCGCTCTTCCGTGTATTGGCAGAGACTCTCCGTGAATATGACCCCAAGGTAAAGTCCTAACCTTAAAGCCCTGCCGTCCGGCAGGGCTTTCTTGACATAAAAAAATTTTTATGATATAATATATACAGAAAGTGAGAAAGGGGTCAAAAATATGATTAGAGTTATCTATGTTGGCGACTACGACTGTGAGCCTAAATACATTGTCCGCGTCAACTCTCTCGTTCAGCACGAGTACGCCGAACAGCCGTTCATCGCTATGCTCTGCAAGCCGCACACCGCCGAGTACAACATCCAGTATACGGACTACGGCATGGAGGATGACACCATTCAGGCTTACATCGAGTTGATGATGGAATGCAAAGACCAGGCCACGCGTCTCGCCGCTTTTGACCGTCTGTGGGACTATCTTATGGGGGAGGTTTAATATATGAAACTGCTTGTTATCAATGGCGATAGCTTTTCCATCTTTCCGCCTTCCGGCGCTTGGTTCTTCCTGTCTGAGGATGACACTCTGACCTCGTTCTTCCAGGACGGTGCTCTTCATAAGATTGCCACTGAGAAGCCCGACCTCGACTACCTGTATTTCAACGAGGACGAGCTGGACGAGAACACTGTCGTCGAGCTGGAGCGCATCTGGCGCATGAACGCCAACGACGATTATGTCGCCGTATTCAAGAACATCTGGAATGAACTGGAGGCTGATGCGTAATGGCAACTATCAGAGTTATTCGTGTTGACTATGCAGACGAGAGCCGCTATCATACCGACTTTCAGGACTTCAAGGAGTTCAATACCGAAGACTTCATCAACTTCATCCTGACGCATCGCAACTACGATTTCCATATCCGCGCGCTGGACGCTGAATCTGAAAATGTGCCCGAAGCCGCGCTCGGCTGCCTCGATATTATTTCAGCCTACAATAAGCCGCCTCAGGAAATCACTATGTCGGCGTTCAACTACATCTGGGAAAACAAGGAGGTGCACGATGTCTAATCTGCACATCATGTGCGGCTTGCCGGCGAGCGGCAAGACCACATACATTTCGAAATGGGCCTTCGCCGATGACCGTGTGGTTCATCGCGATGAAGTGCGCGCCGCCCTTCGTGAGCGGTTTCATTCTGACCAGTACTTCCCTTGTTCTGCGGACGAGGAGTACGGTTACTTCCTTGACGCCTGCCGCTATGCGGCCATTGATGCGGCTGGTCGAGGCGTTGACCTCTGGATTGACCAGACCACTCTGTCCAATGGCTCTGCGCATAAGCTGTTGAAGGGCCTCAACGCGCTTCAGCCGCTCTATGCTACCTTCAACATGATTATCTTCGAGCAGGTATGCACGCCGCTCGCCGTTTGCCTTGAGCGCAATGCTAAGCGCAAGGGCTTTGAGTGTGTGCCCGAGGAGACCATGCTCTCTATGGCAAAATCCTATCTGCTCGATATGACCATCGTGCGCCAGAAGGCATACACCATCGACAAGCGGCTTCCCATGATTATCTGCCGCCATGCCATCAATGATTTGTATTAAGGGGGTGATAGCATGACTGTATTTGTTAAAACAGATGACGCAATCTACCCCTGCGACGGCTACTTCTTCATCCGCATGACCCATGTTATGCCGAACAAGTGGGGTGTCTTTGCAACCCAGCTTGGCCTGCCGCAGCCTACACTCATGGAGGAATACCAAGATGACGAGGTATTCAGCGGCCACGACAAGGCGCAAAAGGCCCTTGACTACCTCTTCAAGAACATCAAAGACGAAGCCACTATCGACCTCACTAAGGCCACCCTTTAAGGGTGGCCTTTTCTTGACATAAAAATATTTTTGTGATATAATAATTATAGAAAATGAGAAAGAGGCAATGAATAATGATTCTGAAAATCGTTGACGACGACCGAGAGACCTGCGTTATCGTAACTCGTATTGACCGCCGCAAAGACATTTCTGGCTGCGACCCCTGGGGAGATGGCGAAGGCGCCTCCTTTTTAGATTACTCCATCTGGGTCAACGGCGAGCAAGTCTGGCTGGGTACCGATATGGTTTATCCTAAGCCGGCGAAGAGTCAGGACTACTGCGGCCTGTCTAAGATTATCTATGAGCTGCTCCTCGATAAGATGCCGACCAGCGATGTCGTTGAGTTCAATGACATCTTGCGGCGCGCCCATACCGAATACGACCTTCGTATGAAAGGAGTGATTAAATGAGTATCTTTTTGACTTCAGATACACATTTCAATAACGACAATATCATTAAATATTGCGGCCGGCCCTTTGTCGACCACGAGCATATGAACAGGGAGCTTATCGCCAACTGGAACAGCGTCGTTAAGCCCGAGGATACTGTATACCATCTGGGCGACTTCATTATGGGCCTGGCCGACAATACCACCTCTATTCTCCATCGGCTCAACGGCCATATCCATCTGGTGCGCGGCAATCACGATACGCTGCGTAAGCTCGCCATCTATCAGCAGTATCCCGAGAAGATTACTGTTCACGATGTCGCCTACCTGCCATACAAAGGGCTGTACTTTGTGATGTGCCATTTCCCGCTGGAGAACGAGGCGTTCTACGACATGGTTGTGCGCGACAACTCTGAGGTGGTATTGTGCCACGGCCATGTGCATAACCATGAGCCATTCTACAATACGCTCACTCATACTTTCAACCTTTCCGTGGATGTAACCAACTTCACTCCTGTGGCGCTGGATAACATTTACGAGATTGTCAAAGCGGATTTCATTAAGAAAGGAGTGTGGCGCAATGATAATGGCAGTATGTGATTTCATCCTCGCCGCCCTTTGGATGGTAAACCTCATTATTGGCTGTGTCAATGTGGCGAATGGTCAGCCTTTTGCTAACAACATCAGCATCGCCTGTGCGTATCTGCTGACAGTTCTGGCCTTCATCAACCTTGGATTGGACCATCTGAAGGAGCGATAATATGAAAGCGGCAGAACTTGAGCAATTTATAACTCAATTTTTTAATATTTGCCGCGAAGCCAAGAGCGACCTTGAGAGAGCGACAGAGGCAGAACAATACCCAAATTCTGCCATTCAAGATTTGCTGCACGCCTTGGAGCTTGCACCAAAGCAATTAGATGCGGAGACTGTCAAATGGAAGCTCCACGAACTACGCGTGGACAGACGGGGCGCGAAGAAAGAACTTGAAGTTACCTCTCTCTGGGCCGACTGGTGCGACAAAAACAAAAAGTCACTCGACACTTTACAGCAGGTATTGGGGCAGATGCGTAAAATACTGCGCCGCCAGCCCAATGACTTCTATGTATTCAAGACTGACATACTGGGAGTCAAGGGCGAATACCTGCAGGCCGATCAAGAACCCGAATATATTCAAATGAAAATGGAGGGATTCTAATGAAGTTTACGGATTTCGACTTCAGCCTTACCAAGACTGATAATAACGCGACCCTGTACTTCAAGAACGACCACAGCGATGACCTCTATCTCTGTATGGATAGCGTCTTCAGTAAGTATATTGACCAGGCTCCCGCCAGCTGGGATAATATTATGGATCGTATGCGCTACGCTTTGGTCGAGGAGCCTGACGGCGTTGATGCGCAGCTGTCCATCATCTATATGTTCGACGATACTATGAAGATTGTTCTGACCCTGCGACTCGCCGACAATGTGCTCAACCTCGAGTTCTGGGCGAAGGACATTGAGAACTGCCTGGACTAAGGAGGAATATTATGAAAGTAACTGAAGTTTCTTTAAACAACCAAAAACTCGTCATCAACTTTGATGGCTCTTTGGAAAAAGTAGTCATCAATGTTGATGAAGTATTGGACTGGTATCGTCCTTTAATTGCCACTACCCCAGGAGGAGTAAGAGAGCCAACTGATTTAGAGACGGCTTACCAATATCTTCAGGATATGGTTGAGACAGAAGATGAATTCGCCGTCTTTGTCCAAAGTGGAGAAGGAAATCTCCCGGAGGAATATTTCGGAGGTACTCCTAAATATATCTTCCGTATGGAATCTCCGTCTTTCTATGATGGTCAAATTGAGATTAGCAGTTCTTTAGAGCTGGCTTCTCATCATCCCATTTATGTCCAGACAAAGCATTGGGATGAACTCTCTACTATCAACTGAGGAGGAAGTATGAGCGCAAACGGAATCGAAATCGAGCGTAAGTGGCTGGTCTCTGGCCTTCCTGAAGGCTACGCGCCGCGCAAGCATCGCATCGTAGAGTCCTTCTATCTGTTTGCCAACGATGATGCTGAGCTTCGTATCAGCCGCCGCATCAAAGTGGTGAACGGCATGAACGGCCCTATCTACGGCACGCCCAAGTACAAGTGGACATTCAAGGCGGGCAACGGTCTGAACCGTGTCGAGCATGAGGGCTTCCTTACTCCCGAGCAGTATTGGGATCTCGTTGAACGCGCGCCCGGCGGCGTCTATCACAAGGACTGGTATGAGTTCCCTATGAACGACGGCCTTACTCTTGAAGTCAACTGCGTTGACAACAAGTGGTGGTACGCCGAAGTTGAGTTCCCCTCTGAGGAAGCAGCAGCTGCATGGGTGCCTATTGACTACCTGGCCAACTGCACTGAAGTAACTGGCGAGCAGGGCTACGCCATGAAGAACTATTACCGCAAACAATACATGAAGGAGGATATTTGATATGATTCTTCGCAACTTTTCTCTGGCGACTGTGCGCGTCATGGGTGAATTGGATACTTTCAATCTGGCGCTGGAGGTTCGCGCTTCTGGCAAGGATTTCCGCTATAACTTCGAGGACTGCACCCTCTGTGACACCGACCTTGAGATGGGAGAGGTCAATACCGATCAGAAACTGAACGGCGAAGACCTCGATACTCTGCAAGACTATCTTATGGATATGCTCATCCATGAGGATATTACCATTGGACTGAACGGCGACATTGCCGTATTCTCTGACAACAGTGAGGACGGAGACTCCTGGGCGGCGATTCGTTTCGGATACATGACGGTCATGGAGGTATAATATGCTCATCGGCATCGCGGTTATCGGCATTGCGGTTTATGTCGGCGCGCCCACATGGACTATCGTATTTGCCTCGTTGGGCATTGCCGCCAAAGTCCTCGGCAGCTTTATCAATTTAATCACCGATTAACCTACCGCCCCTCTTTGAGGGGCGGTCTTTATTTGACACAAAAAAATTTTTATGATATAATATATATAGAAAGTGAGGGATGAATATGCAGGATGTAATGTTCCTTAGAAATAGAGTAAAAGAGCACGTCGAGCTGGTTGCCAACCATTTTACCAACCACGCCGTCTTCTACTGTGGTCTGTATGGTTCTCAGAACTATGGCCTCAATACCGATGACAGCGATGTGGACACCAAGTGCATGGTACTGCCGCCCTTCAGGGATGTTGTGCTGGGCCGCAAAATGGTATCCACTGACTTGGCTGATCCCTACGGTGCCCTCTGCAATGTGAAGGATGTACGCGCCATGTTCGACAACTTCTTCAAGGGCAATATCAACTTTGTTGAGGTTCTCTATACCGACTACTTTTCTGTTGGCGCCGACTATCTGCCCGAAGCCAGTGAGCTGCGCGACCATCGTGACATGGTGGCCAACCGTGACCCACTGCGCCTTATGGAGATGGCTGCTGGTATGGCGCGGCAGAAGTATGTGGCTTTTAATAAGCCCTTCGAGAGCAAGAAAGAAGTCCTTGCCAAGCACGGTTATGACCCCAAGCAGCTGCATCACCTTGGCCGGCTCGCATACTTTATGACTGACTACATGGCCGCTGGCGATTTCGGTTATGCTCTTCGCCCCGACAAAGAAACTAATGAGCTTCTTATGTCTCTCAAGACCAATCCTCTGCCGTTGGAACACGCCGAGGAAAAGCGTGAGTTCTATATGTCTTATGTAGACAAAAAACTGGAGGATGCCAGACGGTTTTGGGGCGACGAGTATGAGCGAGACCTTGCCGCCAAGCGCAGCGTTGAAGTGAGAGCCTTTCTCGATGACCTCGCATACCGCTTACTCTGTAAGGCCTACGACGTAGGTTGACACAAAAAAATTTTTGTGTTATAATATTTATACAATCAAAGGAGGAGATACCAATGACTCAATCTTTGAATCAGGTTCTTCGCCAGATGCGCGCAAAGTATCCCAGGGCAACCTATGTGGTGGACGATGTTCCCGATGACAACCGCACTCTTTACGAGGGCGACATCAATGGCATCCTCTCCATCGAGTATCTTCAGGACAACAAGGTTCTGGGGGTTGACGAATCCCAGGCGCCCGGTCGCATCTTTATCCGCATCGAGGAAGAGACCATCGACTAAAGCCCAGGCGGGTGGCTTAATACCCGCCTCTATATGGGTCAGTATACCGTATCAGGAAGCGGCGCGGACTGTAAATCCGTTGGTTAACACCTCAGTAGGTTCGACTCCTACCTGGCCCACCATACAAAATAATGGATGTGATGTTATGGCCAAACGAATGAAGCCTTTGCTCGCAGGAACTAAATTTGCCAATGGATGGCGTATATTAGAACATTGGAATTGCGCCACAAGCGTAGAGCACGGACTTGGCAGAAAGAACAGTCATTATCTCTGCATCAATGATGAATGTGGAGTTTTGTATGCTTTTGAGAATAGCAATGTTCGGCGCTGGCTGGATGGCTTAGTTCCTGTTTTACAAAAATGCAAAAACTGCAAAGGGCCTAAGTCCTGTTATTATTCTTCTCAAAATTACAAAACAATTTCTAAGGAAATCAATCGAGAAGGATTGGCTATTGTATATGGGAAGGAATTTGGGGATTTAGTAATTGCAGGTCCAGATTATCCCAGCAAATTGTTCACTGACCATCAGCGTCATGTCCGTTGTTATTGTAAAAGATGTAAAGGGTATCATTTTATGCGGCATGATGACCTTGAAGTAGGTCGCCTTCCATGCTTAGCCGAAGGGCGGTCGATGTTAAATGTCCCGAAAGAGTTTCTTGAAGAAACAAGCTCATCGTAAAGTACGTCGCAGTAAACATACTTTTGGGAAGGGTAACCGTTCCAATCGTTTGTTTGATTATTGGTGGACTCTTTATTGAGTTCATACAGGCGCTGGTACTCGGCGCCTAATATAGCCTCGTCGCCAAGTTGGTAAGGCACAGGACTTTGACTCCTGCACTCGCTGGTTCGAGTCCAGCCGGGGCTGCCATATGGTTCCTTAGCTCAGTTGGTTAGAGCCGCCGGCTCATAACCGGAAGGTCCTGGGTTCGATTCCCCGAGGAACCACCATCAAGTTTTGAATAAAAGGAGTGTATGACAAATGACTAAGGCAGAGACTCGCTTCATCCACACTACTGGTCGCGACGGTATTCACAAGGTGATTGCCCTCGGACAGTATCATGGTGAGACAGTACGCGCAACCGCCAAGTGCGCGCCCAACGATACTCCTTCTGTCGACGACGGCGAGACTCTCGCTGGTCTGCGGCTGGAGAAGAAGATCCTGAAGCGGCGCAAGGCTTTCGCTGAGGCCCAGCTCACCAAGAAGTACGATTACCTGGAGTTCCTGGCGGACGAGATGGATAAGACCCGTGCGGCCATCACTCGCACCGAGGCCAACATCGACGAGATCGCGGCAGCTCAGGCGGCCAACGAGACTGACCTGGCCGGCCTGCTCGCTCGGCTGTAATCAATAACTCCTCCCCTCACTTGACACAAAAAAATTTTTGTAGTATAATATATATAGAAAGTGAGGGATGAGTTATGAGAAATCCAAATCGTATTCCCAATCTGACTGGGTTATTCCAAACCTATTGGATGGTCGTCGGCACCGATCTCCGGTTCGGACAAGTGCTTGAGCTGATGGCTCAGGATTACGCCGAGTGCCATGATTGCGAAAAGCCCAGCGATTTCTTCTATATCGAGGACGAGCGTTGGGGAACCGCATTGGTTTATGGACTGAATAAGAGAGGAGTGGCGGTAGATGATTAAGTGTTCCGCTGTAAAGTTCGTGCCATTCGGCACTAACTATCCCATCATTGTGGCTGGCCCGCGGCATCCTGATTGTTATGAAACAATTATGGCGCACTTTGGCCACTCCTACTTCCAGTCCCCCAGCGTCGTTGAGGGTTTCCTCGACGAAAAGGATAAGTTCCTTGACCGCTATGACGCCAAGTATGAGGCCTTGAAATGCGGCCAACTCACCCATGACACTTCTGACCGCGCCCTCTACTCTGAGGATATTTGGCCGGAAGAGTAACCGTAGACGACAGTGCGGGTAAAACCCTGTCGGTTGCGCGTGTACGTGAGCGCAGCGCGCCACATAAATACTGAGCGTTCCTTTCCGTGGCCGTCGGAAACAAATTACGGCCATTCTATGACTCATTAGCTCAGCTGGTAGAGCACCGCCCTTTTAAGGCGGGTTGCCGGGGTTCGAGCCCCCGATGAGTCACCATTGGTTGGATGCGTTTGAATGAGTAGGACTGCCTGTGCACGAGGTGCCGAAAGTCAAGTTCGCATGACCGCGGCTCTTGTCGGTAACAGCATCGTTGTAACCGTCTGACTTGTGCCCTCGTTATTGCTTTGTAAGGCCGGTGGAAAGGAACCGAATAGTTCGTAAAGCGACCCTTGGTTTTAAGATTGTGTTTCTGTGGGGTAATGAATGAAGAAACCATCACAATGCATTGGGGTTAGGTAGTACCTCCAAAATAAAAGGAAAACTACCATATATCCGGTTGTAGCGTAATTGGCTAACGCACCTGCCTTCCAAGCAGGGGACTGCGGGTTCAAGTCCCGTCAGCCGGTCCATATCCGGTAGTAGCTCAACTGGTAGAGCACCTGCTTGCCATGCAGGAGGTTGCGGGTTCGGGTCCCGTCTATCGGTCCACAGGGGAAAGCCAGCGCCCCTCTTAAGGAAAGACTGACAGACCCGGTTTCTAATCCGGCGGTTGCCACGAGATAGCAGGGTGTGTACTGAGTACCTCGTGCCTGAAAACCTCAGCGTGACCCCTAACGACAGACGGGGAGGTCTTTATGTAGTTTCCCTTAAAAAGAAACTCTTGTGGCTGACCCGGCCGCTCCAGAGGTCTGAGTACCAGAGAAGGATTGGCAACCAGGGTATTATATGCAGGAGTAGCTCAGTTGGTTAGAGCACTCGCCTGATAAGCGAGAGGTCAGCAGTTCAAGTCTGCTCTTCTGCACCAACCGGTTTACTGCCGCGCGTTGAACTCTGGCCAGTTTTTACGGCATTTTAAGGAGGCTCATCGTGTTGAAGCGCAAGTGACGCGGTTCACAAAAATTCTGTGTGGGACAAATAAACAAAGACCACGCAGGCCCGGCCATGTGAGGGTATCTTGCTGTTCAGATTGGAACATGGGACAAAAGGCTTTTGTTTATCGAGTTCGCCCGACAGTGGAGAGCAGCTCCAAAGTAACTCGGTTAAGGGGCTGGGACGCCAGCCCTACATATAGGTCGGTCGCCTAGCGGTTGATGGCACCAGTCTCCAAAACTGGCGGAGAAATCCCACCTTGGTTCGAATCCAAGCCGGCCTGCCAGAAGGAAGGAGGAATAGTATGTGTGGTATCTATAAGATTACCAATTTAATAACTGGAAAAGTATATATTGGGCAATCTGTCGATATTCTCCGTCGCTGGAGACAACACAAACATTCCTCTTTTTCTTATCCTCTTTATGAGGATTTCAAAAAGTATGGGTTAGACAATTTTTCATTTGAAGTATTGGAAGAGTGTCAAGAAAATGAACTAAACGCCAAAGAAAAAGAGTATATCCAAAAGTATAATTCTTTTACTAATGGATACAATCAAACTATTGGTGGCTCTGGGATTGTTGCTCCTGTCAAATTGACAGAGGAAGATATTTTGGAGATTTATAATCTTTTGGCAAATACTTCTTATACTCAAAGGAATATTGCAAAAATTTTTGATGTAGGAGAAGACACGATTTCAGAAATCAATACAGGTAAAACTCGCAGACATTCTGATTGGTCTTATCCTATTAGAACACATCAGAAGCCCAAGGTTTGTCCTTATTGTGGAGAAATTATTTCTACAAGAGCGACAGCTTGTCGAAATTGTCGAGACTTTCTTTTACAAAAAGTTGCCCGCCCATCGAGAGAGGAATTGAAATCTCTTATTCGAGAAAAATCTTTTCTTGAAATTGGTCGAATGTTTGGCGTTAGTGATAATGCTATTCGTAAGTGGTGCGACAAAGAAGGACTACCAAGAAAAAAGAATGTAATTAAAAAGTTCTCTGATGAAGAATGGGAGGCAATTTAATGGACTTCTATACTTCATACTTCTATCAAATCCGCAATTTCACACCAAATATGATACCGTTGTCAACGGCGTGCAGTGACCCTGCATGGTATCACGCAGGCCGCGACAAGAACTTTGTATACTTTGACAATAACAAAGTATGCAACGGCTTACGCGCCGAGATGTTACATCCCGATAAGTCCTGCGCCAATCTTTGTTGTGGTGCCTTCGCTTGTCCCTACACACCTGACACCTGCAACTTCCTTGACGCATATCGTCGTCAGCTTGAGAAGGTTGATTTCATGGATTTCATTGGTCGATGCGCTCGCATCAAAGACCAAGTCCGTGAGTGTAACCATTTCGAGGGGCCGCCTATCATCGTATTGATGGTTCACGAGGCGCCGCAAAATCCATGCTCTGAGCGTATTGCCCTTCAAGAGTGGATGTGGCGGCATGGAATGTCTTGTCCTGAGTTGCCATATCAAGGAAAACAGTTTCGTGGATTCGACAGGTTGACTTAAAAAAATTTTTGTGGTATAATATTTACAGAAAATGAGGGTGGCGTTAGAGGTCGATAAGACAAACCACGCCTTAATGCGCTCGGAGTTGCGTGTCGAGCCGCCCCATTCAATATCGCAGAGTAGAGAAGTGGCCTATCTCGCGACCCTCATAAGGTCGAAATCGTGGGTTCGAATCCCACCTCTGCACCCATAAGGAGATGAAACGGCACGCGCACTCCTTTTCCTTTGGAATATCAAAAGCGCAGCCCTGTATATCTCGATGGTGTAATTGGTCAGTCACGGCGCTCTCATAAGGCGCAAGTCGGGGTTCGAGTCCCTGTCGAGATACCATCACCTCAAATAAGAAAGGAGGCATGAAAATGCTGTTGTACTTCGAGCTTCCTTGGAACCACCAAGACATTGATGATTTCATCTTTGGCGATGAAGAGCCTATCATCAGTCAGAAGTAATCTGACAATACCCAAGCGGCGGTAAATCCGCCCCAAGTGTATAATGCGGCTCCGAAAGGAACGGTTCCAAGCCCGTGAAAACGCAGAGGATACACACCTACCCACCCATTAGTGAAAGGAGTTCACATGAGTAAGCGTAAGACTCTCCAGATTGGAGATGTTGTCCGTCATCAGAAGTATGGCATGGGGCGCATCCATCAGATTGACCCCAATGACCGCGAGTTCTTCTTCGACATCCACTTTGACCTTGATGGCGGCGACGGAACCCTTATCTGGATGGATAAGATTCGCGCCCTGCGCCAGTGCAAGCTGGTTCATCGGCCGGAGACGCCGCCTGCCGTTGTGCGGCTGGATAATGGCATTATCCGAGAGTTCGTAGGATAAACCTTTGCGGAGAGGTTTAAGCCGGGGGTTTCTCTTAAATATAAACTCCGGCAATATCCGGGTGTAGCTCAGCTGATAGAGCGCGTGGTTTGGGACCACGATGCCGTGGGTTTGAGTCCCGCCACTCGGACCATATCGAGGTGTAGTTCAGCTGGGAGAACGCTTGACTGGGGGTCAAGAGGCCGCAGGTTCAAGTCCTGTCACTTCGACCAGTGATTCCCACAATCACACATATAATACGGTGGCTTTGCCTCTGCCGCATCCGTTAAGTGCGGTGCTAATATTGGCGTGTAGCTCAATCGGTAGTTAGCACTCGGCTGTTAACCGAGGGGTTGTGGGTTCGAGTCCCACCATGCCAGCCACGGCTGTTGCCCAGCCGCAACCATCTTTGCAAGGGAGGTAATTCCAATGGCTAAGTGTGGAGGCAAGAAAAAGAAGGGCGGCAAAGGTAAGTAATTACCTGCCTTTCTTACTCGTCGACTGCGAGTGTAAATAAAAGCCTGGGGACATTATCGTCCCCCTCATGGGATTGTAGCTCAGTTGGGAGAGCACCTGTCTTGCAAGCAGGGGGTCAGGGGTTCGACTCCCCTCAGTTCCACCATAAATAATCTTTAAGGAGGTAATCGCATGGCAGACTTTAATACATCGTCCCCAATGACGCTGGATGAAGCAATCAAGCACGCTGAAGAGCGAGCTTCCTTGTCATGCGATGAATGCGCCGAACAGCACCGACAGTTGGCCGAGTGGCTTAAAGAGTTGAAGCAATACCGAGAGTATCTTAAACCATTGGAAACGCCCAATGGAAACCTCTTTGGTATTGACCTAAACAAAGTCCCTGAGTCCTGTCGTGGTTGTCCTCAGCATCCATCCAATGGCGGCTCAGGGATTTGCTTTTGCATCCTCGGCCAGCCAATCATTACATAAGGAGGGTTAGTATGGCTGCTGATTATGCCGCTGTGAAAAGCATGGTTGAGCGTGGAGTAGGCCGCGGGTACACTCACTGTCTAATCGTCGTAGACGAGTTCGATTATGAGGACTACCCTGTTTACATTCCTGAGTGTCAGGATGTGCAGGACATGATCGCAACCACCAATGCCCTTAGTATGCAGCGTGTCGTTGAGGTTTACAACTATTCCAAAGATTTGGAAGAGCAGCTTCGCCGAGACCGCTGCTGGGAAATCTAATACGGCGAGGTTGACCCCAGTAGGTGCGGGGAGCAGTCTTGAAAACTGTCGGTCGTGATGAGCGGCTTGTGGGTTCGAGTCCCTCCCTCGCCGCCATGCTCCTTTGGCGCAACTGGCAGACGCGGCAGATTTAGGTTCTGTAAGTTAAGGGTTCGAGTCCCTTAGGGAGCACCACTTCGATAGCATAGGAAGTTCCTTTACAACTCGCCATAGGGTTCTACTTCTCGCTACTTGACACAAAAAAATTTTTGTGCTATAATTATTATAGAAAATGAGAGAGGGGATAAGACCTATGAAATACACTTATAGCGTGAACATGACCATCCTGACTACTGTTGAGAGCGATGTTCCCCTGGACCCCGACGACATCCTCGAAGCTGCCTTTCTTCAGACCGGCATTGACCCCGATAATGTGAACGACACCGATGTGACCGGCCTTGATGGAACTCCTGATCCTTATCTCGGCTATATTGAGGATTGAGCGTCAGGTTGACACAAAAAAATTTTTGTGTTATAATAATTACAGAAAGTAGGAAATGGCGGATTAGCTCAGCTGGTTAGAGCGCGTGCCTTACAAGCATGAGGTCGCTGGTTCGATTCCAGCATTCGTCACCAGTGCCAATCTACATGGGCATCCTTTTTCTGGACGCGCGCAGAAAGGTGAGGCACTTGCCCAAAGGCGAAAGTAGACTAAGCCTTTTATTCAAGCTCTGGAGGCGGCAGGAGCAGATAACGAGTCGCCCAGCGAGTCCGACCGACTATAAGGCGATGCCCCCGCTGCGGGGTCGGGAAATACGCAGGTTCACAAAAGAGAACAGCTACGAAGGTTTGGTGTGCCGATGCGCGTTCTCTCTGGGTAAGGCCAGTTCAAAGAGCACCACAAATCAGCACCACGGCAAACATGGGTCGTCAGAATGGAATGCCCCTACGACTGCCGGCGCCCTCAGCACATGGGCGTAAGAAATCTGACATACGGCGCATAGAGTTACTGCGATAATGCTGAGTGCGCGGCCCCACAATCAGGGGTGATAGAAAAGCGGCGGTTTCCTTTGAGAGTCGGTATCCGTTAAAACCAGACTCTGTGCACCGGCGGCCAAAGATGCTGGGTTCGAATCCCGCCTGGCCCCGATTGGGGCCGGTAGTTTAAGTGGTTAGAACAGTGGCGGCCTTCTATATGCTGGCGTAGCTCTAATTGGTAGAGCAGGTGCCTTGTAATCATCAGGTTCGGAGTTCGAGTCTCCGCGCCAGCTCCACCCCGAAAGGGGCCACCTCCATTCATTTTTTTGAAAAGTACACTTTCAAGTCCCCGCCGAAAGGCGGGCGCCCTCCAATAAGCCGTGGGTTCGCGTCCCGAGGGTGAACACAATTTCCCATAACCAACACGGAGAAATTGTGACTGAAGCGGCCAGACAATTAAAGACAAGGTTGTTGGAGTTACCTGTCTAATCTTCCCCGTGCAGGGCGGCGTGATTGATAAGCCTGCAATGTCCCGCTTAATTTGCAAAGGAAAAGTTCGGATTAGAAAATCGTTGGACGCGGTAAGCGATAGGTGCGGGAGCCGAACCTCGAATGGAAGAGTTGTCGATTATATGGTGCCATAGTGGAACTGGTATAACACGCCAGCCTCTCAAGCTGGAGATTCGGGGTTCAAGTCCCCGTGGCATCACCAACTGTCATCCCGACAGTCCTGCTGGCAACAGGTATATGTGAAATTCATAGCAGGCCCCATCTCCTGCCGTTATAGCCGGTGCTTCCAAAGTCGCATAAGTAGTTCCTTTTTTGAAATTGTATTTTGGAACAAGTTTTACTACTCGCGACATTTCATTGGCATAAGCAGTTCCTTTTTAATAGATTGGTTATCTTGATTACTGCTCGCCAACATCGCATAGTCGCCAAGTCTGGTTAAGGCACAGGTCTGCAAAACCTGGATCCCCAGTTCGAATCTGGGCTATGCGTCCATTAACTCTAATACGAAGGGAGGCTGATAGAAATGGTACTGGACATCAATATCAAGTCCGCTGAGGACGCCGAGAAGTTAAGTGCTGTGGCCTGTAAGACCCCAGATGTTCTGTGGGCGCACTCCACTGATGGCATGATTATGGTGGATTGCCGTTCCTTACTTGGTCTTTTCACTCTTATTGGAAAGCCCTGTCATTTGGTGGCCGAGGACACTACTTCTCCTAAGACATTGACTAAGGTGGCAAGGAGAGCTGGCGTAGCGATTAACTAACTACGCCGCAGTAGCTCAATGGAGGAGCCACGGTCTTCTAAACCGTTGGATGTGGGTTCGAGTCCCATCTGCGGTTCCAACAAAGCCAGGGGATGCTTTAAATCCCCATATATGCCTCGATAGCTCAGGAGGTAGAGCGAGGGATTGAAAATCCCTGCGTCGGTGGTTCGACTCCACCTTGAGGCACCAGCGAGGCCGACCCCGCGGCCGAGGACGAGAAAGTTCAAAGTGGCTCGAGACACACTGGGTTTGCATGGCCTGCGGGTTGGAGCCATGATTATTTTCTGAAAGCACGGCCGGCAAGTAGGAAAATATCCCGCACTTTATGTTTCCGTAGCTCAGTTGGTAGAGCACCTGACTCTTAATCAGGGTGTCCAGGGTTCGAGACCCTGCGGAAGCACCAGCCCGACGGGGCAATTAGACGCGGCAAAAGGAGTGAATCCTAACCTGCTAAGTATTGTGGCCACTTTACTGCGCAGTCCGTATGCACTATGGAAGTTAGTGGAGTCGGATAGGGTTGGATAGGGATACCTGAGATTGTACCGCCAGTCGAAGGCCAAAGGGCGTAGCCCAATACCCGATATAAAAATCTATTGCCAAATATGTTGTGAGTAGCTTAATGGTAGAGCACCTCGTTGTGGCCGAGGCAGGTGTGGGTTCAAGTCCCATCTTACAACCCAATTAAATATGGAGTGGTGTGATAATTGGTAGTCGGCATGATTGGAAATCATGTGCTCTGAAATACGGGTTGCAGGTTCAAGTCCTGTCCACTCCGCCATCGCCGGTGAAGTCTGGAGGCCGATGAGTTTCAAGTTAAGGACAGAGGTGAATGCGTTGCGCTGAGAACGCAATATAAGTACTCGGGTAATGCTGCTGATCCAGAATGCAGCGGGGGCGACGCTGCTAACAGTCGCTGCTATGTCCCGGTAGCTTAGTCGGAGAAAGCGTATGGCTACGAACCATAAGAACGGGGGTTCGAGTCCCTCTCGGGATACCATTTCTGAAAGGAGAATTTCAATGGCTGTTTATTCAGTAAAAATTTATCTGGAAGTCCCAGAAAAGCTGAGTATCGGTGGCTGCCGTTCATGGCGCCACGATATGGAAACAGAGTTCGAAACTGGCAATAAGATGATTTGCTCTTTGCTACTCGCCGTAGAAGCCGAGACTCCTCATGAGGCTACTCAGTTGGGTCTGGCAGTCCTTGATTTGGAAGAAGATCAGAAGGTATACGATACCAAGACAGAGTTGATGCAAGGTTATCATTTATGTATTGGAATCGACAAAATGCAGGCAAAGAAGAAAATTCCCTCCACTTGACATAAAAAAATTTTTATGATATAATTATTATAGAAAGTGAGGGGTGAAAGATGATTAGAGATGGTCTTTGTTACCGTCTGGCAACTGAAATGTACATCAATGATTGCTCTTTGGCCCAAGCGTGTTTCATCTACGGAATTGAAACCGATTATCTTTCCGATGCCGAAATCTATTACATTTATGACCTTGTGGATGATTTCGAGTGGGATTGGCCGTAAATACGGGCTTAGTCTAATGGCAAAACACTTGGCTCTGACCCAAGATTTGTTGGTTCGACCCCAGCAGCCCGTGCCATGAGGAGAATCGCGAAAGGATTTGTCCAGAAAAAAGTAATATCCATAGAACTTCCGGTGTATCTCAGTTTAACCGTCTGGCCGGTTCTCCTCTCAATATGCAGTCGTGGCGCAATTTGGCAGACGCGCTGTCTTCAGGTGGCAGATGTTGTGGGTTCGAGTCCCACCGACTGTACCAGGTCATATTAGATGGCCTCCTTGGTTTTTGGTATTAGGTTCTTGCAGGAAACCTAAATCCTGCAAGATATGCGGGTGTGTATGCAGTTGGTAGACATAGCGGTCTCAAAAGCCGCCGCCTTAAATGGCTCGTAGGGTTCGAATCCCTCTGCCCGCACCAAAGGGTTCTGGTGTCCTTGGAGTGAACCTCCTAACCGGCGGCAGCGATGTCGTTAGCAAGGGGTCTGGATTTCGAAGTAACCAGCCAGATGGTTGATGGAGTTAGTCAGACTTAAACGAGGAAACTCTGGTGCTCCACCTTGCAATCTATTATATGTGCGTGTGCTGGAATTGGTAGACAGGCCAGCTTGAGGTGCTGGTGTTTCGGCGTGCGGGTTCGAGTCCCGCCATGCACACCAACTGGCCATTGTGCCCGCGCCCATGCGTTAGTTGGGTGTTTGTTCAGGCAACTACACTAAATAAGTAGCCTGCTTGGTTAGGCATAAGGTGCCGCATCATCTTATGCCTGCCAAGGAAATAATTTCTATGCGGAGGAATTATAATGAACAAAGTAGATAACTTCACTAATGACCAACTTTAGGAGTTGGTGTACGAATCCACAAGTTATACAGATTTAGCTCGTAAAATAGGTTATCGAACTAAGTCTGGAGCCATTATTAAACTCATTGAAAGAGAATTAGTTTCTCGAAATATTACAGTTAAATTCGCAAAGCGAACAACTGTAAAGCGTTGTCCAGAAAATATCTTTGTGAAGGACAGTACCGCCGACCAAAAAGTTTTAGTGCGATGGTACAAAGAAAGAGAATATTCTCCCTATGAATGTGCTATTTGTGGTATGCCTCCAGAATGGAATGGTAAACCATTGACATTAAGACTTGACCACATCAATGGCGATAACAAAGATGATACACTGGAAAATTTGAGATGGGTGTGCCCTAATTGCGATTCTCAACTTCCAACTTATGGCGCGCGAAATATTAAATAAGGTGCATTAGCTCAAGCTGGCAGAGCGTCGGACTGTCTCTCCGAAGGTTACGAGTTCGAACCTCGTATGCATCGCCAGAGTGGTTTCCGGTTCCACACTTATTGCTGGGGAATAACACTTCCGACCACAACCTTTAGGGAGTGCCCAAAGCGTAAGAAAAAGACGGTAGGGTTCATTCCCAATTCCAGTATCCCTGTAAGTGAAAAGGTTCGCGACTGAGTAGCAAATGGAATTGGCGTCAAATCGGTCTGGCCAGAGCAATCCGGCGCGTAAGTCCGGAGGGGAGTGTTTCCGTGGCTCCCCACATATATGGTGCCATAGTGGAACTGGCCTAACACGCCGGCCCTTCAAGCCGGAGATTCGGGGTTCGAGCCCCCGTGGCATCACCAGTAACTCTAAGCCAACGGAGAAAAGGAGAAGTATGAATACAGGAGTAGAAATTGTCAATGCCCTCTTTGAGCATTTGGGCATGGCGGTCTCTGTAACAGCAGAGACAATCTCGGAATGGTGGCCAATCTTGGTTTCCAAATGGGCGGCCCTTGAAATCGGCACTTCATGTGTCTGGTTAGTGCCCGGTCTGGTACTTGTTATCGTCGCCATTATCGTTTTGGCGAAGATGGCTCATGCTTATACCCATTATCAGGACTCCAAGTTGGATTATGATGAGATTGGCTGTATCTGCTTTGTCGCTCTTTGCGCACTGGTTATCGGCCTTATCCTTATCATTTGCCAAGCGTTGGACATTGTTTCCGCGATTACTTTCCCCGAGAAGCTCATCTTCGATTATGTAACCAATATGTTGGATTAAAAGGAGGACATTCAATATGAACAAGAAGAACAACAATTTCGCTCAGAAGCTGGCTACCACCCACGGCACCTTCAATTCCTTTTCTGCGCTGGCCGACGCGCTTGGCGTGAAGGCGCCCGAGAAGCGTGAGCCTCGCCCCATCAAGTGCAAGGTTTGCGGCGGTGAGATGACCCGTGCCGGCAACTCCAATGTGTGGGTTTGCAACAACGAGGTCGAGAAGAAGGTCACGCGCAACGGCGAGGAAGTCACCGAGAAGCGCACTTGCGGCAACTACACTATCCGCAAAAACATCGCCTAAAGCGGCGTTTGCCCACCCGAAAGGGTGGGCTTTTCTTTTTGACATAAAAAAATTTTTATGGTATAATATATATAGAAAATGAGAAAAGGAGATTGAGCATGAAACTCTCGGAGTTGAAGGAAATTATGGATATGCTTAACCCCAACTGCGAGGTTGTGGTGCTTAAGCCCAATACTCCAAGCAATAAAATCCCGATTGGATTTCACATTGAACCTGACAAAAAGGAGGACTCTAATAATGAAAGCACTGATTGTGGTTGACGCCCAGAACGATTTCGTGACTGGACCGCTGGGCACCAAGGAAGCTCAGGCCGCTATCCCCAATATCAAGAAGCTGATTAAGGACATGACCGACGAGGATGGCGATACCCTCATTATTGCCACTCAGGACACCCACTACGAGAAGAACTACCCCGAGACCCTGGAGGGCAAGAAACTGCCTGTCTTCCATTGCGGTTACAATACCCGCGGTTGGGAGATTGTCAAAGAGGTCGCCGACATGATTGAGCCGACCACCCACTGCACAATCTTCAAGAATACCTTCGGCACAGAGGACATCGGCGATATGGTTCTGGACCATATCTATCCCAACCCTCTGGAAGAAATCCATATCTGCGGCTTCTGCACTGAGATTTGCGTCGCGGCCAACGCCATTATCCTGCGCGCTCAGTTCCCCAATACCCCTATCTATATCCATGCAGATGCCTGCGCCGGCGTTACTCCTGAGTCCCATAACGCCGCTCTGACCGTATTCGCTGCTCAGCAGATGGAGGTGGTCAGATGATTTATGTTGAAGGCTTTGAAGTAAACTTTGGTTGGTTCCCAGATGGCACTCCCGCGCTGACCGACCTCGGCCCTTTCTTTGACATCCTCGACGAGATGGGCCGCACATTTGATGCCAATGGCAATAAGACTTGGTATTTTACCGATACCTTCTCTATTGGCTGGATTTTCGGCAACTACTCTGAGATGCCGATTCTCGATATGTTGACTCGGCACATTAAAGACCTTGGCTATAAGGTTGAGCTGACTATGCCATATATTCCCAATGCGCGGATGGACCGCAAGAAGAACCGCATCACAGAGGTCTTTACTCTGAAATACTTCGCCGAGTGGCTCAACTCTCTCGGCTTTGAAAGAGTCATCGTTCTCGATCCGCACTCTCCCGCTTCTTATATGATTGACCGCATGGAAACTATGGATGTCCGGTCTTTCCATCAGCAGGTTATTGATGAAGTCAAGCCCGACTACATCGTATTTCCTGACAAGGGCGCTCAGGAGAGATATGTCAATTCTATCCCTGGCTACAAGTTCTTCTATGGCCAGAAGGTCCGCAACTGGAAAACCGGCAAGATTGAGGGCCTTGACATTATCAATCCTGCCTGTGTGCCGGCCAGCGAATACAAAGGCAAGAAGGCCCTTGTCATCGACGATATTTGCTCTCGCGGCGGAACCTTTACCCATACCGCCCTTGAATTGGAGAAGATGGGCTTTGGCGAGCTGTTTCTTGCTATCACCCATTGCGAGCCGACCATCGAACTTGGCGATGTATTCAAACATTATGCCAAGGTTTATACCACCGACTCTATGCACTATGCGCTTCAGACCAAGAAGAGCGATGCCGCCAAGAAAATTCGTGTTATTCCTTATAACGCTCAGTATCCCTATGGCGGCAAGATGTCCGTTGATGAAATGAGAGATGTTTGTCACCTGCCTGCAAAAGAAGAGAGGGGTTGTGCTGGATGAGAAACTTTTTTGCTATGTTCGCCGCTGACTACTATAAGATTGGCCATGCAATCAGAATGCAGCCGCAGAGCGCCGAGATGGTGTATTCCACCTGGACAGCGCGCTCCAATAAGCATCACCCCGGTTGTAACCGCACCGTAGTCTTCGGCTATCAATACACGCTGGCTGAGCTGCATGACTTCTGGAAGGAAAACTTCTTCGATGTGCCGGTCAATGATTTGGAGAGACAGTGGGAAGAGGTTATGGGTAAGACCTTTGACGAGACTTACTGCGACTTCTCCAAGTTCTATGAACTCCATGAGCTGGGCCACCTGCCTATCGCCGTCTATGGCGTTCCCGAAGGCACTCTGCTCCCCATCGGTATTCCTGACCATGTAATCTTCAATACCGACCCCAACTTCGCATGGCTTCCCCAGTTCATCGAAGATCAGTGGAGCGCCAACAACTGGCTCCCCAGTACCAGCGCAACGACTGCGTATTATCGTCGCAAGCTGTTGGCTCCTTTTGTGAAAGTTACCCACGGCGACATGGCGGCACTCGACCATATGTGTGGTGACTTCTCTCTGCGCGGCCATACCTCTCTTCAGGCCGGTTATATCTCTGGCGCTGCCCATGCTCTGTCTTTTGACAGAACTGCAACCATCGGCTCCAACATCCTACTGCGTGACTACTATAATGCCAATCTGATTACCCCGCCTATGCGTGGCACTCCTTCTTTGGAGCATAGTGTCGTTGAGCAGGGCGTGGCTGATTACAAACAGCGCATTGCACATGGTCAGCTGACTTCTGATGAGCGCCGCCTGTTTAAGAAAGCGGCTTTTGATAATTGGGACATCAATCTCATTGCTGAGATGCTATTTCTGAATCATCTGCTGACTGAAGTTCAGCCGACCGGTGTTATGACCTATGTGTCTGATACCTACGACTATTGGGGCGTTGTTTCCAAGGTACTTCCTCTGTTGAAAGATGTAATCTTGAATCGTGATGGCGTTCTCTCCGTTCGCCCTGACAGCGGCAATCCTGTGAAGATTATCTGCGGCGACCCTAAGGCCGAGCTTGGTTCTCCAGAGTTCAAAGGTACCCTTCATCTGTTATGGGAGATTTTTGGCGGCACTATTAACGACCGCCAGTGCAGCGTTCTCAATCCCCATATCCGTATGATTTATGGCGACGCCATTACTCCTGAGATTACCAGAGCGGTTGGCCAGTGGTGCGTAACCAATAGCTTTGACATCACCAATATCTCTTTCGGTATTGGCGCCTATACCTATCAGTATGTGACCCGCGATACCCGCGGCTATGCTATCAAGGCCACTGACTGCATCATCAACGGTGAAGAGGTCCCTATCTATAAGATGCCCAAGACCGACCCCGGTAAGAAATCTCCTCGTGGCGCTGTTAAAGTCATCAATAAGAACGGCGATTATGAGATGGTTGATGGCCTGTCTTATTCTGAGGCCCTAAATGCTCCTGGCAACGTCATGATGAAAAAGTATATGGACGGCATATTCTTCAACTTTGAAGAATTTGATACCATCAAAGAGCGCCTTCGTGAAGAAGAGAAGAGAGATGCGGAGCGTGATCAGAAATGGTGAGAGACCCATATATGGACCAGGAACGCGCCTTGGGCCGCTTAATACGAGAGTATTCCATGCACGAGAAACTCATTGTCGCTTTCGACTTTGATGATACCGTGTTCAATACTCACGAACGCCCCGGCTGGGAATACAATCAGGTCATAGAGCTGCTCCGTAGGGTGCAGCCCTATGCCTATATAATCTGCTGGTCGGCGTCTGTGCCAGAGCGCTATCAGAGTATGTGGCAATACTTTAGGGAGAATGGCATCCCATGCCAAGCAATCAATGAGGACGCCCCTTGGGTTGTTCCGCATGGCAGAAAGATTTATGCAAATATCTATCTCGATGACCGAGCTGGTCTTGAGTCAGCATATAACCTCCTTAGTCTTTTCATTGAGACGATGGAGAACTTTAAGAACGGAGGAAGATAAATGGCTTTTAATGCAGCTGTTGAGGCGGATAGAGTTGTCGAGTTTATCCGCGATTACATGGATAAGAATGGCCAGGCGGCACCTATCATTGTCGGTATTTCGGGCGGTAAGGATAGCGCAGCAGTCGCGGCAGCCTGCGTCGCTGCGGTCGGACCAGACCGCGTTTTTGGCGTACTGATGCCGGCGGGAATCCAGAACGATATTAAGGATGCGGAGGATTGTTGCCGTTTCCTAAATATCCGCCATATGACCTTTAACATTGGGCCGCTCATCAAGGAGTCCTATGACCGTATGAAGACCAGCTCCAAATACATGGACTTCAAGAAAATCAATAAGATTGTTGGCTACAATCACCCTTCCCGTTTGCGCACCTGCGTTCTTTATATGCTCGCCAACCAGGTCGGCGGTCGTGTAGCCAATACCAGCAATCTGTCTGAAACCTATGTTGGCTATGATACCAAGTGGGGCGATCAGTGCGGCGACTTCTCTCCTTTCTTCAACTATACCGCATCTGAAATCATTGAAATCGGCATTGCGCTTGGTATGCCCGAAAAGGCTATGCGCAAGGCACCTCATGATGGAATGTGCGGCCAGACAGATGAAGATCGCTGGGGCTTTACCTATGCTGATCTCGACAGTTATCTGCGCGGCGGCGAGTTGAATGATGACATGGTTGAGAAGATTGAGCGTATGCACCGCCGCGCCGCGCACAAGTACAATATTACTTTACCCTGTACCGCATACTACCCTGAGGGTAGCAAAAATATCTACCAGTTCCCAGCCCTTCCTTCTTGGTTGAAGGCTCAGGAAGAGGCCGCTAAGCCCAAGCCCAAGACCACTCCTGAGGAGATGGAAGCGCTCAAGAACGCGCCCGTTGGCTACATCTACGATCCCGAACACGATCGGTATGTAAAAGCCAATAGTTGACACAAAAAAATTTTTATGATATAATATATATATACAAGGTGAGAGATGAGTACCCAGAACCTCTGAGCATTGGGAGACCCCACCATCGCGTAATGTGGGCATGAAGCCGAAGAGGCATCTCTCACCATCATATGGAGTAGTAAGCCTAATTGGTAAGGCAACGGTTTGCTAAACCGTGAGTAGTCGGCAACGGCGTGCTGGTTCAAGTCCAGTCTACTCCGCCAATCCTTTTAAGGAGGATACAACAATGATTAACTACGAGGATTATGAAAGCGAGGTTCGCTATCGGAGTAAGAAAAAGAAGCCTCGGCCGAAAAAGGCCGACCACAGACATGAATTTAAGCCATGTATCATCAAGTATTTCAATAAAAATGCCAACTTTGACCGAGAACGCGGATTCATTGGCAGAATTGATTATGCACCTGGTGCACGCTGTCGAATTTGCGGTCGGTTAAGACATGGTTTCCCAACTGAAGTCGCCGGCCCAGAGAAGACTTGGGGTTTTCTCCATTATCTCCACGGCCCGGAACTTCTTGAGAAGTATCCCGAATTTGAAATCGTTGAAGTCCAGGACTACTGGACTTTAGAATGAAAGGAGTAAAAAGCTATGAGTCTGAACGTAACTGCCGCTCAGCAGGCCGCCTTTATCCAGCTGTTCAAGTCCGCCGTTGATACCGTAAGTGTCACCAACGCCGGCGTTTCCCCTATGGAGCAGATTGCCCACGGCATCCTCTTTGTGGATGGTCAGGGTTCTGTGCGCCATGCGCCTCAGGATGCCTATACTGCCGCTGTCAAGGAGTATGGCACCGAGGTTATCGCCTTCAATAAGACCTTCCACAAGTCCTTCAAGGAGATGGCATATGGTGACCCTCTCACTCTGCTGCTCCAGCAGATGATGAACTATATGTCCACCTACGGCCGCGAGTCTGTCGGTCTCACCGCCGGCAACTATGTGCCTCTGGAGGCGCTGGAGATCCCCGCCGATGCCTTCAACATCAAGCGCATCACCGTCATTCGTATGCTGCCCTTGCAGACCCTCAAGGGCAAGCTGAACGAGTACCTCAAGACCCTGACTGCACCCAACGACCGCATCCGCAACGCCGTACAGCAGCTGTTTCCCTTCGTGACCAATACTCCCGACGAGATTAAGTCTTTCGAGATTATGGTCATGTATTGCGACTACAAGCGCGTGTACCCTATCCAGCCCATCAGCGGCCTCCGTTACCTTATCTACAAGGTGACTGGCGTGCCCATGATTATCAAGAACCGCCGCACCATCGAGACCATCAAGAACCGCTCTGCTTATTCCCCTGTGAATGAGCTGCCTGCTCGTGTCTTTATGGCCAACCTGCCCGGCTACGCTGGCATCTTCCTGCGCTACAAGCCTCTGTTCCTGGCGTTCAAGAAGTATCCCAACTGCGCCCGCCTGGTCAACCATATGCGCCGCATGGCGGACACCTACCACAAGCCTCTGCCCGATACCGCTGTCCAGAACTTCATCAATCTGATGCTTCAGGGCAAGTATCTGAAGGCGCTGGGAGTCCTTGATAAGGCCAGCAACCGCGACCTCGTCAAGATTATCAACTCCTGCTCTACTCGCGCCTCCACTGAGAGTCTGCCCGCAGTCTACACTGTGCGCAATGGTCGTATGTTCGTCAAGGACGGCGGCATCCAGCCCCTGAACCCTGAGACTGCAAATGTCTACGTGCGTTGCATTCAGGAGTGCATGAAGGCGCTGTATACCCGTCTGAATGACCAGTTCGCTGGCAAGACCTTTGTTCTGCCCGACGATGTAGACTACGCCGTTCCTACCACTGAGAAGCAGATGATGGGCACCATCCCCTATGGCACCGGTGTTGTTATCCCCGCTGGTCGTACCAACCTCACCGTTGGCGTCCACTGGACTAATAACAAGACTAAGCACGGCGAGTCCCGTGTGGACATCGACCTGCACGCCCACTCTGTCAAGGCCAACTTCGGTTGGAACTCTTACTGGCGCGATGGCACTGATGTTGTCTACTCCGGCGACAATACCAATGCTCCTATCGCTCAGGGCGGCGCGGCTGAGGCTTTCTGGGTAAAGCTCGGTCAGGACGACATCGTTTTCGATGTGAGCCTGTTCTCTGGTCTCCCCGAGACTGAGTTCAAGTTCTTCCTCACCGGGAATGATCGTAACGACATGAACCGCGACTTTACCTTCGACGCCTCTAAGCTGCTGGCGACTCCCCTGCGCCTTGGCTTCAACGGTCAGCATGGTATGACTCTCGGTATGCTCACTGAGGATCGCTTCTACATCTATGGCGGCGCGCTCCAGACTGGTATTGTGCCCAGCGCCAACTACGAGTCTGCGATTGCCGGCATGAAGAACATCTTCAAGAGCAAGATGCATATGTCTACCTTCCTGCGTGCTATGGGCGCCTGGGTGATGACTCCTATGGATCTCGCCCAGCTTAAGCAGGATGATCCCGAGGCCGCCGCTCAGGTTATCTCCCTGATGCCTGAGGACCTGACTCCTGCTACCCTGCTCAACCTCGTTGACGGAAAAGTGGAGTAACCGTATAGTCCCCGGGGCTTCGGCCCCGGGTTGACTTAAAAAAATTTTTATGATATAATATATATAGAAAATGAGAAAGGGGTTGAGAAAATGTATGGTGGAGTAGCAAAGACCTATGTCACTTGGCAGTTCAAGGGTGAGCCATTCAAGGACAAATACTGGTACATCATCGCTATCAACCCCAAGACGGGCGCCGAGAAGAAGGTTCGGTGGTACACAGACAAGGAGCATCACGAGATGTTTGTTGCCGCCGGCGGCAAAGTGGAGAAAACCTTCAAAGGGAAGTGCTTTGGTTTCAAGGACGAGAACGACACCATCATGGCGATTCGTGCTCGTAACTTGACCAAAGAGGAGGTTGAAAAGTATTTCCACAGCAACTGGAATAAACCGGGTTACGACTCCCATAACTGCTGGAAATACGGCGAGTTCTTCGGCGGCATTTGGTATGCTCCCGAGGGTACTCTCATTCCTCCCATTGCCAAGCCTGACAAGATTGGTCATGTTCATTGGCCCAACTTTGTAAAGGCCGCCCGTGAAATGGTAGTTCGGCGCGAGGGCGTTGAAAAGGGATTTTGGCTCGAACAGGTGGAGGTGTGATACATGAGTTCTAAGTTTGACCGCTTTGGTTTTTTGCAATACGATGCTGAAAAGAACACGGGAATGTATCCCCCAGACCCTGGCGACACAATCTTCGATGATGCCTTTAGGCATTGCCCCGGCTGGACAAACCTACTTCTCAGCTTTTGCGAAAAGGTAACGGCGCTCTTTGAGTTCTATCATATGGATGTGAACAAGGACCTCGTTATCATGCAAGCAAAAGAGAAATTCGGCGGCATCCGCATTTATTGCGCAGACACGCCGAATAAACAACTGAATAGAAAACTTGATACCCTTTGTACCAACCTTTTGGAAGCATCAGAAAAAGTCTGCTCTCAATGCGGCACTCCGGCTTCTCTCCACTCTACGGGATGGGTACTTCCATACTGTATTCATTGCGCGACAGAGGACATGAAAGCCCGAAATGCCCGGCACAAAACCAACTTCGATTTTGGCGATCTTTTTCGCCCTATCAAAAAATTGAGTTGACATAAAAAAATTTTTGTGCTATAATATTTATAGAATGAGAGGCAGGGATATTTCCCGTCGGCCCGCACCTTTAGATGAATTTTTTTCAGTGGTTATGGCCGGCCAGCTTTCTTTCTTTTTCAGATTTTTTTTAAGAAGGTGCGCGCTATAATATCCGCCTCTTATCTATCTGGCACATGGAGTTCCTTTTTCTATATAATTCTGCCGCCGTTGTGGCGGCGCCATTCAAGATACTCCTCGCCAACTCAGCACAGACGGTTCCTTTTTACTTGTAGGTATAAAAGAAGAAACTCAACCAATGGGAGCCTGGGGATGTAGCCCATTGGAGTTACCGTCCGCTTATCCCCCTCACACGGCAAATGAGGTTCCTTTTATAAAACATACTGCAAATATGAACTTGACTACCTCTCGCCGCTTAATGACGCATAAGAAGTTCCTTTCTGGAGGAATACTTGGGCGCTTGCGCCAAAGTAATCAAATACTTCTCGCGTCTTTTAAAGAAGCATAGATAGTTCCTTTTGCTGCAAAGCACCTGACTTTTAATCAGATTTTACTATCCGCTTCGCATCTGCATAGAAAGTTCCTTTTACTAAAAAAAGACTGATTATCTTTTCACTACTTTCCGCAGAGCTTATATGGGGATGAGTAGTTTCGACGCGGTCAATGAGGATTTTTACACGCAGGTAATGATAACCGCCTTAAGGTGTCAACAAAAAGTAAACGACATCGATCACACTGTAATTATGGTTCACCCTGCACTAATCTCCGCTATGATGGAGGTTCGTCAGGCCGCCTAATTTGGCTTGAACCGCCCGACCGCCGGGAGAAAGGCGGGAGTTTCCAGTTTTAGTAAAAACTGGTGGTACCGCATGGGGGTTTCTTGCATATCCTTGAAAATGCAAGTGGTGGAGGCACATATCTACCGGTATGGCCCTGGGGTTTACTTGCTACGGAAGTTAGCGCCGCGCTCTGTCCCCTAAAAACAGAGAAAAAAGACTAACTATTGCGTAAGAATGTAAAAATTATTAGTTGGTTGCGGACACGGGGGGCGGCTCCCCGTCATCTCCACCAAGATTAAGAGGGGTAAGGATTTTCCTTGCCCCTCTATCTCTATTTATCGACAATTTGACAGTAAAAAATTTTTATGGTATAATATATATAGAAAATGAGAAAAGGAGTAATAATCATGCCTGGCAGAAGAACAAGTAAGTATCGTCCCCAGCAAACCGCTCTGTGGGAGGGCGAAGTCATGATTATTCTCGCCGAAAGTCAGGAGGCCCTCGACATCGACGAGATTAAGTCGCGGTCTATCAATCTTGCGGGGGTCACTCCTCAAAAGATGGCCCGCATCCTTGGCCACCTCATTGAGATGGGAAATGTGGTCAAGGCAAAAAGCAAAAGCAAGAATCGAATGGTTTACAAATCTCTCGCGGTTATGAGAGACCAAGGATATGATGTATAGCGATAGGAGGTATAGAGAATGCCTTTCTTTAAGATTTATCACGGCATGGGCGGCGGCTTTGGCGGAGACCAATACGACTATACCGGCGAGTTTGAGTCCCGTGAAGAGGCTCAGGGAGAAGCGTGCCGTCTGGCGCGCGAGGACTATGAGTCCTATGAGGGTGCTTCTGGCATCCTCGACTACGACGACTGTATACGTGCTCTTCTGATTGACGCCGGTATGGATGAAGATGAACTCGACGACTTCTGCGGCGACATGGAAACCCTCATGAATGAATATGGCGTATCCTACGAGGATGTTTCCGATATGTACGAGGAAGAAATCGAGGGATGGATTTGCTACCATGTCGAGCCTGCTGACGGCCCCAACGATACTAAGGAGGATGACGATGCCTAATCTGGTTGCGGCGCTCAAGGAACTCCGAAAGGAGAAAGCCGACCTTGAAGCCGAATATAAAAGTAAACTGATTGGTATTGATACGGCAATTCTTGCTGTTCAGCGTATCAATACCGTATGCGAGAAATGCGAGGGCAAAGGCAAAGTTCTGCGCTCCAGAGCCTGCGCCGAAGATGACCGTCCCGATCCAAACGACCCTAATGATTGGATCACCTGCCCTGAATGTCATGGCTCTGGAGGAGTTACCCAGCAGAGAAAAGAGGGGCCTCGCAGTCCATTCGTAGAAGTGCAAGAAAAGGGGGTGAAGATAGGTGATTTCCAGTTTCGATAAGGAATACGCTTTCTTATCCAACTTCTACATCTGTCCAGTTGAGTATGAAGGCGTTGTCTATCCCAGTGCTGAAGCCGCTTTTCAAGCCGCCAAGACGCTGGACCCCGCAATCCGAGAGGAGTTCTCAATCCTGTCGCCCAGTCAAGCAAAGCGCAAAGGGCGCCACTTAGAACTCCGCCCCCATTGGGAAGAGATTAAGCGCAATGTCATGTTGAGCATCGTTCGCAACAAGTTCAAACAGAACAAAGACCTCGCCGCCAAACTTCTGGAAACTGATCCCGAGTATCTGGAAGAAGGCAATACTTGGCACGACAACACTTGGGGCGTTTGCAAATGCAGTCGTTGTCAAGCGCGTGACCAAGTTGGTCTTAACTGGCTTGGAAAAGCTCTGATGAAAGTCCGCGAGGAACTGCGCGTGGAGTAGTTGACGAGCTTGACATAAAAAAATTTTTATGCTATAATTATTATAGAAAATAAGAAGGAGGCATTTTTATGTGGAACTCTTGGTTTGGTGCCGGTGAAGGCCCCACTGCTTTCGCTTACGACATGATGGTTCTCGACGACATCGAGAAGGAGCGCCGCAAGGCCTCCGAAGATGAGGATGAGGACGAAGACGAGGAGGCGCCCACCGATGAAGTTTGACCTTTATTGGGGCACCATGTCTTTATCCACTTCTCATTGGCTTGGGCAATACGACAGCTATGATGAAGCATGGAAAGCAATGGTTGCTCACCAAAAACTTAACCATTCACAACTCGGTTATTATTACCGCTGTTGGAAAAATGAAGATGGCACGATGAATGTAGATTATGGCTCTCATGTTCATTACTACTTTATCGCCCCTTCTACCCAGCCGGTAGTTTAACACCATAGGGCGGCCGCGATAGGGGAAAAACTTTCAAGCATTTAGGGAATAGTTGTTTTCTCACCCTATTGGCCGCCCATTTTTTGGAGGATGACAATGAATATTAAGGAAATGATGAGTGGGCACTGGGGCGACTGGATGACTTTCTGCCTTGACTCTGAAATCAGCGATGTCGTCGTTAGAGTTTGGGGTGAGGGCGGCATTGACCCTTCATTTTATTGGATTGTCGGTTCCATTGATACCGACGCGAGAAACGGGACAGTTCTTATCCTGGCACCTTACGACGAAAAAGGCAAAGACTACGCCATTGAAAATTATGGCGTAATAATTGAGTCGCTCTCCGAGCTTCTCAGAAGAGGCCTTGAAATTCGTCCTGGGGACCAGGATGAAGAGGAGGATATAGAAAGTTGACATATCGACTACCACGACCTTTTATCACATTTTTGAACTCGATTGGCGCTGGAGCAGTTCTCTCACTTGCTGCGGCCACAGCAGTTGTTGCAGGTGGTCCGGCGGCATCTCCTGAATGGGCGGCGCTGATCAAAGCAGTAATTTTCCCAATCGGCCTGATTTTAATTATCATGGCCAATCTTTCACTTTTCACCGGCAACATTTACAGCTACGGCGCGTGTGTAGCCAACGGATGCAATAAATGGCAGGCTTTTGGCTTACTCGTTATATCTTGGTTTGGAAACCTCATAGGTTCCATCTGGGTTGCATATGGAGTCCGTATCTCAATTCCCGGATTCGACTTACACGCCATTGAGCGAGTTGCCAATACCAAAGCCTTAATTCCTTATTCACAGCTTTTTGTGCTCGCCGTTTTCTGTAATATGCTCGTTTGCTATGCAGTATCTATGGCGCGACGCAATACAGGAGTATTAAAACTATTCGGCATTTTCTTCCCGATTTTCCTTTTCGTATTCTTTGGTTTTGAACACAGTATCGCCGATATGTTCTATATGCTGTTCACCGAAGAATTTTCTGTCCATAATTATTTGGCCTTCCTCGGCATCGCTACGGCAGGAAATGTAATCGGCGGCGTACTGGTTACAGGTTTTGACTATTACAGAGAAGAGTTGGTCTAAAAGGCCAACTCTTTTTCTTTGACATAAAAAAATTTTTATGGTATAATAATTATAGAAAATGGGAAAGGGGTAATGTTTATGGTCAGCACTATGAAAATGGGAGACAGGGTTCAGATTGTTTCCCAGTGGTCCGGTAACAAAGGTCTTTGTGGGGAGCTGGTCGACATTATCCCCAGATTCAATACCGCCGTGATCGAGCGAGACGGCAAGAAAATCTTTGCAGATGTTCGTGACATTATGGTTGTTGGAAGGAGATACAATGGAAAGATTTAATGAAACTTATCGTCTTTGGCAGCCCATGAAGTATGCCACGGCGAAGAAAAAGGAAGTTCTGGATGCCGCTCTGGTGTCCGATGAATACGGCATTGAGCTGAAGGTGGATGGCAGTTCTTATGTCTGGTCTAAGGACTTGGACGGTTCTGTTCATCTGTACGGCGACAAGATTTCCAAGAAAACCGGCGAAGTCATCGATAAGATTGACAATATGCCGCACATGAAGGCATTCGCCGAGGAGTTTTTCCCTCTCGGCTCTCAGCTGTGCGTTGAGATTTGGAGCAAATACAACTGGACTGCGGGCAAGTGGGAAGACCATTCTTCCAGCAAATTTGTCAACTCCATTATGCTCTGCACTCCGGCAAAGGCCGCCAAGCGTCAGGAAGAGATTGGACCTTGTGGCGCGTATGTCTTTGATGTTCTGTATTGGGGCGGCAAGGCATATTACTCCGCAGACTTCATCGACCGTTACAATTTCCTCAAGGAACTGGAAGAGGAAACCGATTTCCAGACTTATCCCTGGCTGTCTTTTGCTCAGCTTATTGTAAAGGATAAGCAGGAAGTTATCGCCGAGTGGCTGTCTCAGGGATATGAAGGCGGCGTTCTGAAACTGTTGCGCTCCAATGGCAAGGTTTCCGCGAAGCACGCCGTTTCCAATATCGGTGAGACGGCAAAGCGTCCGATGCACACCACATACAAGATTAAGCAGGTTGACACAGTAGATGTTGTTATCATGGGCATCAATCTGCCGACCAAGGAATATACGGGCAAAGACCCGGAGAACTATCCATATCGCGACGAGGAAGGTAATCCTGTCAATCGTCTGTGGCTCCAGAATATGGCGAATGGTTTTGATATTGGCCTGTATCGTGATGGCGAGTTGGTCAAGATTGGAACCGTTGCCAGCGGTCTGGACGATGAAATGCGCACTGAGGCTCGACAGAACCCGGAGTATTACATCGGCACTGTCATTGAGGTTGACTGTATGAGTGTTGACCAGGCCGGCCATTCTCTCCGCCATCCTCGTCTGATGAAACTTCGTGAGGATAAAGCACCCGAAAAATGTTTATGGAGTGATGTATTCAATGATTGACCCAATGGTGCCCATTGTGGCTTTTATGATTGTCATGGGAATTACATACTTCATTGAGTGGTATAGAGGAGGTCCCCGTGGCCCGAGAGGAGTTTGAACAATGCTTAAAATTATATCGCATAATGTCAATGGATTACGTGCGCGCCTGTCTAAATACGGTTATTCCGAAGCTATCCGACGCATGGCGCCCGACATTCTCTGTTTACAAGAAGTTAGAGCCAAACCTGAGCAAATTCCAACCTCTGTCCTTGGAACAGATTATGTCGGATACTTCAGTGTGCACGACAAGCCGGGGTATGCGGGCACAGCTATCTTTGTACGAAGATGCTTGGCTGGACCGCTGTTTGACATGGATGGAAGAGCAGTCGGCTTTGAAGGAGGCCGCGTTGAAATCCTTGATTTCAAACATTTCAAACTCGTCTCCTCTTACTCCCCAAATGTTGGAAGAGCTGCAGAAAAACTGGATGCTCGAGGAGACTTTGAGTCCACCCTACATGATTATGTCGTCTCCAACAGAGACTTCAAGCCCTTCATCGTATGTGGTGACCTCAACGTTGCGCCTAGTGCCGAGGATACCAACGTCAAATCTGTCGCCGGAACCACGCCTACCGAACGAAACGCCTTCTTCACCTTAAAGAAGGACGCCGGGCTGATTGACGTTCTGCGCAACTTCAATCCCGATAAACAAATCTTTACATGGCACAGCAATATGTATAACGCTAAGGAGAACGGCAAGGGTATGCGCCTCGACCATTTCCTTGTTTCCAAAGAGCTGATGGACAAGGTTGAGGACATCTATGTTCTTCAGGACGACGAGTTTGCGTGCCATTCTGACCACTTACCCGTGGTAATGAATATCAATATCGACCTATAAGGAGGCTATCCAATGGAAAACGAAGTTAAGAATTAGGAGGTCAGTACCAATGAATTTGTCATTCCTGACCGAGTAGATAGAACCAAAGTTAGAGGTGGTCAAGGAAACCCCATGCAGCCACCTCCCAGTCTCAATATTAAGGCTCTCCGTCGCCAGCGCACCCCTGAAGAGCAGCAGGCCGTCCATGAGCGCATGGAAGCGATCCGTAAGGAGAACAAGGAAAAGCTGGAGGAAGCGATTGAAGGAATCCGCAAGGATAACAACAAAGTTCTGGATCGACTGAGACCCGAAATTCTCATTAAATACCATACTCCCGCTGCCAAACCTGTTGAACAGGCGCATATGGGTGAGTGGTTCGATGTGCGCGCCGCCGAAGAATACGACTTGAAGGCCGGCAATAAGTATGTCATCAACCTCGGTATTTCTGTAAGAGTGCCGCACGGCTACGAAGCTATCTTGGCGCCACGCAGTTCTACCTTTAAGAAGTATGGTATTCTTCAGACAAACTCTATCGGCGTTATTGATGAGACATACTCTGGCGACGACGACATCTGGATGATGCCTGTGTTTGCTACAAGAAATGCTCATATCGACGCCGGCGATAGAATTGCACAATTCCGTATTCAGCGCAACCAGGGCAATCCGCGCCTCAAGGAAGTTCGTTACCTTGGAAAGAATAACCGCGGTGGTCTTGGTTCTACCGGAACAAAATGAGGGCGAGAAATCGCCCTCATTTCATAGGAGGATTTTATGATTGTAACCTGCGATGAACTGGCAAAGAAAAATCTGGATGAACTTCGCAAAACAATAAACCATTGGCAAGAAGATGGGATGGACCGCGGCCCTGGCCTTGGCATTGTGGCGCTAACAGAAGATATGTGCGCCCCTTATATCAAATACCTGACAAAAGACGCAAATGATCTCGGTATTATGGTCTTTAGCTCTTTTGCACCGACCATTGATACTCTTCTGGAAGAAATCAAGAATTTCAATAATAACCGCAATGTGCACGGCATTATTGTTCATCATGATTATAATGGGTTAATCAATGAGTCCGGCGCCGATAATATGGTTGATTGGCAAAAGGATATTGATGGCAATACTTTTATCCAGCGCGGGCTGATGGCTACCACTTATCCTGGCAATATGTATAAGTATTGCCGCCTTCCTGCAACTGCCAATGCCGCTCTTAAGTTGGCTTGGTTCTATAACGAAGGTAAGAGAGTTTCTATCTTTGGCCGCGGCCCCGTCGGTAAAGCGTGCGCCAATATCTTCAATTCCTCTGGCTATACAGTGATGCACTTCAACTCTGGAGTGCAAGACCTGCGCTTTGCCTGTGATTTTTCCGATATTCTCATTCTTGCACAGTCTCCCGGCAAAAAATACAAGTTCGACGCCAACTGTTTAAAGATGGCAAAAAACTTGCTGATCATCGACATTGGTGGCAACCTTGATGATGATAGTGGTCTTATCGACATGGCGGCCAATGTTAAATACATTCCCAAGATTGGCAAGATGACAAGGGCTATGTTGCTTGACAATCTCGTCACCAACTGGTGCGCATATGAAACAAAACTTACCAACATTGGGGTGAAAATAGATGAGTAATCTCGATATAATTAAACAACGGATGCACGAAGTCAATAATGAATGGATAAGAGTGCGCAATGAGATGTATAAACTCCGTGAACAGGAGATTGAGGAGCAGAAAGAAATTCTCAAAAAACACATCGGCCGCTGCTTTAAGAGAGAGGACAGTGACATCTGGTGTATCATTATTGGTGTTCCAGAGGAATATCATACAATGACTGGTATAGATTTCAATGAACACCAACTGCCAGCGATGTTCCTGTACTTTAAGTCCCTTGACCATGATACAAAGGATCGTGCTGTCCTTGATTATGATACCTTCTTTATTGGCGACCTACCAGAAAAAGACCATCCGTTGAAGTCCATGCAGAAAGTATTCTGGAAAGAGGTATCTCCTGAACTTTTCTGGAAAGTATATAACAGGTTTTGCAATACCGTTCGCGCCCAGGTTCAGGGCCGCGTCGCATCGGCCGCTGCATCCGAATTTGCAAAACTGGGTCAATCGGGTTTATCTGAACAAAAATCTGACGGCGGTTGGTTTGAAACAAACAAAAAACTCGCAGAAGAAATGAGCGACGAGTAATATTGCCTCAGTAGGAATTTCGGTTGACATAAAAAAATTTTTATGATATAATATAAATGTAAAGGTTGGAGAACTCACCATTCTCCTGAGCTTATGCTCGCCTTTCAGGATAGTTGGTTTATTTCCTTGATTTACACCCCCACTTTCTACAACCGAATTCCCGAGGAGTTGAGAACCGTGAACTCTCAGCCCTTCATTTTAGGACCTGAGATTAGCGACTCAGTCGGTTTATGGCACAAATGGATAGTTCTATCATTTTGTGACGCTACACAAAATGAGAACTGAGGAGGTCGCGCTCCAAAAAGTTCTCCGACCTGTGTCATAACCTTCTGAGTGCCCTCGAGAATTAACCCGGTAGGTTATGCCTACCGGGTTGTTGTTTTATATAAGAAAGGAGGAAATATATGCAGATTGAAGTCTTGAAGCGCTTCACCAATAAGCGAGGAATTGAAAAAAAGCACTTTATGCTCAATGGGCAAAAAGAAATTGCCCAGTGGGATCATGCTTTTGCTGTAATCCACGCATATCTTAATCTGCAAGTTCAACTCAAGCAAAATGAGTTAAATGCAAAAAATGGGATTGAACCCGAACCTATTGACTATGGCGCCACTTTATATATGGGTATTTCCACAGTTCCCACTGTTGATGCTATCAATAAATACCCCTATATGAAGGAAATCATTAACTCTATGCAGAAAGATCAATGGCGTGCTATTCATCGTGGCAAATTATTTGGAGAGGCTTTTACATTTGTAACCGAAGACCATTTTAAGCCTATTCCTGGCAAAAAACAGCTTTGCGACGAGGAATACATTAAAGAATATTCTAAGATGTACTTTGAGATCTGTTACAGTTCTTTTGCTGGCCCTGATGGCCGCGTTATGTTTACTGATAATATCCGTGTTGCTGTAAGCGCAATGGTTCGTTCTGAACTTGCTAACTATGGGTGGGAGTTTGACTATAAGGAAGTTATTGATGTTCAGATCAACGAAGATCTCATTCAGGCTCTAATTCAGTTATTTCCTGACGCCGCAGAGTTGGCTGGAGATATTGCTCAGTTCCACTGGTTCAGCAAGGGCGAGAAAGACCCCTATCAAAACTCCAAGGCGCAGCACATTGCAAACTCCAATACTGTTCGTGTTTTTGAGGAAGCCATCGACTTCCATTACTCTGATGCCTTCAGAGAGATTGACACATCTAATGCTTTTGATAATACCATCCCTACTGATAAGGAGGTGGAGCAGGCTATAAGGCAATATATTCTGGAGAGAACAATACAATATGTTATCTCTTCAGAGGCGCTTCGTGGTAACATCTTGTCTGCGGACGATGAAGATGTCATCGAGTGCGCCAACCTTATCGTCGACTGGTATTATCAAATCAAAAAGCATTGTTAATTAAATAAGAAGAAATGAATAATAATCACCGTAGCGGGGCATTTAACTTATTTGGCTCGCCGCTTAGTCATACCCTTTAGATTTTCTTCGTCGAAAATTTTACTATACCTTTTTTGTTACTTATATAGTAAAATTTTGGGTGAAGTAAATCTTTTATTTTTGATGTTATAAAATGGTATATTAGTAAGTCTGAGTATGAGAGAGGAGGGAAAAAGATGGCATCAACAAGAACTACTCAGAAAAGCGGAGATTATGGAGTAATCCAGCGTGGCTGTTCGCTGATTATTCCTGTTGAAATAAAGGATAATTATGAAAATCCTATCGACTTGACTGGCTATCAAGCCTGCTTTACAGTAAAACCTGTAAAAACTGATTTTGACCGCCACGATGATTTCTGCTATATTAAAAAGGACATTGCCCTCTTAAATCCCACGACTGGTAAGTTCAATATCGAACTCACAAGCCGCGATACAGATTTTGAGCCGGGCAACTTCTGGTTTGATATTGAGTTAATTCATCAGACCAACGGTGCAGTTATGCGTTTGTGTACCCTGTCCTTTACGCTGGATGGCGGTCCATCTAATCGTTATGTAAACCCTGGTCTGGGGCAATTACAGGTCGGCGATAGTGTTTCCATTGTGGCGCTTGCTGAAGGGGCGCCTATCGTAATTATTACTCCGACGCTAACTTTGGACTCTCAAGTGTTCTCGCAAGTAGCCTCTCTGATGGGCATTGTGGACCAGCAGAAATCCACAATCGAAGAATTGGAGACTACCCTCAAAGACATGGACGACAAGGTGAAAGCCTTGACTGACAAGATTGAGGAGCTGCAAGATACCGTCGGAATTGTACCATGAAAGGGGTGTTAAAATGCCACGAAAAATCACTGTAACTCCCTTTGATGACATTGGTCGTGGTGAGTCCTTGACAATCCCTATTCTTATTCATAGGGCGGACGGCACTCCACTTGACTTGTCTGGTTATCAAGTATTCTTTACTTTGAAGGCCGAGCAGTTTGACCATGACTATGATGATGAGCGCGCTTTGATTGCAAAGGAAATCCCAGTAGCAGACCTTAATGCTGTTAAAGGGCGCATCAATATTACATTGTCTTCAAAGGAAACTTGGCTTCATCCTGGTCCTTACATCTGGGATGTAGAGCTTGTAAAGGACCACGGCGTTTCTCGCATCTGTATGTGCCGCTCACAAGTGGTCGGCGGCCCAACTAATAGAACAGTTGACCATAAGGAAGGCTATTCTATCAATATGACAGAAGCTGTCGATATTACTTTGGATTATCCAAATATTATCGTAGTCGAGACTCCCTTGGTTTCTGATCCTCCCGAGAATTTGGTTGAAACAATCACACCAGATCCTCCCTATATCTATCAGCCAATCGACGATGAGCCACACAGACATTTCCAAATGCAAGTATACGGTCCTCGTTGTTCCTTTATGATGAATATTCATGTGCCGCACGACGCTCTTGAACATCGTTATCGTTTTGATAACTACTTCAAGGACCGCACTCTTCCCAATGGCCATCCATTGAAGAACGCCGTCCTGTGCCTGCGTAACAGAGATGTTCATATTGAAATGGCTGATGGGCGCAAGATGTGGATGGATGTGTCTGATATGTATTTGCAGCACAATCCAGAACTCACATATAACGGCGCCTATGTAGATCACTGGACCACTGACGACACATTTGTCGTAGGTGATAGAGTTATTGTTGGACAGCTGCACATTCAGCTCGAAGACAAGAACGACCAAGTAGATATTTCCGGCTCCTATATGTTATGGGACGATCACGGGAATTTCTCCAATTTCATGCTCCGAGTTGACTGGTTCAACTGGGTGGATGTATTCACTGAGTAAAAGGCAATTAAATAAGGAGGTGCTCAGCAGATGGGCTATTAGCTTGTAAAGCATCTTGAGTCACAGCAGTACAACAGAAAACTGTTCTACCTGGATCAAGGCGCCGAAGATCTTCCTCCAATTACCAACTTCACAGACATTCAGCCTGGGTCAGAAGCACGCTCTCTCACTACTGGGGAGAAGTGGATTCTGAATACTCACTTTAAGTGGGTGTATATCAAGGAGTCTGGCTGTGGTTGTTGCGGAGGCTCCAGTGGTGCTGGAGGCGGCAACGCAGGTGGAGATGGCTCCGGTAATACTCCAGGCGGCGGTACTGAAGTTGTAGATCCCGATCCAGTCCCCGGTGAGGAGCCTACAATTGAAGGAATTACCCTTAGCCCTCTCAACATTACTGTTGGTCAGGGCGCAACTGTTGCATTTACCGCTGTTGTTCAAGGAAATGCACAACTCTCTCGCGGCGTAAAATGGACTATTAAAGGCCAGCGCGTCAGCGATACAACTATCACTCAGGATGGTATCCTGAAGATTGGCGAGAAGGAAACTTCTAAGACAATCACCGTTCGCGTTACTTCCGAAGCTGATGAATCCGTATATGCACAGGCAGTTGTTTCTGTCGATGTGAATATGGAAGATCCTCTGGCTCCTGTGGTAACTGGTATTGTTCTTGTTCCTACTGATGTAGAAGTTATCCTTGGCCGCTCTGTAATGTTCAATACAATGGTGAACGGCGTAAATCTGAGTGATTTCTCCGCTGTTTATTCTGTATCTGGACAAAGCTCTACAAATACCTATATCGACCAGGATGGTACACTCCATGTCGGTGCTGACGAGAAATCTAAGGTTCTCGTCGTAACAGCTAAAGCTGCGGCCGACCAGCGTTTCTTCGCTACTGCGACTGTCAGCGTAACTGATTCTCAGCACGCTGTTGACCAGTCTACTGTAACTGAAGTTATCGTATATCCTGGCGCGACACAGATTGGTTGTGGCTATAGTCAGCAGTTTGCCGCTAAGGTGAACGGCGTCAATAACCCCTCCCAGCAAGTTGTTTGGAAGCTGACTGGCGCAACATCTAAGGATACTCGCGTTACTCCCAATGGCTTGGTATTTGTCGGCGAAGATGAGAAGAGCAATATGCTTGTATTGACTGCTTACTCTCAGAAAACTCCTGAGGTATATGGCGAGGCTATTATTGATGTAGTTCCCGCAGATACTCCCGGTGCGGATGAAGTAACTGTTGATGCAATTATCATTACTCCTGATATGGTGGAGCTTGAGCAAGGCTGGCAGACCGTATTCAAAGCCGTAGTCATTGGTAAGAACAACCCTTCTCAGGCAGTTACTTGGAGTCTGACAGGCAATAATGTCCAGACCACATATCTGACTGATAATGGTGTTCTGACTATCGGTATTGGCGAGACTGCCAAGAGCCTGCAAGTTCGCGCAACATCCAAGCAGGATGCTACTAAATACAATATCGCCTATGTTACCATCGCGGCTTATGATGCCAGCGGTGACAATGGATTTACCGATGTTCCCGCAACTCCTCTCAATACCAAATATGTTCGTGAGCGTACTGTAAACGGTTCCGCTGTTTGGACTCCTATTGAGGAAGAAGTTGAAGAACCAATTCCAGAGCCTGATCCCGCAATCAACAGTGTTGAAGTTTCTCCTAATGCTGTGACTGTAGCGCCCGGCTCTGTAATCACATTCGCAGCCATCGTAAACGGCTCTGAAGAGCTGTCTAAGGAAGTAACTTGGTCTATTAGCGGTCAGCGCGATCCTAATACTAAGATTACCTCTGATGGCGTTCTGACAATCGGCGCCGACGAAGATGCAATGATGATTCGCGTGACTGCGCGCTCCATCGTTGATACTTCTAAGTATGGGACTGCAACTATCAGTATTGACGAAGACGCGCCTATACTGCAGTAGGTGACTGGTTTCTATCTGGAGCCTATCGAGGCTACTGTTATTAAAGACCATTCTCTGCGCTTCCAGGCCATCGTCACTGGCGTAAATATCACAAATCATGATGCAACCTTCGCCGTGAGCGGCAATCAGTCTCCTCAGACTATTATTACTCCTGAAGGTGTGCTTTATGTAGACAAGGAAGAGACCAGCGCTCTTTTGATTGTCACTGCTACTTGCGCCGCAGATCCTAAGTTTACTGATACTTCTCTGGTAACAGTAATTCCTCCAGAGCTTGCCGAAGACGAGCCTGTGGTAACTGTTATTCAGCTGTATCCCGCATATACTCAAATTGGTCGTGGAATGAATGCGCGCTTCGCGGTTCAGCTGACTGGTTTGAATAACCCTCCCGCATCTATTATTTGGGACTTGACTGGTGCGTCTTCTCTTGCAACCCATGTTTCTCGTGATGGCGTTGTCTATATCGGCTCCGATGAGCAACTGCATGAGATTACTCTCCGTGCGACTGTTAGTTATGACCCAACCAAGTTCGCTGAGTCAACTATCAATGTGGTATCTGAGGATACTCCTGGTATTGATGAAACCACAGTTGATGCTGTGATTATTAGTCCTGCGGCCGTTGAGTCTGATCCTGGCCACCGCATTACCTTTAAAGCTACCGTAATTGGACAGAATAATCCTTCTCAAAAGGTTATTTGGAGCCTTGATGGAAACCTGAAGGCTGAGACCACAATCAATCAGATGGGCGTGTTGACCATCGCCACGGACGAGACTGCACGAGTGCTGAAAATCACTGCGACTTCTGTCGCTGATTCCACAGTAAAATCAACCAGTTATGTAACCATTTCGAAGACCCAAGATACACCGGACACGGGAATTGAGGACGTTCCAAATGATCCTCTCAATATGAACTACCAGCGCCGAATTGACGAGAATGGCCGCACCTATTGGGTGAAATATCCTGAAGTTGGTAATGATGGTCAGCGTTATATGCGTCGTTACAACCAAGTAACTGGCGAGTACGAATGGGAGCCTTATCCAGAAATTCCTCTGGATGGCAAACAGTATGCTCGTCAATATAATGCTCTGACTCATAAAGTTGAATGGGTTGAAGTTGAGGCATCTGGCGGCCGTCCTGATGCGCCAATTAACCTTGGCACTGTCGGCACAAAGGCCGAACTTGATCGGTTCGAAATCCCTGCCGATTCCATGGATGGCGATTTCATCTATGTTGAAAATGATGAGACTCAAGGCCGCTGCCCAACCATGTATATTGTTCATACTAATGAACATGGCCAAAAAGAGTTCGTTCTGTCTATGGTCTTTGGCCGTAAGCCTATTTTGGGCGATAAGCTTGACATTCTTTATGTTCTCGATAATGGCGTTCATTCTCAGTTGATTAAAGACATCGAAATAATGACCGATTTTAATACAACTGAGAAGCGCTACGAGCTTTATAAGTCTCCTTCCGCTTGGCATCTCGTAACTGAGTTGCATGAAGGTTTCTGGAAAACTATCAAAGAGCAAGGTTGGTTCAAAGCGGTGTTTGGTATGCGTCGTGAAGATGGCTCTGTTCGTGGTTATATGACCGCTTTTACTGATGACCATGAGTTCGAGCATTATTTGACTCGCGACGTGGATAACCCTCAACCAATTAAAAACACTCTTGCTTGGACTAATACAGTACAACCAGGTAAGATATTTACTGCCGGTAATGAAACTTCTTTAATTCAATATCAGCTGAATATTGAACCCACTCCCGAAGAGCTTACTGTATTCTCTCAAGAAACCATTGATCCTGGAACTACTCCTGGTGTAACTCCTTGGGCTATGGTTATTGGTCAATATTCCACTCTGATGAATGGTCAAGTTGTTGGCCCTCTGGCTAATGTAACTGATAACCGTGGCTTCGTTTGGGTATCTGAACATGAAAAGTTTATGATTGGCTCTGCTGGTAATGGTACTCAAATGTTCTGTTATAATATTGATGACGATAATTATTTCATTTTTGACGTGCCAAATACTGTAAGAGATACTACTTCTCCTTATCGTGCTTTCCAAATGGCGACGGATGTCCACGAGCGCTATATCCTCTTTTATATCAATAATAGAGACGGTATTTGGATTGATCGTAAAACTCAAGAAGTCAAGGATATTTATTGGAATCCTCGAAATTATAATGGCCTTTCTGATCCTGGTCCTTTAACTAAACCTTCTATCTCTCCTGACGGTAAATATTATATGCACACTTCTACGAATGAAGACACTCCTAACTTTACTTCCTTTAGTTTTGATACTGGGGATATTGTGACAGAGGGGCCAGTAACAGGTGTTACTTCTTCTGCTATCTGCCTTGACAGTAACTTAGTATTTACAAACGATCCAAGTGGGTTGATTCTTACTTATAATTTTGACCCTGTAAGAGGAACTTTAACCGAACGCCATAGAGAGACTCCATTTGCAACTCGCTATGTTGTTGAGTTTACTTCCAATGGCAATCAAGTACTTTGCGTTAAAGTAGAAGCTGGAGATAATTGTCCTATGTGGTTCGTCTACGATGTTTCTCGAGATACCATTGTGGCACAATCTTCTCATACTGGTCAAAATGAGTACTGCGAGCAAACTAATCCATAGGCTAAGAGCTGCACTTATGCCCTCCCAACTTCTGTTGGTGAGAGATACTTGCTCAGCTATTAGGATAATAGGGGTGGTATTGTTCTCGCATATGATGGTAATGATTGGACTGAAGTTGAAATTCCATTCTCTGGTCTTGGTAACGATGCTCATGAGTATAATCAACCTGTTACCATGAATAATGGTGATATTCTTATTACTCAGCGCGAAGATGGTACTCCTGTTGGCTTTAACCTGATTACTATGGAGGAAGTTGAACTTGAGGACATCCTTGTCCCCGGCGGCGATCCTCATATGGTTCAAATTGATAGTAACCATTATGGTTGGTGTACTAGTAATGGTTCTCAGATTATTCGAGTAGAAGCTGATGGCACTCAAAGAGTAATTCTTGAAATCCCTGAGCAGCAACTCATTGTTTTCGGTTTTGGAAATAGAGTTGGAGGAGAGGGGCATTAAGCCCCTCTCTTTATAAAGGAGGGATTTTATGGCTACTATTGTCGCTAAAAAAGTTTGGAGCGGAGATGAGCAATACCAAGATTAGCGCCCAACTTCTATAACAGTTGCTCTATTGCGTAATGGATCCCAATATCGGACAGCAACTTTAAATGCAGATAATGGGTGGCAGTATAGTTTTGGGGATTAGAATAGTCGATATCAATGGTCTGTTCGAGAAATTACTTAGTTGGAAAATTATCAAGTAACTTATAATTCTGAAACAACAGGATGGATGAATCCAATTACTACGTGGACATTAACTAATACTTTTGTGCCGCCTCCTGAACCAGAATATAAAAATTTAACTGTTTTTGTTGGTTTCTATGAAGATAATCAAGATGCTCTTAAAATGCGTCCAGTTTATGTAGATATTGTATTAAAACGAGATGGGCAAGAGTATCAAACTATTAGATTAGGAAATGGATGGCAATGGAATTGGTTGTTTAAAAATCTATCAACTGATCACGAATGGACGGTTATTGCTCAAGATATTCCAAATTATGTCCAAGAAGTAACTCAAGAAGATACGGATTGGCGTTTCCTATATCGTTTTGATTATACTCCGCCAACTCCGCCTGACCCATCCCCTGGTAATCATCCAACAAAAGAGGATTATGATCTCATGTACTCTGTACTCTATGACGACATTTCCGCAGAAAATGCAATGGGAATTATTCATGTATTAGACTATGGCACTTTTGAAGCGCCAGACTTGCCATAAAAAAATTTTTATGGTATAATAATAATATAGAGTAAAGGGAGCAATTTAAGAGAGGAGGACTTGTCTTGTAGGATTTACAGGCATGGTTTGCACCTCTCCTATGGATAATTGCTACCATTACTGCGATTGTCGCCTTTGTGAGATTATGCAAACCAGTTTGGAAAATATTCGCTGCTCCAGATCGACTGGAGAAAACGCTCTCAGAAAACATGAAAACAATGGATGAGCATTTTAAAGATGTTAATTCGCGGCTCGACAAATACGATGATGACCTTTAGCGCATCGAAGACCGCATATAGCATAATGATGAAGTGCAAATGTCCTTGTTACATGACCAGATAATTCAAATCTACGAAGTTGCAAAACTGAGTGGAGAAATATCTGATGCTGATTATAAGCGCGCCACCGATTTATATAAACAGGATGGCGGTAGTGAATACATTGATAATATCATGGAACTCATGGCCGAGCTCTTCAAGGAATCTTAGAAAAAGAGACTGAAAGAGGGTGAATGACATGGGTGACGGAAAAAGATCAACAAAAACCGCTATGAGGATGGCGAAGTGGTAGTATAAATTAGAACGCCGTAAAGCGCGTAAGCCATTTACTACCATGAAGTGGATTGTTCTATTTAGTCTGTTAAATGGTTACGCCTGGGTTTGGTGTTCCTATATCTTGGCCTTTATGGACAAGTATACGATAGCTGAGCAACTTTCCCAGGTTGCCATTACAGAAATAATCGGAGTTGTATTAGTCTATGCATTGAAGTCGCTTGTTGAGAACTTGTCGAAGAACAATCAGTGGCCTGACCGCCCGCCAAAGGGGCAGCAGGCACAATCTCAACCTGAGGCTGAAACAACAGAGACTAAGAGCGGCGTTGAGGTAGAAATGGCGGAAGATGCAAATGTCTCTGCACTGGATTATCTCAATACCGACACCTCCGAAACTTCATAATGAAAGGATGGCAAATTTATGGAACAGATCATGTAGATGTTCCCAACCATCGGCTGTATCGCAGTCATTTGCTTTATCGTTTGCCAGATTGTCAAGCTGACTCCTCTGGCCACTAAGTGGGTGCCCATCATCTCTGCTGTCGTGGGCGGCGTGCTTGGTGTTATCGGTCAGATGACTGGTGTTGCCGAGCTTGCGGACTTGCAGATTTTTGATGCAATCGCAACAGGTATTTGTTCTGGTCTGGTCGCCTCTGGTGCTTATAGTTTGGTTTCCAATGCCAAGGGCGAAAATCCCCAGAACGAGTTTAGTGCTAAGGAGCAGAAGCAGATGAAGCTGGAGACTATTGTAGAGGCCGCAATTGCTGCGCGCGCCAACGAGCCTGATACTCCAGCTGAGACGGAGACGCCTAAGGAGGGCTAATCACTACTTATGGGCAAAACTTTCACTCGTGACCAGCGTAAGAACAACAAATATATGCAGCGCGACATGAAGCGTAAAGCAAAATTTGATGAATACGTGAAGGACGAGCCACGGCCAAAGCCGAAGCCCAAGCAGAAATGGCGTCCGCACTCTGAGACGGACGTAGATTAAACATTCTCAGGAAGCCGCCCATGCTGGAAACAGCCTCTGGGCGGAACTTCCTTTTTAAGAGAGAAACGAAAGGATAGATTTAATGACCTATTCTGGAATCAAAACAATTGATGTGACAGAGAAGCAGATGGAACAGTTCTATTCCAATATGGATAAGAACATCTTTCATCTTGAGCAAAATCAATACCTCGTGCTGAAAACTCCCGAAGGTAAATTGATTGGCCCTTATGTCTGGCATGAGTCAGAAGGGTATAATGAAATTCTCTACCGTAAGTTTTCTTCCAAAATGTTTGGCGATGTCAAACCGAAGGATAAAGATCCCTACCAGATTGCCTATATGGATAGTCTGGCCCACAACCAGCTAACATTCTGCACTGGTCCTGCCGGTTCTGGTAAGACCCAAATTGCATTGGCTTACGCCTTTGAACAGCTGGAGCGCGGCGCGATTAGCAAGATTGTAGTATTCTGTAATCCATATGTTGCGACGGGCGCCGTCAAGATGGGATTTTATCCAGGAAGTAAAATTGAAAAGCTGATGGAATCCTCCGTCGGTAGCGTTTTACTTTCTAAATTGGGCGGCCGAGATAATGTCCAGCGGCTCCTTGACCAAGAGGAACTTATCCTAATGCCGATGGGCGACTGCCGCGGTTATGAAGTGCCCGAAGATTCGTTCGTGTATTTCACTGAAGCCCAAAATACATCTCGATATCTTATGAAACTTTTCTTGCAGCGCACCAATGATACCTGTAAGATTTGTGTCGAAGGTGATGAGCGACAAGTTGACCACGATGGCTTTGAGAATGGGCTTAATGGTCTTAACGCCGCTATCGAGGTGTTCCGCGGAGAGGACTATGCGGGTCACGTCAGGTTGGAAAATATCTATCGTGGCAGGATCGCAAAAAGAGCAGAATTGATTTGTGATTGATAGATGGTTTTCTAAAGTCGAAAGGAGTTAAGATGATTTTACCATCCAAGAAGCGTGTGACACAGACAGTTGTCGCACTTGCGGTTTGTTTAGCTATCGTGCTTTGTACTGCCGGCGCGGGACATTTAGATGACAAAGATGAACCAGTGGTTCCCACCGTCACCGAGTCGCTTGTGGTCCCAACTGCGCTAAGTACAATAGCTGCTACTCAAGCCGTAACCGAAGCGTACGCGGCTCATGCTTCTGAAGAGGTAGAAGTAGTCGAGGAGGTTGAACCTCCATTCCCAGATCGTAGCAAACCACTCTATAAAGTGTATAAGAATGGCTGGGAAGTTGAAGTTGACACAGATCTTCAATGGTATATTCGAGATCTGTGTGATAAATACAATCTCCCTGAAAAAACCATTTATGGAATGATTCTGTGTGAATCAACTTTCCAGGCAGACGCATACAATGCAGGCTGTTATGGCCTTTGCCAAATCAATAGCTTCTGGATTCACGGAGCTAATATCACGCACTTTACAGATGACTACTCCAGCAGAGACCTCACTAATCCATATGATAACTTGCTAACCCTTACTGAAATGATAGTTTATTGCCGTGACACCTACGGCTTAGACTTATCAACTCGTGATGGGCAGGTTAAATGGCTTTACTGGCACAATACAGGAAACCATCCATACGGAGTAACGTATTGGGCATATGCAGAGAAAGCATTTGGATTTGCGGACGAATTAGTACCGCTTCAATAAGTAAATTGCAGTAACCGGATGTGGGATTTTTCTTCCTGCATCCGGTTTGCTTGCAATAAAAAAATTTTTATGGTATAATATAATTAAACTAAGAGAGGAGTGAGACGATGGCATACGAGTCCAAGACTCAGTACTGTACCAAGAATAAATATTGGTACTTGCCTGAAATTTCCATTAACGGCTTGGTTCTCCACTCTGTTGGTTGTGCTCAGCCAAAGGCATCTGTCTTTGTAAACAACTTCAATAAGTAGAGCGCCGGCGCTTCTGTCCACGGGTTCATTGAACCTGGTCTTTTCATTAAAACCGCGCCTTGTGATGAAAAGAAGAAGAAGGCTAAGAAGTGCTATCATGTTGGTTCTGGTAAGAAAGGTTCTTTTAACTCTACCAGAATTGGTATCGAGATGACTGAACCAAGCACTATCACTTATACTGGAGGCGCGAGTTTTAGGGATAACAATCCCGCGGCGACCAAGGATTTCATCATGCGCACAACTGCCACGGCCGCTGAAGTGTTCGCTGATTTGTGCATCTTCCATGGTCTTCCGGTGACAGCGATCACTACACATCGTCAGGCTTGCCTTGATGGATACGGTTCCAATCATGGTGATCCTGAGCATCTTTGGAACCATGTCGGTTATTCTCTTGCACAGTTCAGAAATGATGTGCAAGCTCTAATTAACGCGAAAGGAGATTATTTAGCCACTATGACAAAAGCTGAGTTGGAAGCCGTTCTCGACGAGAGAATCGGTAAGAATTATAAGACCATTGCAGATCTTCCCGATTATGCTAAACAGCCTGTTCGTAACGCTATTGCTGCTGGCTGTCTTGGCGGCACTGGTGAGGGTGGTACCGGCGATAACCTGATTATCCGCCTCTCTCATGACCTGATGCGTACTATGGTTATCATGGACCGCGCCGGCCTCTTTGAGAAGAAAGAGAAGAAAGAGGATACTGCTACTACCAGTACTCGGAGGGTAATCAAGAAGGAGGAGTGATCCCCTTGATTCTATACTTTGTTGACTCCAAAGGCCAGAAGAAAGTCATTTGCGAAGCGGATGATGTGGCAGATATGATTGAGCCGATGATGGCTCATAAAGCAAAGCGGAATATCTTTTCAAGTGGTCCGTTCAGTCTGCCAGGGCCGATGGACCCAAATAGTTGTTACATTTTAAATAAGGAGCCAAATGGTTGCCATTACGAGGTAGCTAATGAGGTTTCTGAGTAACATGATATGAGATAAGGCCCTGGACATAGAGATATGTTCAGGGCTTTTTCTTTTTGAGAAGGAGGAAATATGGAACTAACTTTATAGATTTTACAAGAAACTTTATAGGAAATTTAGAAAAAAGAAGATTTTATAAATTAGTTTGCTTCTTTAAATAGTCGTAATATGAGGCTATTTCATATGAATCGTTTAGTTTTTGAAATAAATAATAGAATATACCGGGTTATGTCTTATAATGAAGGTGAAAATAGAATTCTAACAGAAAAATTCTTTGAATCATTGGGTTATAATATTTTCTTACCAGAGATAAAAGAAGAGCAATTATCTTCTTCTATTTTTTATGTAACTTCTTAGGAAAAGATTAAAGTTAAAGAGAAATAGAAAGTAAAATTACCAAGAGAAGTAGAAGAATTGTTTAAAACATACGGATTTATTTGGTATGAAGATAAAAATTGCGGAGAAAAAGATGGAAAGATTTATATTTTTGATTGGGCCGCGAATCTTTCCGTTTCAACTAAAGGACTAATTGATAGAAAGGGGAATATCCTATATGGATACTAAAAGCTATAGCTTTGAGCCTAAAGATTATGTAACCGATGAAGAATACGAATATGCAGTAACATCGAGACCAATTATTTCAATGGTGGCCAATGTTACTGATGCATGTAATTTCAAATGTCGGTATTGTTTTACTCATCCAAACCCACGAGTTATGTCTTTAGAAACTGGTAAGAAATTGATAAATATGCTTATAGAACAAAGTGTTAAGTGGAAAGGGTCTGGTTCATTTTCCCCACAATTTTATTTTTTTGGAGGGGAGCCAATGTTAAGATATGAAGAGTTTATTAAACCAATTATCTTATGGGCAGAAGAAAAAGGCTATGTAAAAAATAATAATTTACAATTTGGTATGACGAGTAACGGGTCTTTATTCAATGAAGAAAGATGTAAATTTTTGTCTGATCATGATTGTACTCTATTATTGTCAATAGATGGAGATGCACCAACTCAAGATTCTCAGAGACCTACTTGTTCAGGAGTAAGTAGTTCTTCAGTCGTTTTTAAAAATATCCCTTTAATTTTAAAGTATTGGCCTGAAGTTACTTTTAGAAGCACTATTGAACCATATAATGCGGATAAATTACTTGATAATTATCTTTTTGCAAGAAAAGAAGGATTTAGAAATTACTTCGTTTGTCCCAATGCTTTTAGCGAAGATTGGACAGAAAATGCTATTGAAACTGTTTTAGGGCAACTTGCTCTTATTGAATCCGTATTTTTTAGAGATTTGGTGAATGGAAATACGATTTTAAGATGGTCTGAAATAGACCGAGAGATATTGCGAATTTTCTTAGGTGATATAGATCAAAATGCCCATGTCCATCCGATGGAGAGGCTATTCAGATGTGGACTAGGAACCACTAGTTTAGGAGTATCTCCTAATGGAGATTTTTTTGGGTGTCAAGAGCATAACACTTATGGGGCTGAAAATCCAGAAGATATATTTTTAATTGGAAATATAGATACCGGAATTGATAAAGAGAGACATTTGAAATTATTAAATAGTTACGTTAAATCTTTAAATGGGCGTCATTCGATTGATAGAAATGACAGATGCAAAATTTGTTCTTTTAAGGGGCGTTGTTCTGGAGTCTCCTGCTTATCTCGAGAGTTTGATTTTGGCGATATTGGAAACCGCCCAACAATAAATTGTGTTTGGCATGATTTTTTACGGCGCTCAGTCAGATTATTAGTTCCTGAGTTTTTAAAAACTCCAGAGTATAAAAAGCAATTTGAAAAATATCTTATGGAATTAGTCGATGGTCCGTTAGGGGGGAAATGGTAATGGCTACTTGTACTTGTAGAAGTGGGTGCAATGTTTGTAATAATTGCGACCAGCATTATAAATATCAATGTAATATGGCTCAAAAATATTGTGGAGCTCAGCCGGAAACGGCGGTTGGCAATGCTTATGATAAAGCAAATGTAACTTATGTTCAAAGAGATGATATAATTTATAAAAAATTTCCACAGTCAGAATTAAACCGTTTAATAGATTATATAATCAATGCTGGTAAATATGAAAGCGGAACAAATGGAGAAGATCAAGGAAATGGCCCCACGAATTCTGGATTAAGTTGTGCGCATGAAGATAGAGATTTTGTTTATGCCGATAAAATTATGGAACTAATTGGAATGATGAAAACTTTAAATTCTAAAAATGATCCTGGGCTTTCTTTCGAACGAGACGACGTTATTTATGCAGATGATTTTAATGAAATATTGAAAAAAATAGACGGGTTATATTTAAATACGACAGGATGTCCTATGTGCATTTCAAGCTGTAATGTTGACTGTAATAATTGTATAAATTGCGTTTCTTGCTACGGAAACTGTTGTTGCAATAGGGACTAACTTGACATAAAAAAATTTTTGTGTTATAATAAATATAGAAAATGAAAAAGAATAAAATCGGTTGAAAGGAGAGTTTTTATGTCTAATCCAAATACAGAGCGCGACATTAAAACTATTTCTTTCGGTCGAGCGTGTAGAGAACGCCTCGGTATGTATCTGTCCTCAGACCAGACCGAGGCGCTTCATCTCGGCTTAAGAGAAATCTATGTAAACTCTCTTGACGCCTTGACCGAAACCAATGCCCCTAAAGGGGTAATTACCATTGAAATCAACTCAAAAATCCATAGAATCACAGTCACCGACGACGGTCCCGGCATCCCCAACAAGAAAAGAGAAGATGGCAACTATTCTCTTGTTGCTGCCTTTACCCTTAGTCATACTGGTAGTCACTTTGATGGGCGTGCTGTTAACTCTATTGGCACTAACGGTGTTGGAGGAAGTATTGTCAATCATACTGCAAATGAGTTTGCAGTTTGTTCTAATGATGGTAAAATTTCTGCAACCGCCATATTTGGCTCTGATGATGACGGCGCTAAGCTCATTAAATACGCTGACAGTAAGGCTGAGGGTAAGACTGGGACAAAGGTGTCTTATGTGCCTGATCCTAAAATTTACGGCGACGCCTGGTTTAATGAAGCAGACCTTATCGCCGAACTGGACGAGATGATGAAGTTCTATCCCAAGTACAAAATCGTTCTCAACTTTGACGGCCATAAGACCAATATCGCACATCCAAACGGTTTGAAAGAGGCAAATACCCGCGTCTATTATGAGTCAGATAATCTTATCATTGCGCTTGGAGTCGGCGAGGGTGGAATCAAGCCGTATGGTAATCGTCTTTATCTCCCCAACGGCGGCGCTTTCTTTACCCACTTTAAAACTCAGTTCACGAGAATTATTAACGACCTATCTGGCCTTAAACTGACTGGCAATCAAGCCCAAGCGGTATTTAATGGATATATTGCAATCTTCGTTGCAAATCCATTGTTCAGTAATCAGTCTAAGACCGCAATCTCCAATAAAGAGGTAAATGTCGAGATTACCGTCGCTCTCAAGAACGAAATGGAGAAGTTCTCCAAGACTAAGGATTGGGAGAAGGTAATTAAGGGCCTCGAGATGGAGATGAAGGCCGAAGAAGCCGCTGAGCGCGCTCGTGCTCGTATCAAAGCGGCTATGGACAAAATCAATAAGCCAAAGCGCACTCTCCAAATCGCTGAAAAGTTGAAGGACTGTATTGCGACTGGTGAAGATGCTTGGCTTGCAATTACAGAGGGTAACTCTGCTCAGGGCGCTTTGAATAAAGGCCGTGACAACAACATCGTCGCCACATACCCTATCCGTGGTAAGTTCATTAACTGCTTGAAGAATAAGCAGGAGGATTACCTCGATAATCAAGAGCTTCAGGAGATTGCTCAAATCTTGGGCGGCGGTCTCTTTGATAAATACAACGCGAAGAAGTTGAAGTATGGTAAAGTTTTGATTGCCGTCGATGCTGATGCTGATGGTAAGAATATTGCTGACTTGCTTATTACTTTCTTCTATGTTTGTATGCCAGAGTTCATCAAAGAAGGTCGCCTGTATTGGATGCGCGCTCCTCTGTACTATCGTGAGTCTACTCATGAGTATATCTTTACCGAGGAACAGTGGAATAAGGTAAAGAAGAAGGAAGGTTTTGTGCGCGCTAAGGGTCTTGGTGAAATGAATGTCGGCGCCATTGAAGAGTCCTTGTTTGGCAAGTTTAAGGTTTGGGAGCAACTCAAGCCCGGCAACTGGAACGCTTTCTCCAAACTCGTCAATGATTTGATGGGTACTGATGTAGAAACTCGTCGTGATTACCTGTTTGATAAGGTCGATTTTGACCAAGTAACTTTTCTGTAATTGAGGTGATAAGATGAATATTCTCGAAAAGATTTTGGAGGAATCTTTCCTCGATTATAGTGCATTCGTGCTTCAACGCAGAGCCATTCCTGATGCGCGCGATGGTTTCAAATACACCGCACGTCAGATTCTTCATGCCCAGTTGAGAGAGAAATTGGATGCCAAACATCCTTTCAAGAAATCTCAGAAGTCTGTAGCTGCGGCGACATCTTTCTCTTATGTGCATGGCGACGCGTCCTGCTATGAGCAGATTATCCGTATGGGCCGCCCTCTGGTTCAGCGCTATTTCCTTGAAGAATTTAATGGCAATGAGGGTACTATTATTAACTCCAGTGACTATTCTGCCCAGCGTTACACTGAATGTCGTTTGAGTCCTCTTGGTATGGCGCTTTTCGATTATTTGAAAGTGTTGCCGAAGGAGAATTGGTCTCCCACATATGATGAGGAAGGAGAGTTTCCTCTCGTTCTACCCTCTGTCGGATATTATAACATTTGCAATGGTAGTTTTGGTTCTATCGGTGTTGGTCTAATCAGTTCTATTCCTCAGTTCAATCTCGGTCAAATCAATAGAGCCATTTGCGATCTTATCAGTGATCCTACTATTGACATTTGTATTCTCCCTGATTTTGCCAGTGGTGGCATCCTGCTGAACCCCAAGACTACTCTTGATAGTCTTAATCGTGGCGAGGGGCGTTCTGCACTTCTTCGCGGCGTTGTAAAGAAGAATATCAAAGAGAAGTATCTTGAGGTCGTTGAACTTCCATATGGTGTATATACCAATACCATCTGTGTGGAACTACAAAAGGCTCTGGATAAAGGCAAGCCGCCCTTCAAGGACTTCAAAGACCTGACCAAGACCAAGGTCCAGATTCGTATTTATACAGATAAGTTGGATGAGTGTGAGAAGTGGCTCTATAAGAATACTTCTGTCCAGAAACACTTTACCATTAAACTTATCATGCTGGACAACGGCAAGAAGCCTCGTCTTTTCACCTTCAAGGAAGCGCTTCTGGCTCATATCGCGCACGCAAAGAAGATTTTCAGACTTCAGTTCGAGAACCAGCTCGATGCACTAAAATCTCGTGAAGAGATTATTCGTGGTTTGATTCGTGCGCACTCTATCATTGATGACATTATCTATGTCATCAAAGAGGAGTCTACTTCTCGTGCCGATGCCATTAAGAATTTGATTTCTCACTTTGACTTCACCGAACTTCAGGCAACTGCGATTGTCGATATGAAGCTGCATATGTTGACTAAAATCGACATTACAAAGCTCGAAGGGGAATTGGAGCAGAATTTGATTGACCAGGATTATATCAATAAGATTCTATCTGATGAAGAAGTGTTTAATACCCATCTGAAAGAGCGGTATATGGAAGTCGCTGATAAGTATGGCGATAAGCGTCGCACCCAGATTTATCAGGGAGATGAGTTTGAGAGTCAGCAAGATGGTGAAGTGTCTGATAAGGAGTTTATGATTTTTGGCGGCGGCCAGGAATACATGACAGTAATTACTGAAGATCCTCAGACTATTGCCGTGGATATTATGTATAGCTCCCTCATCCTTCCCGATGATGAAGTAATTATCATTACTGACCAGTTCCGCGGCTTTACCCGTAAGGCTAATCAGTTCGTATTGGGCCGCGGCAGATGGAGTGACCTCATTAAGTTGAATGAGGGCGAAAAAGTCATCGCCGTTTATCCCAGACGAGAGATTGAGACTTCTCAGTTCGCGATTCTTGAAACCGATACGGGCAAGATCGCTGTTCATCAGTCTTATATCCTTACCGGCGCGAGCACAAGGGGCAAGAAATTGGTATCCAAAAAGTTGCTGGTACAAGATGTAGAGCTGAGTGACAGCCATGAAGGATTGCCCCAAATTCGATAACAGCTGTTCGTTTCGCTTGCAATAAAAAAATTTTTATGGTATAATATAAGTAGAAGATGAAAGGAGGCACAAAATGATTATTGCCTTGGTAATCGCACTAATTGTTTGTGTCGCCCTCATCGTTCTACTTGTAAGTAAGAATAATTTCTTAAAAGGACGCGTACTTACTTACGAAGCGCGAACAGCAATTCTGGATGAAACTGAAAATTTGCAGAAAAAGAACGCAACGCTTGAAGATTAGTGGATTAAGCTATCTGCTAAGACTTCAGAGGCCGCGGCAGCTTTTGAGGAAATGAGCGGTAAAGTGTCTGAAGCCGCCGCGAAACTTGATGTTCTTAACTATCAAATAAGTCAGGCTCAGGATTAGCGGCGTGAAGTAGAACTTTAGGCGACAAAGGATTTGGCGGCCGAAAGAGAGGCACGCCGCACAGAGTTTGAAAATCAGTTGGCAAAAGAGTTTTAGGAGATCCAAAAGAGTCATCCTGCTTAGCTACTGAAAGACGAACTCAATCAGCTCAATTCTGAGATTAAACAAGCAAAGGAAACTCTTCGAATCCAGCAAGAACAGGCTCTTCAAAAGGAGCAGCAAGAAGAGTTCTTTGCAACTCACTCTGTTAATCTAACAGAGGGAGAGAAAGCCGACATCGTAAAGATTATGGACTTTGCTCCATAGTTGAGTAGATTCGAGGCTTTCTGTAAACTTGTATGGACAGAATACTATCAGAAGCCCCTCCAAAAACTCTGCAAAGAGCTGGGCGCAGATAAGATTACTGGTATCTACAAGATTACCGCTCAAGATGGCCGTTGCTATATCGGCCAAGCGCTCGACATTGGCTCTCGCTGGAAAGAGCATATGAAGTGCGCTTTGGGGATTGGAACTACTGGGTACATGACCAATAAGTTCTATCGCACTATGCACAAAGAAGGCCCTGAGAACTTTACTTTCGAAGTTCTTGAAATCTGCCCAAAAAGTAAGTTGGATGAAAGGGAACGCTACTGGATTGAGTTCTATAACAGCACTGTTTATGGATTCAATACCAAGATTGGAGGGTAATGCCCATGACCTTTCATTGGATTACATTGAAGCCGCTTTCTTTGCGAATCCTTCAATATATCGCCGAACATGATGGCGAAAAGGCTTCAGAACTTGCGGAAGGGCTTGGCTTGTCAACGAAACAAGTTGATGCAGCCGTGACAAAAAGTCTTGTGCGGCATGGGCTTGTAATTCGTGAAGCTAAGCTAACGCGATTACAAAAGAAGGATTACAACATCATCAAAATCACAGAACGAGGTAAGAACTATCTTACTTGGCTTTCTGAACAGGCCCAAGGCGAGCCTTAATCGCCTTTCTATTTGCTCCGATGGTGGAACTGGCATACACAGCAGACTTAAAATCTGCCGCCCGAGAGGGATTACGGGTTCAAGTCCCGTTCGGAGCACCATTTAAAGTTCGGCGTTGTGCTGGGGTGTAGCGTAATGGTCAGCGCTGTGGTCTCTAAAACCATAGGTTCCGGTTCGAATCCGGACACCCCCGCAGAGCGCCGAACAGAAAGGAGCTAATATGTACTAGAGTTTACAAGGTAATTATGGATTAGGCGCAGCGATAGCATATTTCACCTCTCATAAGATTCCTGTTTGTCTGCCATTAAATGATACTCAAAAATATGATTTAGTGGTGGATATGGATGGAGAACTTAAACGAGTTTCTGTAAAGACAGGTAAGTATCAGGCACCTTCTGGTGCATATGCAATCCAGTTAAAAAATTCTGGAGGCACAAGCAAAGGTTCTAAGATTAGAAATTTTGATAATACTACCTGTGATTTACTGTTTTTCTTGTGTGGAGACGAATCTATGTATTTAATTCCTGCGGCTGATGTTAATTGTGTAAGCTCTATTACATTAGGCTCTAAATATCAAAAATATAGAGTTGAGAAAATGCCTTTTGAGGATTTTCAAACATAATGGAGTGTAGTGTAACGGTAACACAGCTGACTCTAAATCAGTCCACAGCCCCCTGAAGGAGCTTATGCGGGTTCGAATCCTGCCACTCCAGCCATTTATCCTTTATTAAGGATGTGACTAAAAGGAAAAATATCTTTAAGAAAGGACAGAAAATAAATGCAAGTAATTAAACGCAATAAGTCTTTAGAGGAATTTGATAAGGATAAGATTTATAAAGCCGTAATGAAAGCCGCCATCGCAACTGACCAGGAGAACTTTGACTATGAGGCTCATGCCATCGCTGATGACATTGAACAGATGTTAAAGGCAACTGGGGAAGACAAGATCGATATTGAGCAAATTCAAGACCTCATTGAAATCGACTTGTACGCCATCGCGGAAGCTCCCGAGACAGCTAAGGCTTTTATCTTGTTCCGTGAGAAGCGTAAGCAAGAGCGTGACAAAGCAAATCGTTATGCAAACATGATTCGCTCTCGTGCCCTCACTCCTGATGAGGCTAACTCCAGAGCAAACGCTAATCTCGATGAAAACTCCTTTACTGGCCGTATGTATGAAGCAAATGAGGCGCTGTGGAAGGAGACAGCGCTCGATGAGTTTATGCCAAAGGAGATTGCTGACCTTCACAATAAGGCAATTCTTTATCAACATGACCTTTCTCGTTTTGCCATTGGCCAGCATAACTGTCTGACAGTGTATTTTGATTACATCTGGGAGCATGGTTTCCAGACTCGTCAGGCTACTCTGCGTCCACCCTCTCGTTTTGCATCTGCTTGTCAGCAGGTTGCCGTAATTTTCCAGGTGCTTAGCCAGCATCAATTCGGCGGTATTGCTTCTGGTCATATTGACCGTGACTTGGCTCGCTTTGTTGATATGAGCCGCCAGAAGCTGATTAAGAAATACCAGAATATTGGCCTTTCAAAAGAGCAGGCAGATGCTCTTGTAAAGAAAGACCTGGAAGATGAAGTGCATCAGGGATGCGAGGCTCTCATTCATAACCTCGCCACTCTGCAATCTCGTCCTGGTGCTCAGCTACCATTCAGTTCTCTGAACCTTGGCCTGGATACATCTGAGGATGGCCGCATGGTTTCTCGAGGTATTCTTGAAGCAATGATTGAGGGCGTTGGGCCTCATCATCAGACTCCTCCTTTCCCTATTCTTTGTTTCCAGGTAAAGAACGGCGTGAATAAGAAGCCCACTGATCCCAACTATGACCTTTATCGTCTTGCTATTGAGTGTGCCGCTCGCCGCCTGACTCCTAACTTTGTCAACTGCGATTCTTCTGTTTGTCATGAGAATCCAAATGACCCCGATACCGAGCTGACTGCTATGGGCTGTCGTACTCAGATGGGCCGCGACATTTACAGCGAGGGCGATCCTTACAATCGTATTGGCCGCGGTAATTTGGCTCCTGTAACTATTATCCCTGTTGAACTCGGCATCAAGTACGGTGTTGTCACAGGTAAACGCGATAAGCCTGACCTCGAGGGCTTTGAGCACGCTTTTGATTATCTTCTGAAGAAGGCCGAGGAGTCTCTGCTTATCCGCGCCAATATTATGTTTAAGCAGAAGATGAAGGTTGCATACGAGATGTATGTTAACCATGTCTGGAAGGGCACATACGACTATGATGACGAGGCCTCTGTCTATGAGGTATTGAAGCACGGTACTCTCGTTATTGGCGTCCTTGGTTGGGCTGAAACTCTCTGCGCTTTATTTGGTAAGCATCATGGTGAATCCAAAGAAGCCGAAGAGTTCCTCATGAAGATGGAGAAAAAGCTTAATGCTTATGCTGCAGAGTGCACCGAGCGCAATAAGCTGAACTTTGCCGCATACCATACTCCTGCTGAGAATCTTTGCTATACTGCAATGACCAAATTACAGCAGCGTTGGGGTAAGGAGCTGAAGAATGTAACTGACCATGAGTATGTTACAAATTCTATCCATGTTCCCGTTTGGTATGACATCGACGTATTCGATAAACTGAAGGAAGAGGCTAAGTTCTCTAAACTTGCCACTGGAGGCAATATCGTTTATGTAGAGTTTGATACAACTGCTGTCCACAATCTTGACGCGGTGGAGCAAGTCATTAACTTCGCTATGGACAACGACATCCCATACTTTGCTTTTAACTTCCCTCTCGATGAGTGCACTGTATGCGGGTACTCCGGCGAAATCCCCGCTGGTGGATGCCCCGAGTGTGGAGCGCCAGACGAAGCAATTAATAGACTTCGCCGCGTAACTGGTTATATTACTTCTGACTATCGCCGCGCTTTCAATGCTGGTAAACAAGCAGAAGTAAAAGACCGTGTGAAACACACTCATGGAAAGGAAGTTGACCTTACATGAGAATTGCCAAGATCGTAAATAACGACCTGGCAAATGGACCCGGAGTACGAACAACGGTGTTCGTCTCCGGCTGTCCAATACATTGTCCAGGTTGTCATAATCCTGAATTATAGGATTTTCGTGTCGGAACTATTCTTTCCGAACATTTGATTGATGAAGTTATTGCCCTCCTTAAAGTTGACGGCATCAAGCGTGGACTTTCCATTCTTGGAGGAGAGCCTCTGGCTGATGAAAACATTCCCGGCCTTGCATATCTTTTATTGAGAGTACGCGAATCTATCCCAGATTGCAATATTTGGGTATGGACGGGATATACAATGGAAGACTTGATGAACCGTCATAGTGACCCCTTGACAGAAAAAAATTTTTATGATATAATAAATACAGTAAATGTGATAGTGGATGGGCCTTTTGTAGAAGCTCAAAAACCCGGAGAGCATCTTTGGAGAGGGTCTGGAAACCAACGCTTACTGAAAATGGAGAATGGTCACTACACAAAACTTTAATACCAGGAGGTAAAACTATGGATATGGGAATTGATAACATTCAGATTTAGTTCCTCAGTGGCGGCTATCGTAAAGAGCTGCCTCAGCCCGAAGAAGTTCTCCTCTGGCACCAGATTGCTGACCGCGATTTCTGGCTGGACGAGAGTGAGATTACTTGGGACAATACTGCATGGTTGATGCAATACATTATGTATTTGAATGAGCATGAGGCTGATGATATGACTCCTATCAAGATTCATATTATGTCTCCCGGCGGTCATCTGTATGTGATGTTTGCTCTCTATGATGTTATCAAGAACAGTAAGATTCCGGTTTATACCTATAACGAGGGTATTTGCCATAGTGCCGCTTTCCTGATTTATCTTGGCGGCCAGAAACGCTTTATGCGTCCCAACGCTGTGTTCTGCGCTCACGAAGGTTCTGCTCTGCAAGGCGGCACATATCGTGAGAGTAAGGCGGCAATGGCGCAATATGACATTGAAGTCACCCGCATGAAAGAACTGATTGCCGAGGAGACGAATATGGATCTGGATTTCTTGAACCACAAGTTTGAGCAAAATTCTGATTGGTATATTCGTTATGACGAGGCGAAAGAACTTGGAATTTTGAAGGAGTAATACAATGAGCAAAGTTTTGATGCGCAGAACTGAGATTTGGCGAGTCGATACTGAGAAAGAGGCTCAGGAGATTATCGACGAAGCCGCAAAGGAGGGCGACCTCACTAAGAAGATTATTGAGGTCAAGCAGAAGAAGTCAAAGGGACAGGTTGTTGACGAGAACCTGAAGGTGACTACTCAGGTAGATTTTGCCGGCCAGTGGCCAACAGAGGAGGATGATGACTGATGGTTGTACTTGAACCCAGTGTAGAGATTCTGAATAAGAATCTCGACGGTGTAGCAATGGCATAGCTCATTGAAGAGGCTGGCCGCACTTGCTACAAAAGTGAGGATAAGATCACGGAGGATTCCTATGACAAGTTTATCAGAGGAATTATTAAAAGAGGCCACGAGTCAGTTATTGAACACTCCTCAATCACGGTACGGATTACTACTGATAGAGGGGTCACCCACGAAATTGTACGGCATCGTATCGCCTCTTATAGTCAGGAATCAACAAGATACTGCAACTATGGGACTGATAAGTTTGGTGGCGGAATCGCTGTCATTAGACCTTCTACCATTCCAAGTGGAACTCCTGCGTATGATGTTTGGCTCGACGCCATGCATTCAGCTGAGGACAAATACATGGCTTTACTTGCCAATGGATGTACCCCTCAGCAGGCCCGTGCCGTTCTTCCAAATTCGTTGAAAACAGAGATTGTGATGACCACTAATATCCGTGAGTGGCGTCACTTCTTCGCCCTTCGTTGTGCGCCCGCCGCGCATCCAGACATGAGAGAGGTTGCTCTCTTAACACTTGCTCTTTTCCACGAGAACATTCCTTTGTTCTTTGATGACTTGTATGAGCAATACAAGGAGGATATTGAGAAACTGTGAAAATCCTTTCCTTTGACCAAGCAGCCAATGTAAGCGGCTGGTCATATTGGGAAGATGAAGTTCCGGTTAAATGGGGTACTGTTGAGCCGTCGCCAAAAACCTTGCGCGGCGGCCAACGCCTCCATAGTCTTCGAAAGCAGTTTGAGGACTTAATTAAGGAATTTAATCCCGATATGATTCTCATTGAAAATCCTGTCGGCGGTGAAGAAGACAAGCGCGGCGGTCCAGAGAATAACTGGAAGACAATGCAAACTCTTTGTCAAGTGCAAGGCGTACTTCTTGAAGTAATTGCCGCCCATAGAAAGAAAGTGGAGATTATCTCCCCCTCCTCTTGGCAAAACACTTGCGGCATCCATAAGCGTTCAAGAGACGAGCGTAAAGCTGGTGCCCGTAAGTTTGTTGAGAATTATTACGGCCTCTCCGATGTAATTCAAGACGTGGTAGACAGTATTTGTATTGGCTATCATTATATTCGTGAGAATGGCCTTGAAAGGAGTGCTTTCTAATAGAAATCAGACAAATCGCTCCTTCCGTCGATATTTCAAAGTTCGGCAGGAAGCTCTCGCCAGTAGAGTAGGTTCTGGCAAATCGAGGAGTATAGGACATTGATGGCTTCTTTAATGTAACTTGGGATGATGTTCAATCTCCATATGACCTCGATTATATCAAAGAGGCTGCAAATAAAATCCGCGAACACGTTGAGGCAAATCATAAGATTGCTATTCTCGTAGATGTGGATATGGATGGATACACCAGCGCGGCGCTCTTAATCAATTACATTCGGATGCAACAGAAATACGGAGACTGGGTAGACTGCTCTCCAGAGATTATTCACATTCTGCACACAGGTAAGATTCACGGTCTTGACGATACTGAGGTTATGGATAAGGTGCTGAACACTATTAAACCCGACCTATTCGTTATCCCCGACGCAAGCGGTAATAATAAACAGTATCAGGCCCTCACCAGTGCAGGGATTGATGTAGTAGTGCTTGACCACCACGACATGAGCGAACGTGGCGACGGCGAGAAGGTAATTGTGGTTAATAATCAGCAGTCCTCTCGATACAAGAATAAGGACCTGAGCGGCGTAGGTGTTGTATACCAGCTTTGCCGCGTGTTTGACGATATGCTTTCTTTCGTATGCGCCGACAATTATCTTGATATTGTGGCGCTTGGCCTTGTGTCCGATGTTATGGATCTTCGTTCTGCTGAGACGCGCTTCTTGGTATTTGAAGGCCTGAAACCCGAAAATCTGCGTTCTTATTATCTTGAGTACGCGAAGTTCGCCAACTACAAGATTTAGAATGTAGATTTGACCCCCCATGTGGTTTCTTTCTATGTGGCGCCGCTCTTTAATGCGGTAAACCGTATTGGCAGCATGGAAGAGAAAGAGCTGGTATTCCGTTCACTCCTCGATGATGATTCGAGAATGAAAGTGTAGGATGGTGCTCGTGGCCATACTGGTGAAGTTGACCTGGTTGTCGAGATGACAAGATAGGCCAATAACTGCAAGTCCAGGCAGAAGCGCCGTGTTGATAAACTTGTGGCTTTGATTCACGATTTGGTTTCTGAAGAAAAGCTCTATGAGAAGAAAGTTATCCTTCTCGCAATTGACGACTTCGATAAGGAGTGGCGTGCTCTTACTGGATTGGTCGCCGGTTCAATGGCTGACTACTATCAGCGTCCTTGTATTTTGACCTTCCTTGGCGACGATGGCGCTTACTACGGTTCTCTTCGTTGTCCTAATAATATGCCTGCTTTTGAGCATTTTAAGGATGACTGCAATGCCAGTAAGTTAATCAAATACGCAAGTGGGCACCAGCAAGCAGCAGGTATTGCCTTTGAAGCAGATGCGGTAAAGGCGCTCGAAAAGTATTTCGAGGAGAAGTACGCTGATGTTGATACCTCAACCGCATATATGGTTGACTTTATCATTGACGCCGAAGATCCTGAACTCCCTGATATTATCGCAGAACTTGCAGATTACTCCAATTATTGGGGACAAGGCATTAAAGAGCCACTCATTGCAATCACAAATGTTAAGATTGCATAGAGCACTCTCTCTTTGGTTGGACCAAAGAAAAATACTCTCAAGATTCAGTTACCACATGATTGCGTTGCAATCAGTTTCTCCTCTTCTCCAGAGGAATACGACTCATTGTGCTTGCCTTATGATGGGCAAACAGAGCAGTATTATGTCGGCACTGTGATTGGTTATGATGCGGAACTTAATACCTTCCGTTATCAGACTACGCCACAGGTGAAAATTAAAGACTACGCGGTTGTTGATACCAAGTATGACTTCTAATTTCAGTTGACATAAAAAAATTTTTATGGTATAATAATTATAGAAAATGAGAAAGGAGTTAAGTTTCCGTGGTAAACATTTTTGACATTCCTGTGAAAGATACTATCAACGCAAGCATGAAGTCAAAGTCTTTCATGGTCGTCGGAAAATCCAAATCCGGAAAGTCCACTCTCGGCTCTCAGGCCCCTCGTCCTATCTTCCTGATGACCGAAAACGGTGGCGAAGGTTTGACAGGTTTTACTCCGGTGCCTATCGGCTCCTGGGCAGACTTTAAGCAGGCAGTAATGCAGCTGTGTATGCCTCAGGCGCGTGAGAAGTTCGATACCGTTGTAATTGACACCTATACAAACCTCATTCTTCTGCTCGATAAGTATGTTGGCCAGAAGTTGTCCACCGATAAGACTGCTTTGGATTTTGGTTCTGACGCCGATTACGGTAAGGGCACAAAGGCCATGCGAAATGAGCTGGGCATTCAGCTCCAGAAGTTGGCAAATCAGGGGTATATCCTTCTGAATATCGTCCACGCCGAAGATAAGACTGATTTCCAGACTCAGAAGCAGTACATTGGTACTTCTCTCAGTCCCGGTTTGTACGGCGTTGCCGAAAAGTTCGTTGACCAGATTATCTATCTGAAACGCGAGCGTAATAAGGACGGTACTTTCTCTCACAAGATTTACTTCAATCCCAAAGGCGGATTTGAAGGAACCGGCGGTCGTTGGACACCTGATGTTGATTCCATTGATTGCTCTTACGCGAATCTGGAGAAAGTTATGGTCGCCGCCATTGAGAAGAGCGCCGAAAAGCAAGGCGCCAAGGCTGTCGAGGCGACTGGTCCCAGCGTAACCATTGAAACTGAGGACGAGAGAGTTCTCGATTTCCCGGCCCTCAAGACCGAGTTTGACCAGCTCACAAAGGACTTGATGGCGAAATATCCCGAAGATGGAGCCGATAGAGTTCGTGCTATCATCGAAACTGTCCTTGGCCCCGGCAAGAAAGTCGGCGCCCTCCAGCCTCATCAGGCAGAGCTGTTGGCTGAAGTAAATACCTCTCTGAAAGCAAATCTTGAATAAAAGGAGATTCAAACATGAAAAAGTTTAATCGTGTAAATCTGTCTGGTCGTCTCGCTGGCTACGAGCTGAATCGTGGTACTACCAAGAATGGCGACGATTTCATCAACGGCACCATTTCTCTGATTGTTGACGAGAATGGTACTACCGTCGATAAGATTCGTGTCTTTGCCACTCCTGTGTGGAAGAAGTCCGGTAAGGCCAATGGCAACTATACCATGCTTGACAAGATGGAGCAGGGTGAGTTCCAGGTCGGCGCTGATAACGGTGAGTGGCTGGCTATCCAGGGCACCATCGACATCAGCTACTTCCCTCCCCGCAATCCTGATCCCAATGATCCCGAGCCTGCTCGCTCTCAGCGCGTAAACGCCACCTTCATCAATGCCAATACCAAGAAGGTCTACCAGAACACCTGGAGCTGCGACTATCTGATGACCAACATCCGTGAGATTGAGGCTGATCCCGAGCGCAATCTGGACCGTTATGTCCGCGTTCACGGTTATGTGGTGGACGAGTACAACGAGGTCCTTCTCGAGGCTGAGTTCGATGTGCGCAAGGAGGCGGCTATCAACTACTTCCTGGGCCTCCAGGCAAGCGAGGATATGCCTTATTTCGTATCTGTCGGCGGCGAGATGACTATGGTTGTCCGTTCCGTGACTATCCCCAACGCCATCGGCGACGATGAGCATCGCGAGTTCACCAACCTGCGTTGGTGCGTGACTCGCATCAATCCTACTCCCTACACCTTCGGCGACGAGGCTGACATTACCGTTGACCAGTACAACGAGTTCAAGGCCAACCTCCAGGAGAAGAAGGCCGAAGCCATGAAGGACGACAAGGAGCCTGACCTCGCGTTCTAATTAACTGAAAGGAGAAGAAGTCAATGACATATGAGGAAAAGATTGCTTTACTCAATGGAGACGACTTCTTCTCCTTTTTTGAGTATATGAGAGCGCAACCTCGATGGGTAAACAGTGCCGGTAAGCGTGCAATACAGCTTATCGGCCTGTGCCATCATGGTGAGAATCATTCAGCGTTATTTGACCCATCAACTCTGAAAGTCAACTGTTTTAGTGAGTGTGGCGGCGGTATGCTACTTCATACTTGGATTAAGCGAGCACTTGACTTGCCTGACCCAGAACTCGCAAAACAGTTCATGGAAGATTACATCGCCGGACAGCGAATTGATTTAACCGGGCGCGTACCAATCAGTGTTGACTTCTCTTACAAAGAGCGGCCTTTTAAGATTGAACATATTGAACCTCTTCAGCCAATTCAACAAGATATTCTTGATGAACTTTATGAAGAGCAATTCACTCAAGCGCCAGATGTAATGAGAAAGTTAAGATGGCATACGGAGGATAAGATTGATGTCGATATTCTATTGAAATACGATGTAGCGTATTTCCCAAGGAACGGCACGATTATTCTTCCTCACCATAATGTTAATGGTAAGATAGTTGGTTTATATGAAAGAAATTTCAGAATGTTGCGAAAGGATTTCTATAAACTCTATCCAGGCGCGCCGTTTCAAGCTGCGATGTGGTTTCCAAGAGCAAAATATGTTCCTCTCATAAGAGATGAAAAATATAGGGAGATGTTGCCAAATGAAGAAAAGACTTCTTGGAGTTTCCCTAATAGCCTTAATTTGTACGGGTTGCACATTGCTGCTCCTTACATTAAGGAAAGCGGGGAAGCAATCATATTTGAGGGTGCCAAGTCGGTAATGCTTGCGCACCAGTGGGGCATTAAGAATTGTGTTGCCTCACATACTTTTGGTTGCCATGTTAATCATATCAATATGTTATATGAGCAAGGCGCCAGAAAAATCTTCTTTGCTTTTGATAAACAGTATCAAGAGCAAAGTGACGAAGACCATGACTGGTATCTTTATAATAAGAGAACAACTGGCATGGCGGCGAAAATAAAAGATGAAGGTGGGCTTCAGTGTTATCGAATTATTGATATTCCAAATACTGGAGTGCCCCTCGACCATAAAGACGCACCAGTAGATAAGGGTAAAGAAAAGTTCTTGGCGCTACTGGAAGCTGCGCATAAAAGTCGTCCTCTCTGGCCGGAAGAGCCGCAAGATTTGGGCGAAATGCCAAGAAGAACCAACTTTGTTAAAGACGAAAGAGTCTCGCAAGTTGCATTAAAATTGCAAAATAGTGATACGGTAGGTGATACAATTTGGTCCCTTTTACACCCGAACAGCGAGCAGTAATGGATTATGTCTTGGAACAGGTTCATGACCCTAATGGACATAATACCATTATCTCTGGTTCTGGCGGCACAGGTAAGACAACAGTAATCTGTGAACTTATCTGTCAACTTCTCAGTGAAGGGTATGCAGTTGCAGTTACTGCAATGACAGGCAAAGCAACCTCAGTTCTTCGCAATAAAGTCTGGAAGGCGATTGAGGAAAAAGAACTTGAGTTTGACAAAGATAAGCTCTGCATTGAAACTGTGACGAAGATTACGAAGAAAAGTAGCGTCTTAGGCACAACTTCCGATGGAAGCACCAAGTTCACAAATACTTGGCGTGACCCGAGGGCGTTTCCATATGATGTTCTGTTTGTTGACGAGCTTTCTATGGTGCCGCAGTTCATCTCTCAATGGTGGATGATGACCAATGCTCGAGTTATTGGTTGCGGTGATGAATGTCAACTTCCAGAAGTCAATACATCAGAAGTGGCAAATGACCTTAATTCTTTTAGACATGACCTTCATGTATCTAAGATGAATTACACTTCTGGTTATGGTGTCAAGGTTTTGAAAACTCTGGCACATCTCCAGCTGCATAAAGTATTGCGGTCTGACAATGACATCGCTTTACTGTGTGGCGATTTGAGAGATTTCACTCAGTCCAAACAGCAACTTCTCTCTCGTATCAAGTATTGGGCAGAGAAATCCCCAGATATTTCATACGGAACTTCCAAAGCCGAGATTGAGACCGACCCTGAATGGCAGATTATCTGTTATACCAATAAGTTGTGTGCAGAAATCAATGAGCATCTTTGTATTGGCGGAGACCGTTATCCAGACCTCCACGATAAGATTCTTCTGTATGACAATATCAATCCTCTGGGCATTTACAATGGCGATGTAATGTATTTTGCCGATTTGCTTGACGCGATTGAGCACGCAAAAAATCGCAAGCGTCCAATCTATGTTTGTGTAAAGTGGCAAAATCGTATGCCAAAGTCCAGCGGCAATATTTGGGAGCAGAGATTTGCGGCTCAATACATCGCTTACAATAATGCTCTCAGAGAAGCGTCTGAAGAGCGTTGGAAGATGGCTCATACAATTATTGAGAATGCTTCTTTGAGTGAGGAGCAGAAAGACCAATATATTGTTGACCTTGATAAGATTGGTATGTCGAAGACCAATAAAGAAGATGCCCTCGTTGATTTTGTTGAAAAGATGACAAGAATTGACAGAGATACTGCGAATCTTCTTGTTGACCATCTTCCCCCAACACCTCAGCTCTACTTTGTGAATATTGGTTATGGTTATGCCATTACTACTCACAAGAGTCAGGGTTCTGAATATGACAATGTTTGTTATGTTCTTGAGCGCTTCGATAAGCCGCTCGTCTATACTGGCCTTTCAAGAGCCAAGAAACGGCTTAAAGTCGTAAACATCACATCTACAAAGTAAAAGGAGATGAGTGAATGTACTTTGGTTGCCACAATCATACTGAATACAGCAATATCACAACTGGTCTGGACAGCATCAATAAGCTGGAAGATCTTGTGAATAAAGCCAAAGAGTTCGGTATGCGCGGTATTGCCATTACAAATCACGATAATCTCTCAGAAGTTATTGAAATCAATCGTATGCAAAAGAAACTGCGCGACGCCGGTGATGATTTCGTTCTTGCCATTGGCAACGAGATTTACCTCGTCGATAGCTATGATCCTGACGATAAGCAGAGAGAGAAATATTATCACTTCCTGCTGATTGCCAAGGATAAGATTGGTTATCAAGCTCTGATTGAATTATCGACTCGCGCATGGTATCGTTCAACTGTCAAGTGGGGCAAACGCAGAGTACCTACTCTTAAATCTGACATTGAGGAGGTTATGGAGTGGGCGCGCGGTCATGTGGTTGCTTCTACTGCCTGTCTAGGCGGCGAGTTCCCCACTTTGATTAACAATGGAGAATACGACAAAGCGGACCAATTCATCGAATGGTGCAATAATCAGTTTGGTTGTGAGGATTTTTATATTGAGCTTCAACCTTCTGATAGTAAGGATCAAACTCTTTTTAATCAACGCGCTATTGACTTTTATAACGGCCGGGCGCAGTTCATCATCACAACCGACGCGCACTACCAGAATGTAGAAGATTTCCCGGTCTTCGAAGCCTTTCTGAGAAGCAAACAAGAGGATCGTGAAGTTAAAGAGTATTATACTTTCGCCAGAATGATGGATGAAAGAGAAATCTATGAACTTATGGATAAAATGGATATTCGTCCACAGTTTGTAGACAAGTGTTTTTTGAATACTCTTCATATCGCCGACCAGATTGAGTTCTATGATTTGGCGCAAGACCCCCGTATCCCGAAAGTTCCTCTTCCTCAGATTGAACTCAATCTCGGCGGCTGGGAAATTGAGTTCGTCCGTCAGTATCCTACTATTGACTGGGCGCTGAATGAGGAGGATTATCAGACTAAGTATTGTATTACTTATTGTCTGAATACAGCAAAAGAAAGAGGTCTAATCAATGACCAATATATGTCCAGACTCGAAGAAGAGTTTGACACTTTCAAGTTCCAGTCCGAAGCGTTCAACGACAACTTTTTCGCTTACTTTAACACGATGCAGCATTTTCTTGAGCTAGCTTGGTCTATTGATTGCGCCGTTGGTCCTTCTCGTGGTTCAGCGAGTGGATCTTTACTATGCTATCTCATGGATGTTGTGCAATGTGATCCTATTCAGTATGGCCTCTATTTCTGGCGTTTCGCAAATAAAGTCCGCACATCTCCTCTAGATATTGATACTGACTTCCAGCCTTCTAAGCGTCCTGAACTTTTTGCTGCAATAAGAAAAGAGCGCGGCGAACTGGGTATGACCCAGGTAGCCACATATCGTAAATTGACCTTGAAAGCGGCCATCGGTAATGCCGCTCGTGGTTACAGAAGCGAAGAATTTCCGAAGGGTTTGGATAGCGATATTTCAACCTATCTCTCTAGCCTTATTGAGATTAAGCGCGGCTTTGTTGCAACGCTCAAACAGACTCTCGAAGGCGATGAAACAACAGGATATTCTGTCAACCACAGCTTTATCAAGGAGTGTAACCAATACCCCGGCCTTTTGGACATTATCAAAAAGATTGAGGGCCTAATCGTCGGGTCAGGAACGCACGCTGCTGCCGTGATTTTGTTTGACGACCAAGACCGTTTAACTAATCATTGTTCTCTTATGCGTGCGCCAAACGGCGATATGTGTACCGCCTTGGACCTCCATACGGTGGAAGAGGCTGGATGCTACAAGTATGATTTCCTTTTGCTGTCCACGCTCGATATTCAGGCCGCGTGTTTTGATTTGTTGAAGAAAGATGGTTTGGTTGATAAGGATTTAACACTTAAGCAGTGTTTCCGTAAGTATATCAATCCCAATACCATTGACTTTAATAACCCTGAAATCTGGGCGAAACTTTACAACAATGAAGTGCTCTCTGTATTCCAATGGGATGCCGCTTCTGGTCGTAAAGGTATTCTGGCAACTCAACCTCATAATCTTGCTGAGCTTACTTCTGTCAATGGTCTGATTCGTTTGATGACTCAGGAAGGCGAAGAAGATCAGATTGAAAGATTCTGTCGTATCAAAGATGATCCAGAGTCTTTTGAAGAAGAAATGGTTAAGGCAGGATTGAGTGATGAACAGCGTCACATCATGCACCAAGAACTCGATAGATACAATGGTTGCGCAGCAACACAGGAAAGTTTCATGGTATTGAGCCAGTTGTTGGCTAAATACACATTGAAGCAGGCTGACGCGCTTCGTAAGACTGTCGCGAAGAAGAAAATGAATGAGATTACCAAGCAGAAAGAGTTGTTTTACTCTCAATGTGAAGGTACTCAGGAGGTAAAGGATTATCTATGGAAGGTAGTAATTCAGCCGTCTCTCGGATATGGCTTCTCCCTCAATCATGCTCTTCCCTATTCTATTATCGGCGTCCAGTGTATCCTTATGGGTGGTATCCTCTTCCCGCCTATTTACTGGCAATGCGCTTGTCTCCTTCAGAGAAGCGGAGCATTGGACGGTAAGGGTGCCAACTACAATAAGATTGCCAAAGCAGTTGCTACATTGGTAAGTCAAGGAGTGAATATCACTCCTATCGACATCAATGTAAGTCAGGCAGATTTCTCTGTTGATAGCGAAAACAATACCATCCACTATGGTTTGGCTGGCGTGAAGGGCCTCAAAGATAAGGTCATGGCCAAGATTTTCGAGCTTCGCCCATTCGAATCTTTGCAGGATTTCATTGAGAAAACTGCCGCTGATGTCACTTCAATCGTGACACTCGTAAAGGCTGGGGCATTCGACAGATTCGGTCTGAGATCAGATATAATCAAGGAATTGGCAGAGATTAAAGCCGATACGAAAAGCCGACTGAATGGTCAGAATCTACTTATGATTAGTAGACTTGGCCTTTGGCCGCAAGACACGGAGGAGTTGAAATTCTCTCAAAGAGTTTATAACTTTACTCATTATATGAATCAGTTGAAGGCCGCCGAGCAAAAACGACTTGGAGAAAAAATTGACTATTATCCTCTTAATAGTCGTTGCTTTGATTTCCTTGAAGAAATCGAATTTGATACAGGCTGTATTGACAACGAGAATCAGCTGCCCCAATTTTATTGGAAATCCTATTTCGACAGTTGGATGCTCTGTATTAAGAATTATTTGAAAGAGCATCAAGAAGAAATGCTTAAAGCCGTCAATGATAAGCAAATTTCTGATTGGCTTGAAAAGTATTTCAATAAGGAGCAAGGTTACGCCGAATGGGAGATTGAGACTATGGGCCTCTGTTTCCAAGAGCATCCTATGGTTCATGTCAATAACATCTCCAACTTTGATGATTTACCGACTGAACCTGAGGTTGGTAGTCTGTATAAGGTGCCGAGCGGCCGAGTAGTTCCCATCTATAAGCTGACAATGATTGCCGGCTATGCCATTGCAAAAGACAAACTCCATAGTTCAATTACTTTGTTGACTGCTACCGGTCCTGTTGAAGTAAAATTCCGTAAGCAGCAATTCGCATCTTACGATAAGCAGGTTTCAAAAGTAGTAGATGGCAAGAAGAAAGTAGTTGAAAAGAGTTGGTTGAATCGTGGCGTTGCTCTGATTATTCACGGTATGCGTCAAGACGATATTTTCGTTGCTAAGACCTATAAGAATAGTCCCATGCGCCACACAGCATATAAGATTACGAAGATTCTTCCTACTGGTAAGTTTGAAGTCCAGAAGGAAAGAAAATCTGGAACATTGGAGGATAGCAACGAAAATGACGACTAATGGAACTTCTTCTAATTATTATGACAGAGATGGTCTTCCCATTGATCCTGGCGAGGCCTATACTGATCCCACCATTTCAACAGTACCCAACGATGACCCTGTAAATCATCCTTCCCACTATACCAGTGGGAAGTATGAGGTCATTGATATTATCGAAGACCAGCTTGGTCCTGATGGTATTCGCGGTTTCTGTCTTGGCAATGCGGTTAAATACATCTGTCGTGCAGGAAAGAAAGATCCTGCTAAGACTCGGCAGGACCTTGAAAAAGCAATTTGGTATATCAATCATTATCTGGAGGTCATGCCTAAGTGAGACAAGAGTTTATTGAATGGCTAAATCGCTGCTGGAATGACTTCTATGAGGTGTGGTCGCCAGAAGATTGTGAACAGCATATCGTAAAATATGGGGCGTCCAGCGATGTTGATAAGTTCATTACTCTCATCAATCGTCTTTATGGGTGCCATGCTCAAGATTGCGCTTGGGGCGTAGTAAACTCTGAGTATATGAAAGATAACAAGTTCCTGATTTTCCTTAATGGAAAGTCGATTGAAATTCGTCCCTTTGATGACGATATTTACAATGTAGATTTAGTAAAGGAGGAAGGTTAATGGACAAAGTAGTTGACTTTGCCACCGCCAAGACAAAGCATGATTTGGCGGCTTTGAACCAAAAAGAAGAGAAAACTAATCGCATCAAAGAGGCGATTAAGAAACTGCCAGGGTATCGTGGAGATGTTCCCAGCAAGAATACTATTCGCGGTCTACCCGACTTGAAGCCTGGTCAAATCTTCTGGGTAGAAATGGATAAGAAGGCATATGTGGTTGCCGCGCTGAACGGCAAGAAAGTGACCATTAAGGCGCTTGATGAAACTGCTAGTGTGTCCACCAATATGACTATCTACGACATGAATAAGAGCATCGTGTCTAAGGAACCTCTCTATGACCTGGAGAAAGATCCTGAGAATCTTGCTGACCGTGTAGCAGCCTGGTTTAATGAGGATTGCCCTCCCAATACCTATTACCTACTGTACGGCCGCGACATCCACTATGTAACTCTCATCAAAACTCCAGATGGAATGGCCACCAATCCTTCTACTTTCAACCAGTTGGTTGATTTGATTAAGGACATCGGTGATCTCATCTCTATGGATTTCAATACAGAGGACGGCGCTTCATGTATTGAGATTTGGATTCGCACCAGAAATTCTGATGCTGAACTTCTCTACCTCATGCCTTATGACGCCGCACTTGTGGTATTTGAGTAAAAATAGGCATAAAAAAAGAACCCCTCCGGTTTCCCGGAGGGGTCTTTCTTATTTTAAGGAGAAGCGTGAGATTAGAGGATTACGACGTCAACGCCGGCCTCAGCAGCGGCCTCCTCAGCCTCAACCATGTCCTCATAGACAGTGGTCTTGCCGTTGACAACAACAGCGGCCACGCCCAGACGGCTCATGTCAGAGGTGTAATACTTGAAGCCCTTCAGAGTATCGCCAACTCCAATTACCTCAGTGAGGGAAGGAGCGGTTACACACTGAATGTCAACAAGCTCGGTGTAAATCTCAACATTCTCGGCCATAGCGCCAGAGTTGAAGGTTACACGAGGAGTTGCGCCACCAGTACCCTGATCGCAGTTTACGGAACCCCAAGTGTTACCATTGGACTTATAGTTATCAAGGATAACCTGGCCGCCATTGGTTACCTGGATGCCGCAGTTAGCGCAGTTATTGATGGTGACGTTTGTAGCAGTCAGCTTAGCGGAAACGCCGCTGACAACCACGCCGGACTTGGCGCCGGTAGCGCCTTCGATAATCACATTCTTGATAGTGACATTCTCTCCATTCACACCGAGGATGTGCTTACCAGTGATGGTGCCAACAGTGATCTTGTGGCCATTACCATCGAGGGTAACACCAGCAGGAATCATCGCAGCAACCATAGGATCACCAGCGATATTTACATCATCATCAGAGATAGCAATGTCTTCGTTCAGAACGACTACATCGCCAGCCTTAGCGGCGCGGAAAGCGCAGTAAATATCATCATAGCCAGCGGCATTGATGGAGATAGGAGTTACGGGAGTTGCGGCCCCAACCACAACGAAGTCGGACTTAGCGTTCTTATAGCCGGTAGCACCAGCAGGAACGGTCACAACATCTTCATTGCCCTTATAGGGGTTCTGCACACGAACAGGAGTCTTATTACCGGAAATCATCACGGGGAAGTCGCCAGTAGTATTCTTCAGTTCGGGCTCGGCAGGAGTCTTATGGTCAGTACCGATACGGAGATCAACAGGAGTGCCCTGACCGTCGGTCTGGAAGTCGCAGTTGCTCATGGTGAAGTTAGCGATAGTAGCCTGAGGAATATCCATGGGGATATCGCCAGCGCCCTTATCGGAAGGACCACCACGCTGAGTGACCTTGACAGAGGCCTTATGACCATTCATGCCCTTGAAAATTACGGTATCAAGGTCGATGTTAGCACCCTGAACTCCAACCAGGTTGAAGTCAATAGTGTAATCGCCCACAGTACCAGTATCTGCGCCAGTAGCGCAATTCTCAAAGGTAGACTTACGAATGGCTGTAGTCTTAGCGTCAGTTACATAAACGGCCTTACCAGTAAAATCGCGAATTGTGGAGTTCTCGATAATTACGGTAGCGTCGCGCTGATCAGTAGAAGTCTGATTCTGGCTTGTTACACCAATAGGAGTATTGGCATCAGGTACCAGAGTCATATTCTTAATGGTCAGACGAACAGGCTCGCCGTTTTCCGCCAACTGTGCTCCGCCCTGGAGGATAGTCTCCTTACCATCTTCGGTAGTACCTTCGAGGGTGAGGTTCTTATCAATTACCAGGCGCTCACTGATGATGCCCTCATTGAACTTAAGAGTGGAACCAGCGGGAGCGTTGGCGATGACGTCAGACACTTTAGTTCCTAAGTCATTCAGGTCGACGTCAATCTTAGGGTTTTCCTGATCAATCAGGCCGCTACCAGGAGTGAGGGTTGCGGGTCCGCCAGCATCCTGATTGTACTCCTTAGCAGGCCAGTTACCAGTATCGGAGTAGTCCATGTTCTGGTGAGGTTCGAGAGAACGATCCTTCCAGATGTACTCGCCGTTGGAGTCGTTGTTGTACTTGAAGCGGCGATAAGAGGTAGGATCAGCGGTAGCAATACCGGAAGAAGCACCGTCGTAGTTATCGTCAGCGTCAAGAATCTGAATGTCAGCCAGAACCTTACGGGTAAGGTCGAACTTGCTGAAGTCAGGATAAGCATCGCCGGAGAAGGTGAAGGTAGAAGGATCACCAGTTGCGGCGAGAGTAAAGGTCAGAGCAGTTGTGATCTTGAACTTAGGAATCACGAACTCAACAGGCAGGTCCACACCATCGGAGGCACGACGAACAAGGGAAGAACCCTCGACGTACATATAAGGACCGAACTTGTCGGGCAGGATGGAAACCTGAGTTGCATCGTGGGTGTACTCAACATAGTAGTCAAGCAGCACGATGTCCTGATACAGGATGGAAGGAACGTTTACCTTGTAAACGAAGTCGGAGCCTTCCTTGTAAGCCTTAGGCTGAGCAATACCACCGGAAGGAGCCAGCAGGTAAGCATAGTAGCCAAAGCCCTCGAGAGACATACTGCCATCATCCTGCTCCTTCATAGTGCCGCCCCAAGTCTCACCGTAGTTAGGAGCGGTAATTACACGACGGTAATCGGTCGCCTCACCCCAAGCAGTAACCCAGTTACGTACGCAGGAATTATAGTCTACATAGTAGGCTACCTGGTCGTCAAAGATAGCTGCCTTCTCGATAGTATCGGGATCGGGATAGTCTGTAGTAGACATAGGCTTATTGTAAAGGTCAAAGGCGATGAAAGCGTCCTGAGTGTGGAACTTACGCAGATAAGCGTACTTGTCAGCATCCTTAGCAGTATCATCGTTCTCCAGATTGATCTGGACAGGCATACCGGAAATCTCGCCGGCGTCATCGAGCAGCATCACATAAATGCTAGCGTTCTGACCAACATAAGGCTTACGAGTCAACCATACGTTGTCAATGCCGCCACGAGGAGCATACTTGCCTACCTCGTCGCCAGCACCCTCGGCGGGATACAGGGAAGTGTCATCGTCGTATACGTTCTTGGTCTGATCCGCGTCGCGCATATTGTTGGTTGCAACAGAATACTTCTCAGTATAGTGAGCAATCACGCTACGAGCGTCGGGATGAGCGCCAGGAAGATGCTTGTTACGGGCAGGAATCAGATCTGCACCGGAAAGAATTGCCAGACCCTCGTTGGACAGCAGAGCATCCTCAAAGTTGAAGGTCAGGGTCTTATCGCCCTCATAGGAGAGCAGACGAGCATTGCCACGGCCACCAGTTACATAGGAGACCTCAGCGGCAACCTCAAGAGTAGAAGTCTTGACTGTATCAAAGATAAGTACAGGCTCGCCAGCACGGAAAGTCTTTGCACCAAGCTGGAACACGGACTTAGCCTTGAAATAGACGTCAATGGCTTCACGAATTGCCCATTTCATATAGCAATATTCCTCCTATTAAAAGATTTTGCCTTTTAATCAAGGTATTAAAACATCTCATAAGAGTGTTTAACCTTCAAGAGTTCCAATCGAATCATCGTCGTTCTCTGGGTCGCGCATCATCCAGTGAACGAGTTTATTGTCGTTCTTTGCGCCAGCCAAACGGCTTCTGACATCAAGATCATACGCCTCCCATGCTAAGTAGGTTTGCATCAAAGAGTTTAACTATAAAATAGTCATCTCAGTGACGTCCGACAGCGAGTTTGCCGTTGCGATTGCGACAGCTCGTATGTATCTAGCCAGGAAGCCTTTCGACTTAGCCTAAGGCTACATAGCAGCGAGCCTCGCTCGCGCTTTTTTCATCTTTTCAGCGATTTCCGCCGCCAGCTTGTTTGCTGGATTAAACTCCTCTTTTGAACCACTCAATAAAGAAGCACCTCCAACAATTCCGATTAACTCCTAAAAGTCATCGAATTGTTCTGGCTCAATGTTGATTAGCTAATCCTTATTCTAAATGATTAAGGATCGCGGACCAATATTGATCTTAGTCGTAAAAAACAACTGAAGAAAATTACTCAAAAGCGCCCGGACATCTTTGATGCCTTCCATCTTTTGGGTCAATGATTCGTTAAAAATCATCCAATTTGTTACATCGGGTGATTCTATGTGAAGCTACTTTTTATTCATTCGAAATATCGACAGAGCAATAAAGTAGTTCTGCTCACCAAGCATTGCGATTTCTCGCACTCTTGGTTGATGTATTGTTATTCCGAAAGCCTCAATTGGAATATCAATACCAGTGACGAGCATTAACTCGTCAATGTTAAAATCAATCAAAAGACAGGAGTGGGTCCTTCCTTAGGATGCAGCTTTTTGTCGTCCTTATAGGTTTCGACATTGTAATACAACGAAAGGCCTCCCTGTGCTTCGTTAATGATGAGCTGCTTAGCGCCCATAAAGTCAGCCACCTAAGTACCAATGACAAAATCATTATTAATCATGCCGTCAATCTCGCCGGCAATGCAGTAGGGGCGCAACTTAAAATTATCCAACAACCAGAACTCATACGGCACAAGAATATCAAATCCAAGTTGGAAAGACCTGAATGTGGTTTGATCTTCCATAGGCACGAAATTATCCAGTGTGATAATCACATAGGGCTTGGCATCATGGTCAATAGTCAGTTTAGGGACAATTCTGATCTGATTATTGAGCAATGAATATGCCTGTTCTTGATTTAACTTTGGCAGCTCCAAAGCGTGTTTGTCGGTGTAATAAAGCAAGCGCTTCAAGCGCTCATTCTTTAATAACCTATCCACTACCAGTGAGAGCGTGTTTTCAACCGAAGCGAATGATGAATAACGTCCCAACATGGATTTCTCACTTTGTGATCGCAGTAGTGGCATCTTATTCCTCCTTCTCGTTACATCAATGATTCAACCTAGACGTGTTTCTGGTATAGAGTTCCATTTGGCATCTAATATCCAATGGTAAAAGCGCCTGACATCATCGAATCCCAATAAACATGAATCGACTGTGCGTAAATATCATCTGTTTCTTGGAATTTCGCGGGGATCTAATCATGAGGTCTAACGCCTTCATTCTCTATAATAATCCATTTACCGCCGGCGACAATTGCTTTGAACTCCACTCTAAATCGAGGCTTAATGACGAGCGGACCTTCAATACCGTATTCTGTCGGATATTCAGGAATGACGGGTTGTACATTCCAGGTATTCATAATGTTCGTTTCAACATCATCCTCTACCAAATTGGTATAGTACCTGGAGCAGTTCATTTGCAGGACGCCCGGCATTGAAATGTCGTCAATCTAATCTACCTTATAGGTAAAGCTCTTTAACAAGAACTTTTGATATTGATTGAAATACGCCCTGTTTTGCTGATTGGCCGTAGCCAATACAACGAGGTTTGCATTTGGTAGGTCGGCAGAACCGAATGTCGTATTCGTAGATGTAAAGTCTGGATTGGAAGGGCCAACCACAGAGATAAACGTCTCTTGTACTTCACGATCGCCATCTACCCACTGAACTTTATAATCACAACGGCGACATTGACCTCTAAAATAGGCAAGTTCAGTTAAATCTCGTGCGTAACAAATCCAGTAAGTACCAGTATTGTCCCACCGAAATACATCGCCGACAGAGTATTGGGCATCGAACGGAACTGATAACAGCTTCGTATCGTAGTCCATATTCTAAGTAACTGGATTGAATAAGCCAACTGTTTGCTTATCCATTCCAGGATACTTCGTAAATTTCGCCGCCTGATAGGAGTATTTAGTAGCAGAAAGCATTGACCAGAGTTTATCTCTAATCATGCGGTCCTACTGTGGTGCTCCACCATAGTAGTTGAGGCGGCGTTTCATGCCTTCATAGCTCATGCTACCGCTCCTTAAATTTGAATTGACTTCAATTCAGAGATTGCTTCAAAGATACGCTTACGGAAGATCATCTTGTCGTCCGCATAGTCAAGCGCCATCAATTTGGCAATCAATACCATGAAATGAGGATTTTCCTCAAACATCTTATTGTACCCGTACAGTTCATCAACTACCGTACGGCGCTGAGACTGCCAATCTTCTTCATTCTCATACATAGGTAGGAGCTTAAAGATTTGATTTGTCAAACGGGTATTGTTATACTTCCAAGCATCGGGGCCAAACTTAAACTGTTTCGCCATACTACATCTCCTTTTTCTCAGTGCATTCTTTTCGCCAACAAATCAAATGTTGACTCATAGTTGCCTGTTGGCCCCACTCTACGACGAGAGTGCAACATCTGCAGGCGCCTATGTTCATTTTTGGTGTTTGTCATAAGCGTCATGAGACGTTGGAGATGAGAGGCCTGGCTGGTCAGCTTGAAGTCAGTACCTGAGAACTTCTGTCGAACTACATCAATAGAAGTGATTTGGCGCTGAAGCCAAATCTGGAGCATACCATACGCGAGAATATTGCGTTCTTCGCGAGTAAGGTCTACGTTGAAGGAATCTCCTACAATATCAATCGGCTTATCTGGAAATTCAAACAAAGGAAGAGAAGCCTCGAGAAGCTCTCGACAATCGGCCCGTGTCTCCTCCTCTGTAATTTCCATATACATATCGTCGGTAATTAACGCGAAAAACGCATCATATACCTCGTTAAGAGAAGTCACATTAACCCTCCCTCTTACGGAGTCTCTCCTTTGGTTTCTGAGCGGTGGGAGCTGTGCCTTCTGGCTTTTTCATAACCTCAATGGCTTTGAGTGTATCAAAACCAGTTTTCTGCTTGAGAGCTTCCATCTTATTAAGATCAGTCATAGGCAACTGCCAAGCGCGGGCCTTAATAAGATCAATAACTCCTGATGGCGCGTATTCAAGTGTTTCCTTAAACAGCTCAAGGCTATCTTCAAGAATACACTTATCAACGTCTTCAATAAGCCAGAAATATTCAATGGGGGCATATGGCATTGTCTTATTTACCCATTCATTGTCCTGAACCATAAGTTCATTACGAAGAAGGGAAGCGCCGCCATCAATTTGCCAGAGAGCATTTAGCTCTTGTTCAGAAAGGTCTTTACTCTCTCCTGGAACGAACACTCTACGAATATTCAATTCGGGGAGAGAGTAGACCACATTTCCATCGCTTCGATTGATTACTTTCATGTTATTTCTCCTTTATCTCAAAATCAATCGTTACTGATTAGTCCCAAGAACCGGGAACATTATCAATAACAAGACCCTTGTTGCGGAATACAGCCAGATTGTTAGTGGTGATGATACCAACACCAAACTTCTGGTAGGTCTGCAGCTCGGTAGACCAGTCGCGGTTCTCAAACTCCTTAACGTGAGTCTGGCCCTCAAACACGATCTTAACGGGCTTCTGGTTGTTGGTTGGGAAGATATAGATATAGGAAGGATCAATGACCTTAGTGGCATTGGTCTCATCGGTGAAGGACTGGGGCAGAACCACAACAGGGAAGCCCTTATAACGAGTGAAGTAACCGTTGTTCCAACGCTCGTCCTTCATGGACTCGGAAATCCAGTTGTCAGAGGGCAGCAGAGTCATAGCAGCTTCCAGAGTGCAATAAATGGTAGGAGTACCATAAATAGCAATAGTCTGGAGCAGACGGTCGAACTGAGCCTCGTCGAAGTTTGCTGCGCTTACCTTGTTGGTAGCGGGGAAAGCTTCGATAGCAGCAACGAGAGCCTTAGCAATCTCCTTATAGACTGCCTCGGACATACCCTCATTGATGATGTCGAGATAATCAGACCACTGCACGCGGCCATCGAGGAACTCCTCAAAGCCGATACGAGCAGCTCCGCCGTAAGCGGTTGTCTTGATGGTGAATTTCTCGTCAGCAAGCTCGAAAGCCTCATAACGACCAGCCAGCGCAACGCGAGTTACGAACTGCTTTGCACGCTGCTCACCAATCTTACGGTGATACACCATGGTGTCACCCTGAGCAATAGTAGTTACATCGGCAAACATACCATAAGTGTCAAGAACATTCTTGGGCATTACGGTATCAAGAGTCTGCTCAATCAGAGAGAAGACAGTGTTCTTATTCTCACGCCACAGCTGTGGAGTGCCAGCGATCTCCTTCAGGTTAGCCTGAAGAGTATCGTTTAGGGAGTCATAGGAAACTTCCTGGCCATTCAAGGAGTACTTACCAGAAGGATTCTTCTTGGACATCAGTACCTTAGCAAGAGCCAGGTTATCAGCATATACGAAAGCCATCTGTAAATCCTCCTTTCAATTAGGCTCCCATGGCCTTGCTCATCAGCTTAACGCCGGGCTGGCCATCGGGCATAGTGTAGACCTTGGTGACCTCAAACTGATAAGTAGTATTGGTGCCCTTGGTCTTAGTCAGGTAACCGTCATCGCCAATGTACAGTACATCGCCGACTGCCAGGGAATCAGGCTCCTCGTTGATAGTGTTTGTGGTGTAAACATCGTTGTCGGGCACAAGACCGATCAGCTTGGGATACAGAAGGCCGTCCACCTTATCGGCAGCACGATCAACGAAATCGGAATAACCCATACGCTCGTCATACAGTTTCTTCTCAGAGTATACGAGGTAAGGCTTTGCAGTAGCAGGTGCAGCCCCAGGCAGAACCGCGATGCGGCCCATAGGAGAAGTTTCAGTGGTGTCGGGGATTACACACAGGAACATACCGTTCTCAAGCTCTGCAATAGGTGTTGCGGCACCAGCGTCCTCATAAGCGGGGGCCTGGGCCTCAATGTAACCGAAGGTAATACCGGAAAGACGATTAGCCTCAACCTGGCCATACTTGCCTTCGGTCTTTACAAAAGTAGCAGGCATTACTTTGTATCTCCTTTCAAAAAAGTTTATAACCTTTTTATCAAGAAAAACTGATTAAATTTTCAGTTCTTTCTTCTTGTCAAGCTCTAAGGCCTGAATGAAAAATTCAGGGAGTCCGTCCAGAGAGTGATCTACTGCAGCAGCGCCTGCGACGCTAACCTGGAATCCAGTAGAAGGATGTCCGCTGTTCTTCTGCTTACGAGCATAAGTTACAGCGAGCTTGGACTCGATTTCATCGAGAGAATACTCATCGAGCTTCTCTACAACAGGCTTCATCTCTTCCTCAGTGAGCATCTCACTGTAAGATGTTACCATTGCTTGTTTCTTTTCTTTCTCTTCCTCGGCTGCCTTGGCGCGATAGCCATTCAGCTCATTGGTAAGAGTTTCAATTTGAGACTTCAAATCCTCAATCACTGCAGCATAATCGACTGCTGGAGTGCCTTCAGGCTCGGCAGCAGGCTCTGCGCTAAACTGTGTTGTAGGTTGAGTAGGCTCTGGGTCAGCGGCAGGTTCAGCACTTGGCTCGCCGCCCTCTCCGTTTGCGGAGAAAGTTGCTGGTCCGGGAATGTCGCTTGGATCTGGGTTTCCGACGGAAGGATCTGGCAAGCCGCCTTCGCTTCCTTCGGGCTTGGGTTCAGGATCATTTCCTTCGCCATCTGCTGCGAAATTTCCCTTCTTCTTTTTCTTCTTGTCGTCGTCGTCTCCACCATCATCGGTTCCGCCATCGGTGCCATTATCGGTTCCGTCGCCGTCATCAGATTTTGGATCATTGCCTTCTCCTTCTCCTTCACCTTCTCCTTCGTCTTCGTCATCTTTTTTCTTCTTAAAGACTCCAGCACCAGCAGGAGCAGGTGCAGGCTCAGGAGTAGCTGCAGGAGCAGCAGGAGCGCCAGTAGAAGCAGTAGAAGCGGGATCTTGTGTTGCAGTCACGGTAGTGCCACCAAGTGGCTCAACAGGCTCGGGAGCAGGAGGCTCCTTAACAGACCAGGTCTGTCTTACGGCCTGCATCTCACTATCAAGCTCAACTGTGTCTTCGCTTGTGATAGTCAGATTCACGCGTACATATTCGAGAGACTCGCGATCTTGGAGAATAACAAAGATGGTGCCGCCCTCAGAGTAAATACCCTGAATGTCGTATTTCATCTCAGCTCCACGATTGCGCAGCTGCATATATACTGCGTCAGTCAGATTCCAGCCAAGCTGAAGAGCGTACTCAAGAGTAATCTTTTCAGGCTTAGGCTGAAGTTGCCCATTCATGACGTAATACCTCCTTCCTAAGATATTCTCCACTTGCTCAGCAAGGCTCTCATACTGTTTAGTATAAGAGGACATTATCTTAGCCCCTTCAAAACAGGGTGCATAAGCATCACCAAGAATACAGAGCTTGTCAAGGGTAGCGGCAGTAAAAACGAAAACATCGCCTTCATAGTAGCCGCTCATGGTCTATTCATCAAGTTCCATTGACTGCCCTTTATTCAATGCCTTGGAGGCTTCCTCATATTGTCGAGTCCATAGATAGGCTTTACACATCAGATAAGTTCTGACTTGGCCATCTTCCATAAAGTCTTGATACCAAGGAGCATCAAAACTTACGAAACCATAAGGCTTTGTAATATCTTCAATGTTTACTTGGCCATTGGAAATAGTTACCTTACGGCTATGTTGAACAAAGTCACCGGACTCTTTGTCGTAGAAGCCTACTACAGGAGCGCCAGGAAGGGTCGCAGCGATTTGACGACCAACCTCTTTGTTAATCACAGTATTGTTCTGATTGGGATTTTCTGAAACATAACATACCTTAATGGTAGCTTCGGTAACAAGCTCGTTAATCGGCTTGGTTTCCAGAACTTCCATGGTATTCACAATTGCCTGTGATTCCATCAAGTTCCTCCTTTCTTTGTCGTGATACGCTGGCAAACGGAATAATTTCTTGATTTCGTTTTCCAGACTTACTATTATAACATTTTATAAAATCAAAAATAAAAAAGTTATAAAATTTTTCACGACAAATTTTCTCCTGCATCGCATTTTCGTTTCAACATATACTGGATTTTGTAATGATAAAAATAAAAATTTTAATTTTTCAAAAAATTAAACAATTACAATCGCTTCATTTGCGCCGATTGTCATAGTATTTGAACCACCTATTGACCAAGATAAACTATTGATAACGAAATTGCCAACTATTCCTAAATTAGGGAAATTTAATCTAATTACTCGATTTACATCTAAATAAAATACAGGTATAGTCGTTAAAGATATTGAAGCATTATATATTAAATTATTATACAACATAGCTCTAACTTGTTCATAACAGGTACCAAAAGAGTTTATTTGTTGTAAATATTGCTGCTAATCTTTATTCACAAAAGAATAATTTTGACCAATGCTAATATAATATTCAGTATTTTTTTGCATCTATTCCATATCACCATCATTTGGAATAAAAACAATATCTGGAATATCAGCTTCAAATACCTGATTTATTTTAGAATTGTTCTCTACTTTTGTGCGACGCCCAATACGATTAACACCAAATTTACCGATTTCTGCAGTTGTGTCAATAATATCAAGCCAATATCTCAATTTTTCAGGCGCAACTTTTACATCAACTTTATAGCCGCCCCAGGGCTGAGAAGGATTATTTTCTCCATAGTGGTCTTCCCATCCTTTTTGGAAAGAGTCAGCGCCATCTCTTAAAAATGTGCTCCCAGGGTCATAAATATTACGCCATTCCGCCAATAGCTCTTCGTCATAATAAGAGCCATCGGTTGATTGTCCATACGCCATTAAAGCCTGTCGATATAATTCTTCTCTCCAATTAAACCAATAACTTTCTGGCAAATCTGCAAAGCAGTCATCTAAACAAGGAGCTACTTCATCTCCCCATACTTCATAAAGAGAATTTAATAAAACATCGCTCTTTAATGAATAACGGAGGACGATCCCTGTTGTAGCATCTTTGACACTCCAAATGCTTTTATGACATAAAGAATAAGTATCACCAATTAAGGCTTTATAATTTTGTTCAGATTCATAATCTGGATCTGAAGAGTCTAAATCTCTTGGTTTGCGGATGTTTTTTGGTCGAGTATCAATAGCCAAATGATAACGAACCATTGTCTATGTATTATCATCAGCATTTTTGCTTCCCCAACAGATAAAATCATTCTTGATATTAGCGTAATTAGGATTAAAACTAACCTAAGTTACTAAAGAAGAATCTGCAAATTCATTGATGAACTAATCATCCGTAAACTTTGGGAAATATCCATTCTGCAAATCAGAATCATTTTCATCATTGAAATTTAATGGAGTGTTCCCTGTGGCCTAAAAATTTTTAATTTGTCTAAAATGAAATATTCCTTCTTCATCATAAAAATATTCATAGTTACCAAGAGTATTTTTTACGCTATCTAATAAAGAACAAACATTATCACCAGCAGCCAAAATAAGTTCACCAGGATAAGTTAAAGGTGTTTCCATATATCCTATGTTATCACCTTTTACATAAACTTCTTCAAATCCAGTTACTGGAGGAGGTGCAATAACAAAAGAGCGGCCACTGTTTTTGGCGTCTTTATCTGTTTGAAAGTTTATTGGAGTGGAGCCAGTATATCGCACCACAATACGGCCAACATCAGGAACATCTTCTACACTAATACGAGAGTAATGCTCTCCGCCAAAATGATGGACACATTCCTTAATTATCTAAGAAATTAATGGATATTCAGTTGTCTAATCTCCATTGGCATCAATAATAATTCTATCGTGGAAACTTGTTGATGCCGGAAGCGTTCCGCCACAAGTACCATTTAATCCTGCCATTTTATCCATCAACTCAACACTAACAGTTGCTGCGCCATTAGCTGAAATTGAAGAGCTAGCTTTAGTTATAAAGAAAATCCCCTGCTTAAACCATAATACTTCGCCATATTGTTGATATTCTGGAGTATGGTAAAAAGGATTATTAAATCCAATAGATAAAGAAATTTTTTTATTGATTGAAATTAGATTGTTAATATCTGTAATCATTTTCGTATCCGCATCAAAAATTACAGATAAACTGCAAGTTTTCCTTGTAGGAGAGTTAGCGGCAATATTCATATTGCCGCTAACCACTTTTCCTTCAAAACGAGCTATTGGATTTTCTGTTTCAAAATCCAATACCATAATTGCAGCCTAATATCTTCGGACTTTATACTAATTTACTTTCAATAAAAAAACCTTATCTTGTAAGAAATCAGTCATAAAATCCTCCTTTTTAACTTATTGCTGGCGTTGTGATAGTCGCTTCAATAGTTCCTTCTACTGCATCGGTAATAGAAACAATTATCTATCCAGCTGCTGTTCCAGCGCGAGGTAAAGTATAATTGATAATACCCTTTGAAGGATTATTTATTTTAGCATTACTTGCCGTCCATCCAGTTGGTAAGCTCTTAATAGCATAGGTTATTGTTGTGCCACCTATTACTCCATCACTAAGATTAACTGTTCCTGAAGTACCAGCTGATCCTGCTGGAATATCATGTGTATCTTTATGGAAATATCTAAAATCGGCAGTAATTTGTCCAACATTGATTTCCACAGATTCTATTAAAGCTAAGTTGGTTAAATCTTTTGCAGAAATTTTTCCTATTTTAGCTAATTGGGAAGCCGTACCAGAATTTCCAGAGATAATTCCAGTAGTAGGATCTATTGAATATGGAGAGATATTTTCTGCTGTGAAAGTAAAGTTTCCAGAGCCACCTGATACATATTGCTTACAATTTATTGCAGTAATATCCTAACTACCTTTCATGGCAGGAATATCCATGGCAGCGCTATCAGTAAAGGTAAAGCCTTTATATATACCACCAGAATAAATTACATAATGTGCCTCAGCTCCTGTGGAATCTGTAACTTTAACAGTAAAGGAAATCTATTCGGCTTTTTCAGTTCCACATTGTCCTTGTAGTAATACTTCTTCTCCAACATTTTGAGTTATCCCTTTATTTAAGGTAATCCCCGCAGGTGCTCCTTCAAGAGTCCAAGTATATGGGCCAACGCCGCCTGCTAAATCAGAGGCGACATTTTTCTATTTAATAGGCTCATTTAATTTGAAATAATCATAATCAATGCCAGTAGGTTTGCCAAGAGATAAAGTAGTAAATACTCCTTCAATAGTCACATCAATAACTAATTTTATTTCATCTGTGACGATTCCAGGTTTAGGTACTGACGCAGGGATTCGACAGATCAACTATACCGAACCAGCTTGTTGCCCTTCTTTAACTGTACCTGTAATCGCACCATTAGCCCATACCAATCCTGGTGGTAATCCATTTGGATTGGAAAGTTCCCAAAGAATGCCTGGAATTGAAGGCGCAGAAATCAATGTTCCAGAATTATAGCCTTCACCAATAGTTAGCAATGGGATAGTAAATTTATTGCCAGGCGCTAATGAAGTTACCTTTGGAGCTTGATAAACAATTGGAGTAGACCATTCGCCAGTAGCAAATGCTTGACGAGGTTTATTGCCTTCTGGTGTTACTAATCCTCCATTATCATAAGCATAAAATGTATATCCAATACTAATAGATTGAGAAGCAACATTTTGAATTATTCCAGAAAGTTGTGCATTATCCTAATTTAAAGTAACTCCAGGATCAAAAGGTGTTAAATTATAATCATTGGCAACACAATACTTATATTCCTAAGGAGGCGTACCAGGAGATCCGCCTTCTGCCTACATAATTTGATAGCCAGTAAAGCGAGATTTTCCTGCCACCAAAATGACATTATTCAAGCTATTTATAGCTTTTACAGTAAAAGGCTGGTCAGCTAGGCCAACTGTAATTACATTTTGTACCTACTGTCCAGAAGCATCTGTCAATGTTAAAGTATAGGATTCATTCTAATTCTATTCACTAATCTGCCCCGCGATATACATTTTACCATTTGGATTTTGTTCTCCGCCTTCATCTTGCCCAATATACAATGGAGCGAATTTCCAGTCATTAGTAGTAACCTTCAATGTATAGGGAGATTTACCACCAATTACATTCTGGATATAGAATTTTCCGCCCTCAAATTGAGAACTTAAATCTTCTCCAATAGCAAATCCCTAAAGATTTATAGCTTGATTCCATTTTAATTCGTCAACCATTTGTCCACAAGCAATATTATAAGTAATTGTTTCTTTTTCTGGAGAATCATCAGTAATGGTTAAAATTGCATTTTGAGCAGAACGCCCTTCTGAAGGTTTGCCTTCAATGATAAATACTTTAGACCCATCTTCATTAACTTTCGTCCATCCTTTCATTCCTGTGGGTAATTCACTGATGGACATATCATAGGGAGCTGTTCCACCATCAATATACTCAAAAGGAATTTCTATATGGATGGGAGTTTCAGTAGGTCCAACGTACATTTCAGGGATGGTTATTTGATTTGGAGGTCTGAATGACAATTTAGAAATGATTTTTACAATTTCTATTTTAATAGATTGCTCTTTTCCTCTTGCATCATAAGCATAAATTGTTGCAGTTCTTTGCTCACTAGCCACACTAGCTCGACCAGTAATATGACCATAATTGTCAATACTAAAATCTGGTAAAAGATTTTTTGCACTAAATCTATAATAAGGAGGATCATTATATTTTAATCCACCGCTAACAGCTCCAGTTTTTCCTTCTTCATCCATTAAATAAATACCAGGATCAAGCACTAATCCTAAATTGATTGGGTCCATTTCTCCATAAGGATCAATATTATAATTATCAGAGTCTACAAAAACAAATTTCTCAAGAACTTGCTAATAAACAATATCAATACTTGCAGAAATTGGAGTAGGAGTATGGAAATCTGTCGCGGTTATTCTTGCTGAACCTGCTGCTACAACTTGAGTTGGAGTTCCTTTGATTACTCCTGTAAATTCATCAATATCAAGTCCAGGTGGTAATCCAGTTTGACTAAATTTGTAGCCATGAATATATTGAGTTCTATCCTCAGTTGGGTAACCTCCTGTTACTCCACCAGAAACATCAACTTCTTCAATTGGAACACCAACTTCACTATAATCAAGATTATAGTCCAAAGAATCTTGGAAAAAGATCTATTGAACGCCATCTCCGTAGTGAATAATCTATTGTTTTGTTTGACCGACGCCATCAGCCACAGTAATTGTAGCAATACCACCAACTGCCGCACTTAGATAAGCTCCTGAGATAACTCCATTCTAATCAATAGATAATCCAGCAGGTAATCCTGAAGCAGACCAAATATAATCCTAAGTTGTTTGGCTATCTTCCATCTAACTAAGTTTTACGCCACCGCGCACGTATGTTGGATACAGTTTAACTTCCTAAATTCTTTCACCAACAGTTGTCACAGGAATACTTACTTCATAAGTTCCATCTGCATGAACTAATTCGTCGAATTGTAGTTCACTATAAATATATCCAACATTAATGGTCATAGTAGCGATATGTTCAGAATCAGGGGTCTCAAGAGGAATATCCTGATCTGTTGGATTTGGAACATTATAAAAATATTCGGTAACTTTAAGTTCAATAGAGTTTTTAGGACGAGGCGCATCCGTATTAGGCCAAACAGGTTTGCCAGAAATAATGCCAGTGCGAGGATTTAAAGTGAGGCCTTCAGGGAGATCACCAGAAGATACACTATAAATCAAAATACTATAACGGCATTTCGCCGGATCTTTGCTAATAACATTAGCAGTTTGATTTCGGACTGCCGTAGAAGTATCAATCTGCTTAATTTCCTAACCAGCAATAGAATTGGGAATATTATAGATTTTGTTAAATTGATAAATCAACCCAGTATAGACATTTGGATCTTCATCTCCACGAATAAAACGATATTCAGTGATAGTTTTTAAAATTTTATTGATTAGATCAATTTTATTTGAATTTAAGACTAAATATTGATTTCCTTCTTTTGAGAAAGCATTATAAGAAGAATTAGGATCAAAAGTCAATCTATAACTTTCTTCAAGTCTTTTCCCTAAAGTTGGGTCATCTGGATTTGGATGATTTAAAAAGTATTCGTAACACTTATCTTCATAAACAATAATTGTTAAATAGTCTTCTTCAGATATATAATCTCCTGGCTCCAAATGAGTTGGGAAGCCTTCAATCATTTCGGTTTTAATATCGCATGGAATTAAGTCATAAGCTTCAAGATTCTCAAGATTATATTCAGCAATTTCGGTAACGGTACAAGACATTGAATATGTCATACGAGCACTTTTATCCTGTGGAGTAAATGTTACCGCCGTAATCATAACTATCATATTGCCTTCTGTTTCAGATCTAAAAAGTTTTGGCTTACCATCAGAAAGCCATTCCATAACAAATTCTCTAAATTTTCTTTCAATATAGAAATTCTCTCCTGTTTTAGCAGGATCTAAATTGGTAGTTATATTTCTATAATAATAATCGTCATAAACTGTTTTTGGCCCAAAAACATCTCTTGAATTTTCGGTTCCGAGTATTGAAATAGATTCATTTTCTCCTCTTGCTAATTCCTATGTTCTTCGACGGCTAAGAGAGAACTAAGTTTCTCCGTATAGGTCTCTATTTAATACTACTAACTTTGAACCACTATCATTGTCCCACCAAAGCCCATTATCTTTATCATTGCGCATAAAAGAAGCAGTAGGATCAAAATTGATAGACACAAAGCCTTGTAAAGAAAAAGTTCGATAATTCATTTGACCATTTCTTGAATAATATGGATATTTGCTTCCAATAGTGGTCTAAAAATTATCGTTAGTATTTCTCTTTAAACTGGTAACATTTACCCCTCCTTGTAGGCGGAGTTGATGCTTTCTTGTTGTTAAGAATACAGTAGCGTCCATATCCATAAGTCGTGCATAACCAGGATTTTCATAACCCCAGTCATAGACATCAACTACAGTACCAATAACTTTTCCATCTATATCTACATAACACGCAATATACTGGTAATCTTCACCCATTTCTACGCTAAAATCTTTTAAAGTCATTTTAGAATTTGGATAAGCAGGAACACCAGTAATTACTTTAATAGTTTCTAATGTATATACATTAGAACGATATAAATTTAAAGTCTCGCTGCCAGTCAAACCTCCATAAGTGAGAGTAATCTGTTTTGCTAAAACTCCATCTTTAGACTCTTCTCCTGTTAATGGAGCATTTTCCATTTTTCCACCAAGTACAGGAATTTCTAAGGTATTTTTTAATGGATAAATAGTAATAGTTTGCCCTCTTACTGTATTATTTTTTGTGGTTGCTTCTACTGAAACAAAAATAGTCTACACTGGAGCTATTGGAAGTTTACATTTCATAGAATAACTTCCATCCTACTAATATTGGCCATTAAACACAAGAGTGTTAAAACGAGAGCCATACATATCTGCATATTCATAAACAACTCTTACTTGTTCAAGAGGGTCATCTAATACTGGAGCATAGCTATAAACCAATTCTGGTACAAAATCATGTAAATTATATTCAAGACTTTCCGTTGCTTCTCCATAACAATAAACTGTTTGAAGATTTGACCATTCACCAAAAGCAGAAGGAACTTGGCTAGTTGCTAAATTTCGCCAAGCGGCAAAAGCCTAAAAACCTAGCCCATCTAATCCATTTGTGTCTTTGTCCCAGAGTGTATTTAATCCAAAACGCACTTGAACTATATATGTAGTTCCTTGTTTGGGGCGGCCACCTTCGAAACAACGATATGGAATCTATATTAAATAGTTTCCATTATCTTTTCTCTTAAAATAAAGACCGCCCTAGCTACGCTTTATATATAATACTGCTCTATCGGGAGAATAATCTGGATTAACAGCAGATTCATTGGTTGACTAGTATTTAATTGAAACTTGAATATGCCCAATATCAGCAACTACATTGATACTGGGCATAGCAAATTCAATTTCATAAAAGTCAGTTGAAGCTGGAGATGGGATAAAAGGAATAGCTCTTGCCTTATTTTCTAATACTGGAGGGTAAAAAGAAGGCATAGTTTATCCCCTTTCTTTATTATTCCATATCAATGAAATCAAATAAACAATCCATCAATACTGGAGGCAGAACATCATCATTTTTAATTTTAATCGGGGTATATTCAATCTCAACCTCTTCATCACTAAAAGCTGCTAATTCATTGTTCAAATCTTCAATCTTTTCTGGCGGAATTTTATAACTTCCGTTGTCTTGTCTTTCGCCTCCGCTCTGCTCAGCTAAAGTGGCTACGGTTTCTTGAATTTCGCCTAATTTTTTTTCAAGTTCCTTTTTAATTTTAATGATAGAATACATATCTCTACCACTAACTTGAATATTCTTTCTTTCTGTTTCCCAATTAGGAAGAAGATCTTCGCAAATATTGCGAACCTGAGCAGTTGTGATTGTTTTAATCATATTAAAGTCTCCTTTTTATCAGTTTTGTGCCGCCTGATTTGCGATAGTTTTGTCAGATTTCTTATCATCTGGTAGTTGCGGACGGCCAGCGCCACCATCAGAATCTGAAGTCACAGAGCCAGAACGTGCAGTATCAGCTTGACCTCCTACTGGGGTAACCTTACCACCAGAAAGGATTTGCTGCTGTTGCGCCTTAATATCACTCCAAGTATCAGAAGACATAGTATTGGAGCTAAATGGAGGCAGCATATAAGCATCAAGCTGCATAATCTGCTGTTCAAGTTTCGCCATAGAGATAACCTCTTTCTGAGTATGCCCAAGAGCAACCATTGGCAGGAAGCGGCTAAAGCCGATCTTTGTAAGATTCTCATACTTACTAGACATATCAGAAGAATTAAAGATAGAAGTAAGCAGCATCTTCATGCGGAACTTCAAATCTTTCTTATTAAACTTCCACTCAAGATAGCGGTTAAAGAATTGCTCAAATTGTAAAAGTAATGGCTTAATATAAGCCTCATCAATAATGATTGACTTTTCAAGAGCAAGGTTGCCATCGGTATTAAACAAATTGGCTGAAATACCAAGAGCATTATAAACGCTATTTTGAGCAGCTTCGAGGTTATTTTGAGATTCAGTACCGCTGCTTGTTGCCAAGTCTTCAAGAGAAACTTCTGCAACAGTAGACAATACACTTACTCCAACAGCGTCTCCAACCATGTCTACGGCATTTTGGTTTAACTGTTGAAGTTCTTTCATAGTGAATGGAATTTGACCATTTGAGTCAAGTTCAAATTTCTGAATCAAAATCTTTTGGATTTGCTGGAGCAGCTTTTCTTTTTCAAGATCTTCTACTTCATCAAGCCCAATAATATCAGGAATCGCATACAAGAAAGGCGGAATGTCCTCATCATTAAAGTTAAACTTAAATGAGCGGTTCATATCCAGCAAAATCCAACCAGCGTCATCTCCTTGCTCTTCAGCAGGAAGTTTACCAGCTTTGTATTTACGATACCCAACTTGGAACTCTTCAGGGAAAAGGCCAAGAAGTTTCTCTCTATACTTTTGATCAGAAGTTACTTTATCAAAGTATTGGACATTAAACTCCACGAGAGGCATTCCCTTATAAAGAAAACGGGAACGGCAGAAGTCAACAGGCAAATCTTGGACAACAAGTTTATCATTTACATCATCACAGATGTAACCATAATAGCAGCCCTCAATACAAACCGCGTTTGCCCATTTACGGCACATTAACTGAATTGCCGAATTATCAAAGTGCTCGAGTAGCACATTGAATTTTTTTAAAATCTTATCGCTGAACTCGTCTGTCATCTCTAAGTCAAGATCGAGATTTGGATAAAGCAGAAAGTCATACTTATAAATATCCGCCAAATAACGAACAGCACGAGCATAGACGCCATTGGTTTGGAAGAAATACTTTGACAGAGAACGAATTTGCTTCAAATCTGTGCCCTTAGTTGTCTCGATCATTTTGTCATGTGTCTGTCGAGTCCAATCAACAGAATTGCGGCCTTTAGTATCTTCTTTATAGATGATAGCCTCAGCCGGCTTAACAGTCATTTTACGGACTTTTAATAAACCAAAGTCCATTGGTGGGCGCGGAGCATTGACGCGCTTAAACATAGGCTTATCCATATTGCCCTCCTTTCTCAATCAAAGTATTTACCCTACTCCAAAATGGAGTCAAGAGTCATTGAATTGTATTCAGTGTAAGGAATTGCGACTAAAGTATAACCTTTAACCGCGCAGTAGGAACGCTTTCTCTTATCGTTTGCCTACTATCTTGCAAAGCCTTCCTTAGTTTGGAACTTTTGCTTATAATGCTATTCTCCTTGCATTTCTAAAAGAAATTTTGGTCTTTCTTTTTCCATATCTTCTGGAGATTCAAAAATAGCAAAATCAAAGCGCAGCGGGATGCCTCGGTCTGATTTTAAATCAGGGAAAGAAAATTCTGTAAGATACAAAATATCTCCCTAATCAAGAAGCATAGCTGCCTTTCGCTCCATGATGGAAGGATGGTCATTTTCTTGCCAAGGCATTTATGTTCCTCCTTGTCATCGCTTTATTATATAAAGCAATTTATAACATCAAAAATAAAATTATTTCTTTCTCTTTCGTAGATTAGAAGTGTACTGTCCATTACCCTTTAAAGTAATACGAGAACGCATAGACTTCTATTCCTCTCGACGGCCAGCAATCTTCATGGCCTGATCCCAAGAAATTGCTTGGCGCATTAAAGCACGATCATCAATCTCTACTTTAATATACCAAAGAGCATAGCCCATAGCTGACACTTTATCCTTCTTAATGTTCTTATTTGTGCGGTCAAGAATAATGTTTACACCTTCATGCTTCTCTTCCAAGTTAATCATCTAATCTTTCAAAATAGATGTCTGCATAAATGGTACAATCCAATTTGCTTTATCGTCTTCAGTCATATCTTTGAACTTTAAAGCGCGGCTGGCGTCCATCTTCATCTTAGCCTGACGTTCATCAATAAGAAAACGAAGTTTACCAGTAGTCAACTGTGTTTGCAGATTAGCATACATCTCTGTATTGAATGGAGCATTGGCCTTAATAATATAGAGTAGATTTGGGACCATATCTGCGCTTTTAAATTGATTGTAGTAGCCTTTATCATCATTAGCTACGCCCCAAGGCCGCAAAAACTAATTAGTGCGTACATCTACTTGGGATTTAATCAATTCATCAATTAAGCCGGCGCCAACGCCCGCGCCGTCGATGACGACTGCTCTTGGATGATATTTTTCATAGAGCAACTTAATTTCAATCGCTTGCTCAGCAAAGTGCATTTGCTCGAAAGAGTAGATATTGACAAGATGCTTTGTAGAGGTTGTTCCTGTTTGTGGGATATATTTCCACACACAAACTTCCGATTGGTCAGAAAAACGGCCAACGTCGATGCCAAATACATAATCTACACCTTTGCCAAGGTTCTTTTCTCTCTCAAATACCGGCTCTTGAAGAGAACGGTATTTATCAAATGTCTCCGCCGCGAAGTAAGCATTTTCAGAACCACTGGACCAGCGACTCAAATACTCACGACCAAAGGAGGTGGGATTGAATGTACCACTCATCTTTTGCTGACGAATAAAGTCCATATTCTGCAATCCTGCGATAATAGGGATTTTATAAGAGCCGCCCAGCACAATCGCTTTATTTGGCTCTGTCAACTGGCGCAATAGTGTTCTAATCAGAGTATGGTAGGCATAAGTGTCCTTAAATCCAGCAGTTGTAACACAAATTTTCTGCTGAGAAATAGTCTCGGCTTTATTAAATTCACCATTTGCCGCACGACGCTGAATGGCAAGAGTAGGGATAATAACTTCCTGAATAATATCAGGGTCGCCCTCAATAATTTCCTCAAGAGTCAAGCCAGTGAAACGCAGACCACGAGAGGATTGCTTGGCGGCGAGGTTACTCATTTGAGAACCATTCTTAAAGTAAATAGTGAATTGGTCTTTAACCTTCTCTGTTTTTCTAATCTCAAAGCGCAAGATTGGTAACAAAGTAAGGATTTCTGAAACCTTGGATTCCAAAATGGCCGCCGACTGACCCTTTGTGGTAGCTGCGATAGCCAATTTGGTATTTGGATATAGGATACATTCCAACATATTCCAAAGGTCATCAATAAAAGACTTTGAAGTACCACGGCTGAATGTTAAAAATACATCCTTATATCTTGCCATTGCGCGCAAAAAGATTCGTTGGTATGGGAATAATTTGAAAGTACAATCTTCTCCAGACGCCTGAATGTACATATCAACAAGTTTATCTGGATAAGCTCGATAGAATGATATTGCTTTTCGATATTCTTCGATATTATCAAGGATTTCTTGTTTGCTAACTACGCGTGTAAGAAGATTATTTTGATTGTTCTTCTTAATCGGTAGTGGCATTACTTTGTCCCTCCTCAATATCAGCAATATCACCCAGCAATTCTCGCTCAAGGGCAGCGAAATCGTCATAGTCTTCGACCGCATTTGGAAGCGGGTCTTGTGCCAAAATTGCTTCGGTATTCTCTACCATTTCAGCAATATTAGATTCGCCGCGTACCAGATACTCGGTATATTCTTGCATATCTCTCAATACCTAATCAATCTTGTCATTAGGTTGATCGACATAGAACTCTGGAATAAAACCACCCTCGCGTTCAACCAAGAAGGCCAACTGTGAAATAGCAAAAGTAGTATGCTGACGGTCTTTTTGCTGGACAGGTGCCAGATTTGCAGACTTAATAAACATATCAAGCTGACGGCCGATCTGAGATGCAGAAGCTACATCATCAATATCGACGTATTTGTTCATCTTCATTGTCATTTTACAAATCATGCGTGCATTTGAAATGGCGATTGGGTCCTGAATAACATAAGACTCCATCATATCCTGAAGCATTTGTTCCATATAGAGGTATTGATCCTCAGTATAATCTTCGCCCCAGTTTACTTTTAACTCATTGATTTCTTCCTGAGTCAGATTATATTTTGAAGTCTCTGGTGTCAGGCCGTAAAGCGCAGACATATCTGGCGCAGTAACCATAGCTTGGGCGGGTTTTTGAGGCGCAATATCACCAAAATTTAACATTTCTTCGACTTTAGCTTCTGCCTCAGATTCACTATCGGTTTCTTGACGCATGGCGGCGAGCAAAGATTCAGTTTCTTCTTTAGTCTTAGCCTCAGAGTCTGCCCAACGATATTTCTTATATTGGTTCAAGTGCATCATACTGATGTACTTACCAACAATAGATCCAGCTTTTGCGCTTTTCTTCATAAGAAGTTTACGCCATTCACTTGGAATATATGGCACATCAACTTCTTTAAGAATGGGTAAAAAGGTCATAGGGTCAGTATCATCGACTCTCATTGCCAGACAAGTTTTACATTCTGGAAGCACTCCAGTAGGGTGCTTATCTGTACGAGAGGTCTTAAAGAATTGTTTCTCGTCTAAAGTCTTTTTACAGCAAGTACAAAAATATTTTCCATTACCTTTGGAAACAGCTTGCTGATTGGGGCGGTACAAATCGCGCACCGCATTAAAGTCAATTTTCATATGAATGTCTCCTTTATAATATCCTTTTGCTCCGACGAGGCAAATCCTTTATAGATCCCTATGGCCTTGGGTTTTGCTTCATCGTTCAAAATAAAAATTATTTTATAATACCTTAAATAAAATAAGTTGCAATAAAAAAATTTTTATGCTATAATATAGTTAGAAAATAAGAAAGGAGTCCTGTGATGAATCCAATCATTAGCGGCAATGGTGAGATTGCCCTTATGTGCGATGACCCTAAGATTGTCGCCTATGATGGCCTTGAGCAATGGCAAATCGACCAACTCGTAACGCCAACAAGCGACTCCAAAGCCTCTGCAAATATATGCTTACAAACAATAGATTAGATACCAGAAGAATGGGTTAAAGGTCTAACCCAAACTCAATGGCAGAAAATAAAGCGTCAAAGGTCGTTGTTCGGGATTAAACTTCCAGATTCTTGGATTAAAGTTTGGCGATTTATTCTAAAAGAACCTAATCTAAGAGATAGCGAAAGAGCTTCCCGCGGAGGAAAAGCACTTGGGTCATATTCTCACCTTTGGAATGTATGGTCAATGGATTGTATTGACCGATATTTAAGTCCTATGGAGAAGGACTTACTTAATATGGTCGATATGGGCATCATTTATAGCGAGATAGGCGAAATTATGCTCGGTAGGTATGGAGATAAGTTTTGGAAGCCGCGAAAAGCCACTTCTAAAACGACACCGAGTCAAGTTGTAAACAACTATCTTTACTGGAAAATGCCTAACAAAATCGCAAGGTCGGAATTGACCGAATTAGCTCTCTCTTATATAAAAAATAAAAAGGCACCCGTATAACACGGGTGCCTTTTATATTATGCAAATCGAGCGTAGATATTCTTTTGATTATCCTCATCAGCATAAGATCCTTCAAAACTAATTTCCGTAGTTGTCATTTTAATATAATTCACTGGGTTGTGACCATTAGTCCAGTTAGCGCCAATATCAACCTCTGTTGGAGCAGAAAGCATAGCTTTCTTTTCCTCAAGATAAAGTTCTGGAACATGAAGTCCTGAACAGACCCCTTGCTCCCCTAAACGCACAATATGCATTTTTCCTTTACGAGTAGCTAGCCAAACACCAGGATTCCCATTATTTAATCCATCCTCGCTACTTAATACTAAGAAGGAAGTAATTTCTGGATCTGCTTCATTTGGTATTGTCCAAGTTCCATGAATACCATCTTCATTCTTTTCAACACCAAAACCAATAGCTCCTCCCGCCGTTCTTAAATGTACTTTGTTTCCTATCTTTCCATTATCAACGTTCATATTGGTACCCATATTAAATACAACACCAAAACCTAATGCATTATTAGTTCCATCATTGACCCAAGTTTCTCCAGTAGTATGAGGATTTTGACCGGCTAAAGCTCTTGTAAAGAAATGGAAATGGCCACGAGTTTTCCATGCAGATTCACCATCAGAACTAAAAACAATTGGAGCAGAATACCAAGTTGTTATACCAATAGCATATTGATCATTTTCATCGGTACCAGTACCTGCACGATTTACCAGTCCTAACCAACCTAAATAATTCTTGTCTTTTTCGCTTTTTTCATCCCATTTTGGAGCCTAACTTTCTTGCTCTTTCTGGAAATTCTTTCTAAAATAATGAACCATTCCTTCAGATCCCCAAGGGCCTACTCTAAAATAGTTCATAGCTTCGTTATCATGACCAGGATAGCCATTTGTAACGCTCATACCAGTAGAAGCAAATATATCCATTGTAGTCATATAAGCATTTAAAGTATCTTTTGTTTGTCCTTCAACTTGCTCATCAGTTTCTCCATAATGGAAGTGCATTGGCCAAAAATGTCCCTACAATCTATTTGTGCTTTTAGGGTTAGAAGCCCCAACTTTTGGTAAATAAGTTGAAAAGCTATCAATACCGAACATGGCCGTCTATTCAAGAGAATTTCGTCCAATACCAGGGTCTCCGGCTCCAGATTGCTAGGTCGCCTAATAATTCTAAGGACCTTTCATTAGTTTATCTCCACCGACAGCAATCTCATGGATAGTATAATCGGTCTCGTTTTCCATTGGAATACCTAATCCAACAAAGCCATGAGTCTGGAATAAGTTACCTTGATTTAATTTTTCTTCTCTCCAGTTAGGTGGCCAATCAATATCATTAAAGTTTCTACAAGGTCCAATACCAATATTGCCATAAATATGCGTTGGTCCTAAGAAATCAGATTCTGCAATTTGTACCAAATGACCATAATCTTCATCAATAATAGCCGTTTCACTTGCTAAAGCAGTACCCATAATATGGAAACGCCCAATATCAATAGAACCACCATAAATTTTAATACTGTTAGCAATTACATTACCTTGGCCATCTACATAAAATCCTAATCCACCATAGCCTTTAGGACATTTTCCTGGTGTATGGTTATCGTTAATTGGACGGCGAACATCATGTGGCGCCCATAACTCTTCAAATTTACAATCGGTCAAAGCGCCGTACTCTTTTTCCATAACATATGAATAAGAATTTGCATTAGGATTATGACCAATTCCAATCTCAGCGCCTTGAATACGACCACCAATGATATTAGAACCAATTAGCACTCCCATAAAGATACCATTCATAGCCCAAACAGTACCATCGTAAGTAACCATAAAGTTTCTATCTCCAGGAATATTCAATGTTTTAAATACATTTTCATAAGAACACCAATCAAGAATACCAGGCATCAAACCATGCTTATGTTGTCCAATCTCAATAGCTGGAGTCGTTGAAGCACGAGAAGGAGCAAAACCGCTTAACTAATGAGAATTATTCTAATCTGCACCATTTTTATCATTTAATTTATCTAATTCTTCTTGATACTATTCATCAGACATTCCGGCTTTGTCATCAGGAGTTACTCTTTGGAAAATAAGCAAATCTTTATTATTACCGCCCCAGAAATAATCAATTTTTTGACAATCATTCCCAATTCCTTCCTCGCCACGATACCAGTCTAATTCTTCATATTCCTATGGTTCTCTAGTACCTGTGCCAAGCCAATAAGGAACTTGTCCATCAGGTTTAATATAAGCATTTTCCCAAAGTTCTTTATACCAGTTAGGGAGCATATTCGCAGGCGAAGTATCTTCATTGGGATTCCATAAGAAATAAGAACCATTAAATCCTTGCTCATAAAATACTGGATTTCCATCTTCATCGTATCCTTGTTGAATACCGACATAAGAAGGAAGTTGCTTACCATTATTTACATCTTGGCCCTATTTACCTTCGTCATAAGAATCTGCATACTGCCAATAACCAGATACTGCACCACTTTCTGGAGAAGTCGCATGAGTTAAATCACAGAGAGTTAATCTCATACTATTCCACATTGAGTCGCCAATAGTAGGACTTCCCATTTCACCATTGCCGCCGCCGTAAATTGTGGCATTAGTGCCATCAATCATGATACGACCGCCACGATCAGCACGACCAAAGAAAGCAGTGCCATTTTCCATTAAAGCAAAAGATTTTACACCATCTTGATAGCCAAACAAGCCTGTCAAATATGGCATATGTTTATTTGCTTCTTCATCATGAGCAAAACTATCACCAGTTACATTTTCGCGTTTTAAAGAACGGTCAGCACCCATTAGTACACCAGTAAAGGCATTTGTTGAAGGCCGCTTGTAACCAGCGCCCACGGTAATAGCAAATATTGTGCCATTTTCTTCATTCATATCAATGCCTTGTCCGTCCCAGCCGTTAATGTCAACATTTCCGTAAGCGTCAAGATACATTACTTGGTTTCGCATAAAATAGCCATTACCAAAAGGAGAATCTCCAGGCCGTGTTCTTAAAACGCCCCAGAATCCTTCTGCCATATTTAAATGGGGTTTAGCTCTATAATAATGCTCAATTTTTTGAGTTACAGGATTTAGCTATGTTTCAATAGTTTGAGTGAGTGGAGTTAAGTTCCAAGGTTCATAACTCTTTTCTTCCTTATCTCTATTGGGTCCAAACTTAAACCACATTGCATCTGGGAATACAGATGGATCATAACCAGAAGCATTATAAGTTACATATTGAGGCCAGTTAGTTGCAAGTTTTTGTACAAGACCAAACATTTCATAATTATCAGAATCAGTAAAATCAATTTTATCAGTATTTACAATTACGTCTACTGGGAAATAAGATACAATAGAGTTAATGCGTTCAACATTGCCCTCTACTTGAATCATCTTTTTACCCTAGTCATACTGGCCCTTCATAATATCAACTTGCGCTTTAACAATAAAACGATAAAGAAGACTTTCCATTCCAATCTAGGTGCCATCGTGCAAGTTATCAAAAAATCTTACCTCAATAGCTCCATAATTTTCGTAAGCAAAGTCTTGAACTTCAGTAGCATATTGACGAGAAGGATAAACTGTAAAACCAATCAAGCCATTTGGAGACTACTCAAATTCATTAACTTTTGAACTATAAGTATTTGCCATTAAACCATTGGCTTGAGTCATATTAGGAGTATACCCCTAAGAAACGTTCATACCGCCATTTTCCCAGAAGGTGCCATCTCTACCAAATAAACTACCTACGTGTTCAGTGTCTTGTGTACCATCTGCATGATATAAACGCAGATTCGCGGCATAACGACCTCGATTTTCACCCGTAGATTCAAAAGAGGAAGGCATACGAACATCCCAATAAGTCTTATAAAAATAGCCTTCAAGAGGATCCATCTGTTCAAGAGGGATGCCATTTTTCTTAACAAATGGTCTCAAGAACACTCGGAAATTCTTATCCTACACCCATTTACCTGTTGCTTCATCCTCATAAATAACAAGAGGAGCAGGATAATCAAGAGCTTCAAGATAACAGCCTTCTTCATTATCTGGGGAATGCTTCCAGTTACAAGGCTTAATTTGAGCAGACCACTCAGCGCCGATAGTTCCCATATCGCCATCTTTTACGAAATTTACCGTTTTCTTAAACTCGTAATCAACGCCATTTACAGTCTAAATTCTTACTGTAAAGACATTGTTCTCAGCTTTGGCTTTTTCAATGTCATATTGATTAAGAACTTTAAAATGAATTGTATTCTCAAAGTCTACCCAAATATTGTCCATCATAGAAGTTGGGAACTTACCTGTCTAACCAGATTCAGTATCAGAATTTTCATCATAATACTCACGATTAGAAAGTGGCGTTTTCCCATCTGGGCCAAAGATTGTAATAACATAGTCGGAACCGTGCCCTTCAGCCCAACTAATTTCAGGTTCAAGAGTATTATCCTTTTCTGCAGCCCAATCCTTAATTACTCCAAGAGCATCATAATTAAAGGTATCCCTACCAATCCAATCACATAACAGACTAGCATCTTCTGGGTCTGCTGAAATAATATCATGCCGTAAAACAGTTACTTCTTGTACCTGTCGTAAATCCCCGACGCCATCTGGGTCTACTTCGTATGGATCATAAGCAGCAACATAGAAAATTGCGATGTCATTCAGTAAAAAGTCATTTACTTCAAGTGGACCTTCCCAATATGGGTCTGAAATTCTAGTATAAGAGCCGTCCTACAGCATTAAATACCAAGTGCCAAACCACTCTCTATAAGGTTCTCCGGTAGTAGGATCATTTACATGAACGCTCTTATTCTAATCTAAAATTCTTAAATAGGTTTTACGACCGTCTTTAGAAGTAAATTGTTCTACTTTTAAGTCATACTGAGAATCAAGTCGAATAACATCTTGTTCTACTTCTGAACGATTTATTTCAGATTCTTCAGAAGTTGACATATCTCGATAAACAATTACTGCTTTGTAAGTCCATCTATATGGAACGGCTTCTTTTCGAACTGTTAATGTATTAAAATCAACTGCATAGTTTAAATCGCCTTCTTCAATTAACTTTTCTATTGGATACCATCCAGGACCTCCATAATCAAACCAGGTATTGTTATGTTTATCAACTTCCTCTTTAGTAGGCGTAGTTGAAGTTACGTCTGCTTTTTTTCTAAACCAATGTACTTCAATTGCTTCTGGAGAAGTCTCAACTAAATCTTGAAGACCATGCTGTAAATGAGCAATTAAATCAACGGAAGCGCGGCCAGCTGGACGCCCATCAACTGCATTTGCATCATATACTGTATCTCCATAAGGAGTCTCAATCCATGCATAAAAAAGAGTATCTGTAAGATTAACTTTTTGTGCAAAACGAATATCAATATTATCACAAAAGATATTATTTCTATCTCTTACTGAATTTTGAGCATCATAAGTAATGGTTCCATCAGAAAGATAAGTAGGAACAATATCTGCAATCATTTGACCGTCTTGCCATAAACTAATACTATAAAGACCTTTAATTGCATTCTTAGTGGAAAAATATCCTTTTTGAGGAGTATCTGCAACAAAAGCATAAGGAGCGCCACTGAATTGTTTAAATCCAAGATCAAAATTCAACAACTAATATTTCTTTTGAACTGATTTATTATCTCTGGCCACTGTCATTTCTAACTTTTTAGCATCAACTTCAGCCGCGTATGCAGGATCATCTTCATACTTTTGCTAATCAATAGATGCAACATACTCTTCATATTTTTTATTTAATTTTAACCACTCTTCACCCATTGATGTTTTAAAATCAGGATGTGCTGGATCAGTAATATATTTAGGGTTATCAGTAATGCACTGTACTCTTAAACGATATTCTCCTTTAGTATGAGTTGAAGCAAATTCGGTTCTAAAAGTTGCCGAAATCATAATGCTATCATAAGTGGCAGAATAACGGGCTAATTGTTCATCCGCTTCTGCCAGCTATTCATCTGTCATAAAAGTTGTTGGGTAATCAACCGTCGGATAACCTTCTCTTGGGCTAGGAGGTTCTCTTAAAAATCCATAGTCTTGAAAATGAGCGTCTTTAAGTAAGGAAGTTTTATATCTATCCTCACAAGCGCAAATTTCAAGAGGTAATTGAACTGGTTTATACCACTAATCAAGCCAATTCGGTCCCTTAATAATATAGAAATTTGTCATGTCAGACAAATCACTATAAGTTGTGTTATTTTTATATGCGGAACTACCAAGAATTATCTTCTTTTTAGAATAGTCACCGCCGGGGACAAGGACATAAACCTTGTCCCCTTTCTGATAAGTTACAGTTGAATCAGCAGCGGTGGCTGAGAAGATATTCCCTTGGTATGACACCTTATACTCACCGATGTCAATATTAACCACAGATTGAATTTCTGCATCAATAGTTACATCGCGTTGAGCCGCATTTACATTGGCTTGAGAAATTGTATTTATCGCGCCAAAGAAATTCTCAACTAAGTTAGATGACATACTAATCTCCTTTCAATCAGCGGTTATCTCTTGTGGCATATTGAACCGCTTGGTTTATTAAGTTATTCAATGCCTCCTCAATTTCTGCAGCAACAGAAACATTGGGGAATGTGGCATCAATAGATACTGTTTGGTCAACTTGTTGAATATCCTTGTTAATGACTGTCTTTTCAGCATTTCCTTCAGTTTTCTTTGCAATGTCGGTATTCATTGAACTCATTTTCATTCTTACAACTTCACGCATATTTCGAACAGCATCAAGAATATTTTGAGTGTCTGTGCTATTAAGAATAAGCTCGGCTCCATCTTCTGCAACAGAACGAATTTGAGGAGTGCGGATCAAACCACCAGAAGCTGTTCTTGGAGCACCATATATATCATTATACCAAGATCCTTTATTGCCAACCTAATTTGCAAAATCACTTGTATCTCCTTCATCGTATTCTTTATTCCCATCAATGACTCCATTTTTGACAGCGTCATACATATTATTAATAAAATCTTCTGCTGTTTCACCGTTATACCAATCGGTTTTCCCGTAAAGATCTTCATCTGAAGTCTTATTGCCAAATTCTTTAGCTATTAATTTACCTTGTTCTGTACTAAAAGCCTTATTAACATCCTATTGAGTTAATTCACTTACATCTTTTCCTATACTCTTAGCATAGTCTATCAAATAATTATAACCTGTAGCTGTATAGTCACGATTAGCATCGAAAGCGGTATTACCACCATTAGTAGACTCGTCAGTTAATTGTCTTAACAATGCAAGAGCAGTCTCAATTTCCGCTTCGAGGGCTTGAATTGCAGAAATCATACTATTGACATTAGACCAGACATCGGAAGACATAGCACTCAGTGCATCGCTAGCTTGTCCTTGAAGATCCCAAATATCGCCCTTTAACAGTTCATTTTGGCCCATAATATCTTCTGCTGCTTCTGTTACATCCCAAGCTAAATCGTCATAATCAATACCAATTTCATCTGCGGCTTCATCAACAGTCTATTCATAATCTTTGGTATTCTATTCAAGTTTCTCAGTATACTGAGCGTGCTGTTCAGTATAAGCTGCTTGAGCTTCTTCCATAGAGCCGTATTGAGTAATAATACCAAGAGTGGTGTCTGCATAACTGTCTCCAAGCATATTATTATATTTATCTACTTGTCCAGCATAACGCTCAGTCAAAGTTAAATAATAATCATATGTTCTTTGGATTTGCTCACGGTAAGCAGTATCCCACTGTAAACGACTTTGATCAATTTGCTCTTGCCACTCAAAGAACTCTTGTTGAGTCTATAACCACAATTGAGAAGATTCATCTCTTGCTTCATGAAGCAATTTATCGTAGTTATACTGTGCATCAGCAAGCGCTTGAGCAGCATCCTAAGTTTGTTGACCATCTTGAGAATACACATAATTCCAGTTACCGGAAGCATCTCTTGCAAGACGCATTGTATTCTTAGCATTCATTTGCTCTTCGTAAGCGTCCTACGCCTTTTGAAGTTCAAATTTAGCCTTTAAGAGGTCAACGTCTGTTTGAGTAATATCAACGCCTTCCTGATTTGCAGCATTGATTTCATCAATAAGTGCAAGATATTCATTCATAGACTCAGGATCAGTTACATCTTGCATTACGTCATCAATATCACGAAGTAGAGATTCTAATTGATATGCTTTATCATAATCCTCTAAGAAGAAGGTGCGTAAAGTTTCCATCTAATCCCAAGTTTCAGTCATAGCCGCGAAATCATTAAACAAGCCATCAAGACTTTCTACGGTTTGTTCAGTGATTATTTGAGCGCCGACTTCAATGGCATCTGCAACATTTTGTACCAATTCAGAGAAATTAGAATAAATCTCTTCTTCAGACTCTTGCATACCATTGTAAAGCTCTTGACGAGTTTCATCAATTTTGTTCCAAGCCGCGGCTGTTGCTTCATCATAAGAAGTAATATCATCGCCATGGACTCTCTGGAAATCTTCAACCTATTTCATCCATTCATCGTATTGCTCTTTATAGGTGTCGTATTTAGCCTGAGACAATTCCATATTTGTGCGACTTGTAGAAATACGGGCGTCAGCAATAGCCTTACGAGCCTATTGTCCTTGACGGCCATTATATTGCTAGCCACTGAACTCAAGGAGTTCTTGATAAACATCCAATTTAGAAGCGTTGAGACTTAGCTTATCTGCAATCTGGTCAAATTTATCTGCATATAAATCAAGTAAATCGAGATAAGTATCAAACATATCTTCCATCTTAGAATACATATCATCAACAGAGGACATCATATCACTAATAAAGTCTTGCAATCCACTTACTAAGTCTTCAGGAAGAATACCATTCTTAGAGTATTCCTCCCAGGCTTCTGGACCATATTTGTCTATAAAGTATTCTTGACCAGAAGCAGTATTTAAATTATTTAAAACTTCAACTAAAGAATTAAATCCACCAACTGCTTCCCAAGCATTGTCTTTTGCTTTTCCAAATACATCGCCAAGCAGCCCAATTTTAGAGCCTGTAAGAATACCAACGTCGCCAAGATGTTCAATAGAACGTTCAAGATTTTCAATTTCAAGATCGTTCATATCTGTACGAAGCTCGATACGATAAGTAATAGTCTCAATTCGATTAGAAATTTCAGTACGAATAAGTTCAACAAGATCGTTTAAAGTATCAATATATTTCTGTGCGGTTTCATCAGAAAGATCCATATCTTTAATATAATTTTGGGCAGCCTCATCAAGATCATCATAATTATCTTTTAATTTATCAACATTCTCACTCATAGCTTCTGTGGCTGTGCCAGCCTCTACCGCGGCATTATAATCCATTAAGGCATTATAATACGCATCATAAGAAGCCTAAAGGAGATCATCAATACTGTTAATAACTTCTGTTCTATTAGAAATAAATCCATCATCATTAAACTCAAGATCAACAATCTATCCTCCGAGCGCACCTTCAGCCTCAATTTGAGAGGCAACTGCAGCCGCAGCATCCTCTTTCTTGTAACGCTCTGCTAAAGCAAGCATTGCTTTTAGATTTTCTGCCTATTGCCACAGTTCTTTATTGTACTTACGAAGAGCAGCAAGTTTAACTCCGCCCCACATATCTGACATTGTATCGTCTAAGTTGTCAAGACTTCTTTGAGTATCATCTATTGCGGCTTGAACAGTAGAATAGCGATCTGCAATTTTAAGAGATTCTCGTTTACCGGGGTCGTCTTTCTTTTCGGGAGCTTTAGAGGAACCGCCGCCTCCACCTTTGCCTCCGCCGTTTCCGGAATCTTGGATTCCAGAAGTCGTAGATCCATAAGAAGGATTAGGTGGTGGAGCTTCAACAAAGGCGGTAGTATTTCCACCTTCATCAGTAGTTCCTTCAATTTCATATGAAGGAACCATCACTTCAGCATCTTCATAACCAGAAGTCCAGCTCTTAGTCTATTTAGTTGTAATTGGCCAAAATTCACTTTTAACATTTCCGTCCGCATCATATACTGGGACATCTTTATATTCAATTCCAGTAATTTCTTCTGTAGTTGTTGTTAAAGGAACTTTCTAAGTTTCTGTAGTATAAGTAGTTTTAACTTTAGCAGAAACATGTAAACCAGCTAAAGCAGCTTCTATTTGATCCTTTGTCATGTGACCTTCTTGGATCATAGCATTAAAATCTGCAATTAACTAAGACTAATCTACTCCTGGAGCGGTCAAATCTCCAAAGCTAGCAAAATCTGCTTTTAGTTGTTCCCATCGAGATTTAATTGATTCTGGATTATCAGATTGATTAGCTACTATATTAATAATCATATCATCTGCAGCTGCTGTCTATAATCTTTGAATTGCTTCTACGTCTCCATCTAAAGCTTTTTGTAAATCTTCTGACGCTAAAGTTTGTTCGGCAAAATCATCAGTCAATAAGTCGGGATCATCAAATCCTACAATATCTGCTAAATCTGTTTTTAAACTATCCATAGCTTCAGACCATTCTGCCGTTCCTTTATTTGAATCTTTTAATTTTTTCTTATAATCATCCAAATTTTCATTTAAATTTTTCATTCCTCTATCTAATTTCTAATTTGCAATAGCAGCTTCTCGTCCTAATCTTTCATACTCTTCCATTGTTTTTATAGTATCTCCAGCAGCTTCATCCTGTTCCTTAAAACTTTCCGCTAATCTTGCAGCATAGCTATCTGTTGTATCCTAATCTAATCCGGCTGATTCAACTTCAAACTAATAATCTGAATCAGTAATAGCTTTTTCTGCATTACTTGCTTCATAAGCAGCATCTTGCATTGACTATTGAATACTCTCAGCAGATATTTCTGCCGCAGCATAAGCTTCTTTTACTTTTTCTGCATTTAAGGTTCCATCAGTATTATATAAATCACTTAACTCTCCCGCGCTTAAGGATCCTGTTGCTTCAAGAGCATTATACTACATTGTAGCATCATTTGCAAAAGCTGTAGGATTCAAAGTCATCTAATTATAGGTGTCTTCTAAACTATTATATCTATCTAAAGCATTAGTTTGAACATCTCTCATATCTTTCAAAGATACATCATGCAACATTTGAGCAAATTCATTAGCGTCCATTGTTAATTGATAAGTGCCATCAGCCATTTTCTAAAAATAAGCATCAGCATCTATTCCCATTTGTTGTAATAACGCTACCTGATCTTCACTGATAACTCCACTATTACTGCCATTTATTGATGATATAATATCTTGAGCATTCTTTACATTTTGCGTAGCACTTTCAAAATCAATCTCAGAAGCTGTCTACATTAAATCAATAAGTTTTGGCAAAGTTTCATCAGACAAAGCATCCATTGGAATACCTAAGTCTTCAAATTGCTCCCTAATATATTCAGGAGAAGCATTTTGCCAATCAATTTTATCAATATTCTCAGCTAATAATTCTGCATTTTCTGGGTCCATGCCCTCAAAAATAGTAGCAAAAGATTCTGCAGCTTGTGCGCCTTGATTCTAATAAATTTCATCAAAAGAATCTGCGATATTCTTTTGAGCATTTACTGACATTCCTGATAGATCAATATTATCAAAAATACTTTTTGCTCTCTCGCTAAAGTTTTTACCAATATTATCTAATTCTTTCTAAGAATTAGTAAAACCTTCTCTAACTCCAGCAATCAAAGCATCTGCATTCTCATATCCCAAAGATTTAGCAGTAGCTTCTAAATCATCTGTATCGAAAAGATTTTCTAACCAGCTTGTCATCATTTCATCATCATAACCAGCTCTTCGGGCAATATCATCTTCATCCATTGAATTAAAATTACCTGTTGCCAGGAAATCTTTAAATTCAGCTCCACCAACACTTTGATTATCTTTAGTATCTAAAGCCTATAAAGTTTTATCAGCTCCCTCAGCCGCTGCGGTCAAACCGTCCAAGGCTTCAGCAGAAGCTAAGGCCGCTAACATCTCTTCTTTTTTATATTCAGTTCCATCTTCTAAAGTAACAGTATCTCCATCATATTCTGCTTTATCAAGATCAATCCCATATTCTTTTGCATAATCTTTGGCAATATCCTCTAAAGAGCTATCTTTGTAATCCTCTTCAACGCTCGCTTGAGCCTATTTATATAAAGAGTCGTATAAATTACCATAAATACCTTCAGTTCCTGCTTCTACATTAAAATCCTAAGACTCTAAATAATTTTTAGCTATTTCCTCACTCTATAATTTCGCGGCGTCAGTTGCGCCCTGAACAGCAGTATCCCAAGCATTAATATCAACAGAGGCTTCTTCTATAGCCTTTATAAAATCATCCATATATTCATCTTGCATTGGATTTCCATTTTCTGCATTTACTTTTTTAACTTCTTCTGCTAACGCTTCTCCAGTCAATCCTACAAATCTATCCATATTAGCTGACAGCATATCTTTTGTATCATTAGTCATAGTTAATCCACCAGTGGCATCAGACATATAATCTCCAATATCATCAATAATATCTTGTTTAGTGATGTCGTTCTCCAAAGAATTTACTCTATTTTGAGCCGCATACTATGCTGCCTGAGCTGAAGTCTAAGCCTCTTGCTATTTATTAAGATATTTATTATATCCTTCTTCATCCAAAGATAACTCTCCAGTAGTATCATCTCTATTGACGTATTGTGCTAATTCAGGATAAGTCTATAAGATTTCAAGAACTTTTTGGTTTACGGCTTGAAGAGCATCTCTCCATTCTTCAGTTCCATAAGTACAATCATCTAAAATTTTCTTTACCTCTTCATATTCTGACCAAGAAGATTTCAATTCTTCAACTTTAGAATTTACAGATTCAACGAGAGTATTCATTGCTTCTAACTACTCATTTGCATTTTCAAGTTGTCCTTCAAGAGATTTGTCATGCGCACTTTGAATTAAAGCCTGTACTCCTAAGACAATGCCTGCTAATAAAGCAATTATAGCAGTCGCTATTACGATAAAAGGTAACCATCCTGCTTGAGCAATATATCCCGCTAGACCTGTTGCTGTGCCAGCAGCTGTTCCAGTTGTGCCAACACTTACAAGCTAAGGAATAAGATTTTGAACACCAGTTTTGAACATTTTCATCGCATTGGCGCCAAGTTCTATTGCAGGAGCAATCATACTTAAAGCTGTGACAATAGCAAAAATTTTCTCTGCCGCTGAAGCATCTTCATCCTAAATGGTGCTCATCATCATTTGAATACCAGTTGTAGCCATAGCAGCAGCAGAGGCCACTTGACCTAATCCACCAATAATACCAGTAAAGGCTTGACCTTTTGTCTAAGTAATCTAAAAGCCGTTAATGCTATCTCCCACTGTTGCTTTTCTCTTTCTTGCTTGACCTAAAGTAGCCATTGCATCAGCGGTTGCCTAAGTTTGACTTAATTCTTTCTGAGCGGCTGTGGCTTTTTCAGTTTTAGTGCTTAAATCAGCCATTGCCATTGCTGCTTCGGTTATTTTTTGATCTTTTTCCGTATTTAACTCATTATTTAATTCAATAATTGCCTATTTTGCTTTATCTGATAATCCATCCATATTATTTATCTGATTATTTATTTTTTCTATATCTTCGCCAGTTAAACTATCCGCCTATTCTGCTAATTGCAGAATTTTTGCACGAGCTTCTTCACTATTAATCCCTAATTCATCCATTAAATTATTAACTTTTTCAATATTTTCGTCAGACATCGGTTTCTTCAAAATCTACATTATTTTTGTAAACTCTTCTTCTGCCAACATCCCTGCATTTTTCATTTCTTCTAAGGAATTTATTAAAGCTTTATATGCAGCACTTGATTTCCCACCCTAAGAACCTAATTTAGCAAGTTCAGCATTAAAATTACTAATAGCCTCTCTTGCTTTTAAAAATTCATCATTTGACCCAAAAGCAGCATCCTACTCTAATTTAGCCTAAGTCGCTAACTCTGTGGCAATTTTTAATTCCTACTCTGCTTTAATTAAAGCCGCTTTATTAGCTGAAGTAGGATCTTTTTGATAGGCATCTGCTGCTTGAGTGTATGCGATTGTAGCATTGTCCTATCTCTAAGCTGTCTTATCTACATTCTACTATAATCTTTTTCTTTCTAATTCAATATTTTTTGTCTATTGCTAAGCCTATTGTTTTAAGACTGTTAATTGATCTACTGTCATATTATATAAATCTTGAGCAGATTCTAGTTGTTTCTTTTGGTATTCTAAACTGATTTTATAAGCCCCGTTTGCATTTTTTAACTAAGAAGTAATTTTATCATTAATTTGAGCAGTTTGGCGAGAATACTCATTTTTCTATTTGGCAATCTATAAACTCTCTAATTCATTTTTATCAGAAATACTTAAATTACCTTTACTATCAGCTCTTCCTTGTACTTGAGCTATTCTCTAATTTAACGAAGTGTCAATTTCTCCAAATTGTTTATTTATACTCTTAGCTCTGCCTGTAGGAGTAAGATTTACTACTGATTCTTTTACATTCTTTAAGAAATTTACCGAAGCTGGAATTAATTTACTTGAAAAGATTCCAGCGGCAATCGTTAAAATACCAGGTAACCCACCAACAGTATCTAATAATCTATTAAATACATCTCCTAATTCTTCAACGCCTTTATAAAACCCTTTAATAGCATCTTCATCAATAACATTAGAAAAAGCTCTACGCCAAGCCTCTCCTGCATTTTCAGCATAAGATTCAATACTTTGCAAAGAAGATTGATATTGCTGCTCCAAAGTAGATCCATCTTCTAAATTAGCTGAACTAAGTAATTTTTGATACTTATCAAAATTATTCATCAATGTCAAGAACTGGCCATATTGACGAGTGCCACCAACCAACTGAGCAATGGCAAGTTGCTATTTACTTGACCAATTATCCCATTGGTCACCAACTTCAGCAATAACAGTATCTAAGGACCGTAATTCCCCAGCCGAATCAAGAACATTGACTCCTAATTCTTGTAATTGAGAAGAAACTCTGTTTAAAGTAACTTCTCCATCAGTTCCTTCAGATTTTAACTATTGGAAACGAGAGAAAATAGTCTTAAAAGCGTTACCTATAACAGAGGCAGACTATTGAGTTGTATCACCAACCGTAGCAATAATAGCCGCCAAAGAGTTATAAGAAACGCCCATCTGCTCGGCAGGAGCAGCTGCTGTCTGCATTGCTTCAGCGATGTCAGCAAAATCAACTGCCGTATCGCCAGCCATTTTTGCACCAACAGATGCTGCGCGTTCCATCTCATCACCTGTCATTTGATAAGTATTCCAAATAGCAGTTAATTGAGAAGACATTGCCTCAAGAGATTGTCCAGCAGCTCTTGCAGATTTTGCGGTAATCTCTACTCGACGAGCAACTTCGTCATCACCAAGACCCTGTTGATAGAAAATCAAAGCGCCTTCAGCATAATCATTAGCGGCGATACGCAATTCTTTTGCTCCTGCAATAGCATTTTTAGTTACTTTATCTAATTGATCTCCAGTATAACCTGTGACTACACCAATATCAGTTATTGTTTTATCTAAATCATAAACCCATTGATAAGCCTCTTGCGCCGCAGAGGAAATTCCCTATAAAAATGCCTAAGCCGCAGTAAACTTAAAGGATTGTGTTAATACTCTAGCCATTTCCTTAATTTTACCATTCAGAGTAATAACATTACGATTTGCTCTGGCTAAAGCAGCATTGGCAGCGTTTAAAGAAGCTGTAAAATTAGATCCTCCTGCAGCTAAAGTTGTTACTAACTATTTAGCAGATGTCCCTGCTTTATTTAATTCGGAATTTAAGGTATAGAAAGAAATACCTTTATCAGAAGTGGCTCTTTTTAAAGCATTCTATAAAATCGTAGCCTATTGAGTAGCTTTAGCTAATTCCTCACTCATTCCACTTTTAATATTAAAAGCATTTTCAATATCTTTCTAAATTCCCTATAAACCACTTCTTAGCTCTTTGTCATTTACCTAAAACCCAATTTGAAAGGTAATAGCCATTCCGCCCCTCCTCTTTTAAAATCAATTGGTCGCCGCTTTTAACTAATCGGCAAATTGAAGTAATTGTACAATTTTCTTATTTTTTTCTTCATCGCTGATTAATCCTAAAGCTCCGCTCATTGCGTTTACGTCATTATTAGCATTTTCTGCAAGAGCATCAACAATGCCAACAGCGCTATTACGATATTTCATAATAGACTCAAGAGTCTCATCAAGAGTATTCTCAAAGAAATCCATCTGACCAGGATCAATAAACTCCTTAACTTTTGTCATTACATCAAAACGGTATACAAGATCGTATTCAGCATAAATATCTGCCATCTCATGATATTCAGTTAAAAAATTAAAATCAAAATTGGTATAAAAGTTAAGAACTGCAAAGTCCTTAATGATACGCTTAAGTGGCGCGCTAATAAAAGGACGATCATTAATGATGTAATCAATACACCACTGAATCATATCGAGCATTTGCTCATACGGAATGTACTTATGAACCGCAACAACAGTCTGTCCGATGTTCATATACTCGATAGGATCTTCCTCGATAACACCGAGAGTGTTAAGTTTAATTTTTTCAATAGCCATTATAAGGCCCTCCTTTTACTTATTTTATTTTTTGAGCAATTGAGTAGGAATCCCTACTCTGATAATAGCCTATGTCGCAAGCATATTATTTACATTCTTACTTGAAATAAAACGTCTTACTGCTTCATCTTTGTTATTAGTTACTGGATTTACTTGTAAAGAAGACTAAAGTGACAATACCTAACTATCTTTTTTCTACTTTCGCTCCAATTCTTTTACTAATTCGTCGATAAAATAATCTGCTGAATATAATTTACCATTAATAATAAAATCTCCCACTTCGTCTATCCCGCTACCTAAAAGAGCTTCTTTTAAATTCTTTTGAAGAATATAATTTTTACATTCTTGAGAAGCAGAAGAATTACCTCCTAACCGGCCCAATATTCGATGAAAAGTCCACCAAAAATATTCTGTCCCACCTTCAATCTAAGACATTAAATTCCCATAAGTAGTTGTATAGGCTTTCAACGTTTTCTTTGCTACACTATCCCCTTGTAAGTTCTATTTTACTGAAATTCTAAATTCTCCTCCATCTTCTCCAAGTTTTAACTCGATATCAGTTAGTGGTGTACCTTTTTTATTGGTATAAACAACTTTTTGTTTATTTAGTTCTCTGGTATAGCTTATTTCGGCACGAAGACCAGATGGAGAAACTCCTTTCCCGACAGACATTCCAATAGCCTATTCCATTCCTTTTTCAGCTAAAACCTTCTGTAAAGATTCACTTTTAAATGCCTCTCTCATCATTTCTTCTGCCATATCTCCTAAACCAGTTATTAATGGCCGATACATTTTTCCCAATGCGCTTTTCGCTGCTTTTAAATTATCTTCATTGATCACCTACATGGCTGCCTAAATCTGATCTAATCTTAACTTTATCGCGGTAAATTTTCCTGTTGCATATCCCTATTTTGCTAATCCATTCATAATTTCCTAAAATCTAATAACTCTATCAATCTAATCATTAGATAAAGACTTTTTAGAAGCAATGTTCCCTTCTAAAGATTTGGCTAGTCCAAAAAATTCGTTTCTAATGCCTGAGATAAAGTCCTAATCTTGTTCAATATTTCCTGTCTATGTAATTGGAAAACCTTCTCTGCCAAGAGCTTTAGCTAAAGAAGAAGTTGAACTTTTTAGACCTTTTAAAGTTTTGATTGGAGAAATTTCTCCCATTGCTGCCTTAAACTCACTATAATTCTAATAAGGACGCTATGCCAAACGCCTTCTCCTCCTTTCCACACCTGGCCGGCGTTTCATATTCTACCTAATATCTAATTTTATAATATTAAAAATAAAATTTTCTCGCTACCCCAGTAGTTTGACATAAAAATATTTTTATGGTATAATATAGATAGAAAATAGGAAAGGAGCAATCGTATGATTGAAGCCATAAAAGTAATTGTCAGTTTTGTGCTTTCAATAGCACTTCTCTGCGGCGCGGTGTATCTTTTAATGCATTTCCCATTTATAATTTTGGCTGTCGGCGTACTTGCTATACTCTGCATTCTCATCTGGGGCTTAACCTTCTTCATTTATGAATTTCTTTTTGATAGGTGGTAAAAATGAAAGTTTTTGTAAGTATTCTTTTGGCAATATTGGTCATGGCGCTGCTTTTTATAATTGGCGCTTTTTTCCCGGATCTTCTTGTAATTATTAGTCTTATAGTCGCTTGCGGCGGCTTGGCGGCGATTATCTATGTGTCTCTTTTCGGGAGGTAAATATGTTGAATTTTTTATTTTTCATCTATGGTTTGCTGCTAGCCGGCTGCGGCGTAGCTATGATTATCGCACTTGGCGTCCTGCTGGCGCTTGTGATTAAGAGCTTCAAGGAGGACTTTTAATCATGAATAAGTGGGCAAAGATTGCCATTCATTATGGTGTGACATTTGTGGTTGGCGGCTTGGCTGCGTGGATATTTAAATGGAACGCTTTTAACTGGCTGATTTATTTCATATTCTGTGATTTCTGGTATATCCTAACAGAAACGAGGGACAGCTATGATTAAGAGTTTGTGGTGGTCATTTAAGCGCAACATTGAAGGGCCGCTGCTTACACTTGTTGCGGCGCTAATACTATGCGCAATCATTGGTGTCCCCGCGGCACTTCTCTCTTGGGGCTTTTGCAGCCTCCCGGAGGGCATCCAGTTGGGCATCGGTGCTGGACTACTTGTTCTGTTCGTCGGAATGGTAGTCGGCAGCGTCGTTCACTCTCTTGTGAAATTTTGTAGGAGGGTGTGGCGCGATGCGAAAGAACATCGTGAGTGGCTTAATAGCCATTCTTCTATTGATTAACTTAGGAGGTTGTTCTAATATGACTAATAATGTGATCGCCGGCGCCATTCCAAATGAAATTAGCGCCGAGCTGATGGTTGATTGGTTTAATACCAAAGTAGATGAGAGCAAGTGCAAGTTGAGCGTTTCTCTCGTGGAGCTGGCCCATCTGTTCCTCGAGGAAGGCGCCGCCGAAGGCATCCGCGGCGACATCGCTTTTTGCCAGAGCATCAAAGAGACTGGCTGGTTCCGGTTCGGCGGCCAGGTGCTTCCCAAACAGAACAACTTTGCAGGTATTGGTGCCACCAATAACAGTCCAGTGGGGAAGGGCGCTTGGTTTGAGAGCGCAAGGCTCGGCGTTCGGGCGCAGATTCAGCACTTGAAGGCGTACGCAAATGATGAGGCGCTCGTCAATGAGTGTGTCGATCCTCGATTTGGACTGGTGGCAAGAGGCGCCGCAGGCAACAAGTGGACTGGGTTGAACGGCCGCTGGGCAGTTCCTGGTAAGGGCTACGGCGAGAGCATCTTGGCGCTTTGGGAAGAGATGTATAATTTTTGCGTCGAGGAAGAGGAAGAAGGGCCGA